AGCGGCACTGGCAACGTAGCGATGACGGCAAGCCCGACGTTCACGGGAACACTTGCGGCTGCGGCAGTTACAGCGACGAGCCTCAATGGCATCACGATCACAGCGGCAGGCTCTGGCACGCTTACGATGGCCGGAAGTATCAACACTAGCAGCAGTGGTGGAGTAATAAACACTAGTGCTAACGGCGGCAACATCAATACTAACAGCAGCGGCGGTAACATCAACACAAGCGGCACTGGCGGAAGCATCAACACCGCCAACGGAGGCGGAGGTATTATTACTAGCGGCACCGGTAGCATCGGCCTAGGAGTCACCGGCACGCGCACCACGCTCACCGGCACCGGATCAGGAAACGGCACTGTAAATCTGCCTAATCCAGTCAATGGAACGCTGACACTAGCTTCGTTGACAGGAACGGAAACGCTAACAAACAAGACGCTGACCGCTCCGGTGCTAGGAGCAGCCACGGCGACTTCCATCAATGGTATCACGATCACGGCATCCGGAAACTCCGGCACGCTTACGATGGAAGGCGACATTAACACGGGCGGCCCTTATGGCGGTTACATCAGCACCACCAACAGCGGCGGAGACATCGACACCAGCAGTAACGGCGGCAACATTTATACCGCTGGCAACGGAGGCAGCATTGACACCCACGACGGTGGTGGCAGCATCACCACCAGCGTTGGCGGAGGCAGTATCTCAACCAATGGCACTGGCAGCATTGAGTTAGGAGTTACTGGAACGCGCACTATCTTTCGTGGAAATGCCGCCACCAACAACAAGACCATTGATCTTCCCAACGTCACAGGCACCGTAGTCGTGACAGCAGCCACCAGCGCAACCGCCACACAAGCCTTGTTCGCACAGGCCACCGGATTCCCGGCTTATCGTGCAATTGCGGCGGGGGACTTGCCCGCAACCCTTACAAGCGGAACAGCCATCACAAACGCCGCGTTGACAACCCCGGTGCTGGGCACGCCATCAAGCGGCACGCTAACAAACTGCACTGGGCTCCCTGTTTCTGGTATCACAGCATCTACCACTACCGCAATTGGAGTTGGTTCAATCAACCTTGGCGACGTAAGCGACACGACGATTTCCAGAGCTTCTGCTGGCGTAATCTCCGTCGAAGGCAAGACCATTCTTGACCAGACCAACACACTGGCTGGAATCACAAACAAGACGTTTGTTGCTCCGGAGCTGGGAGCAGCCACGGCGACTTCCATCAATGGCACCTTTATTGGTAGCTCGGCTAACGGCACTAGATTTGTCAGCATGGCAAGCAGTGTTTCCTACATCAACCTTGAAGGGAATACTTCAGGAGGATATATTGACACATCTGCAACTGCAGGCGGGTCAGTATATTCGGGTGGATACATTAAAACAACAGGCGGCGTGACCAGCTTGGGCGGAAATATCAACACATCGGGTTCCGGTGCTAACGCTGGCGGAGACATCAACACCAGCGGCGGCGGCGGCAGCATCAACACCACAGGCAACGGCAGCATCGGCCTTGGCAGTGCCGCAAACCGCACCTATCTTGTCAGCACAGCAGGCAACAACGAAAAGACAGCCACCTTCCCTAACGTCAATGGCACCGTCGCAGTAGCAGCCACCAGCGCAACCGCCACGCAGGCGTTGTTCGCAACGGCGACAGCAGGCGCACCTGCCTATCGTGCGATAGAGGCAGGCGACATTGCCGCCGCTTTGGCTACGCCGACAGCACCAACGGCTCGGGCGGCACTGACCGGAGTTATTAACGTCATCGCTTTCTCGACTGGAATAAAACAATCGGCCACGATGAGTGCGGCGGCGACAATTTCTAGCATCACTGGAGGCTCAGATGGAGCGACATTGGAGTTATGGGTTAAGGGCGGTGCCAGTGACTTTGTGCTTAAATGCACCCCTCCTTCCGCAAGTGACTCGCTGATCGACATGGTCACGACGGGCAAGACTATTACGGCAAACAAAATTTGGGTGTTGGGCTTCAAGTATTTTGCTAACAGCACAACTCCCGGTTGGAAATTAGTTAGTTTAGTGGGAGGATTTTAGCATGGCTATCTTTTACTGGAAAGGTGGCGATGAGGGGGGTTATGACGCGTGGGACAACCAGTATAACTGGTTCAAGGATGAGGCGCTTACCATATCTGCCGACGCTTTTCCAAGTGGTAGCACGGACATTGCGGTGATTCCGGCTAGCGGCTCGCAGGCTAACATCTCAACTCTCGGAGCCAACCGCACCATTGCTGCGTTTATCGACTTGAATGACGGCACATACCGTTTTGAGGCCGTAGATTTTACCCTAACGGTTGGTTCGGCGAGTTTTCTTGGGGCGAGCAGCAACAGTGCGGGCAAAATCACAGGTGGCTGCACGTTCAGTGGTGTTGGTTCCAAAAACCAGACTGGCGGCACCGTTACCGGGGGTTGTATTTTTGATGGGAGCAGCTACAGTGTTCGCAACTTAGGCACCGTCATCGGGGGCTGCATTTTTAGTGGAGAAAGTGGTGGTGCCGGAGGAACCATCACTGGCGATTGCCTTTTTAGTGGAAGCAGTGTCCGCAATGCTACAGGCATCATTACCGGTAATTGCATTTTTAGCGGGCTCAATGCCCGCACCAGTGGCGGCACCATTACCGGGGATTGTATTTTCAACTCAGGAGGCAGCAACAACGTCGGAACTGTTGTGGGAACTTGTGTTTTTAGTGGCACATCCGACGGCAACAGCGGCGGCACCATTACGGGTAACGCCATATTTCACACCGGAACGGGAATGAGTAACAGCGGCACCATCAGTGGCGTGCTCGTGCCCCTTGTTCCAATCACCAACACCGGAACGGCAGGCTCGCTGCCTATCGACGCACTCATCGCGGGAATTTAACTACTAAACCTTATGGCTATTTTCTACTGGAAAGGCGGAGTCAGCGGTGCGTGGGCCACCGCTACTAACTGGTTCAAGGATGCGGCACTTACCGTAGCTGCCGGAGCTTTCCCAAATGACAGTGCGGCCATCGTGGTTCTTACAAATAGCGCGTCGGCCAACATTACAACTTTCGGAGCCAGCCGCAGCATCGCGGCACTTATCGACTTTACTGCATGGGACGATGTGGGTCGTCTTACCGCTACGGATTATACCCTCACGGTTGGTTCGGCAAGTTTTCTTGCGAATTACGCAGACAACGAGGTTAGTATCATAGGTAATTGCATTTTTAGCGGAGATGGTTGCTCCAATTCCGGCACTATCGTTGGTAACTGTATTTTTAGTAACGGGTCAACTAATGGCGGCGGCACCATTACCGGGGACTGTATTTTTAACGGGGGCGGCTCTCACAATTATGGCACTATTAACGGCGATTGCATTTTTAGTGGGGGCAGCTGTCGCAACCAAACCGGAGCCACTATCAACGGCAACTGTATTTTTAATAGCAGCAGCGGTCGAAACTACGGCACTATTAACGGTGATTGCATTTTTGCGTCAAGCACCCGCAACTTCACCAACGGCATCGTCACTGGAACCTGTGTTTCCAAAAGTACTAGCAGTCATTTAAGCACCAGTACTGTAAGTGGAAACGCTATTTTTCACACCGCGACGGGGATAGAAACCGCCATGACCATCACGGGTTCAATCGTGCCTCTCGTTCCCGTTATTGCTACCGGCACAATAGGTAAAAGGCCACTAGACGTACTTGGCGCAGGAATTTAACAACCAATAAAACAAAACTATGAGCATCTTGAATCCACAACCCGAAGTCACTAAAGCCGAGCGCGTAAAGCGTCTCACCGATGACATCGTCGAAACCCCGCGTGATACCGCCGAGCAGTTGTTCCAGCAGTGGGACCATGCTGTCCGTATGCTTTGGAGTACGCAGGGCGACATCACCCCTGCCGACAAGCTGGCGGCAATCGGCACCGATGCAGCGGAGCTAATTACAATGAGCCGCGCCCTGACGGTATTTCTCACCACGATCTGCACCGGTAAGCGGGACGATCTAGTGGCGAAAATCGACGCACGGCTAGCGACCATCCCGGCATTTACTACGAACAAGGACGGCACCGTGACTATCGACCCTGTGTCGCCTTTACAACAGGAGTAACTCTCTAGTAATCTACCCAATCAATCTCTATGACTCAACTATCACCTTTCGGACTAACTTTTGCTGCAGCCCTAACCAAGGTTGGATTCGTTCCTTCTCCGCAGGTACAGCAACAGCTTGAGGCTAAGCAAGCGCAGGAAGCGCCGCCACAGCCCCCAGCAGATCCAGCTGCAGCCGGTGCCCCTCCAGAGCAGGGCGCTCCGCCCCTAGCAACCCTAGAGGACGTAATGGCTGGTCTCGAGCAGCTTGCCCAAATGATCCAGCAGATCCCAAGTCAGGTAGCTACAGCTGCACTAGCAGGAGGAGAAGCCAAGAAGAAATCTCCAGCTGAGCGCATGGATGCGATCGAACAGCAACTCTCTCAGCTAACAGGAGGAGCCCCAGCCCCAGCCCCAGCGGCAGCTCCAGTAGATCCAGCCGCAGCCCCAGTAGCCCAGCCGTAATATGGCTCCTCCAAATGAAGAACTTGCCGAGCTCCGTAGAGAGTGGAGGGAAATCGTATTGAAAGACCTTTCCGAACTTAAGCTTCTGGTCAAAGAGCTGTCTTCGCAAATTGTCGACGTGAAACTGACTTTTGCTCAGCAACACGAGTTGATAGATCTGAGGTTGCGCATCAGCAGCCTTGAGAGCTTTAAGGCTAAGATCATTGGAATCACTCTCGGCGCAAACGCAATCTTTGCTCTTCTTGCTTGGGTTACTATTCATTTTCTTAATAAATGAAACAGCCGCGCAATGGCGGATGGAAAAGCATTATTGCAAGAGGCAGGCTGATTAAGGTAGAAAGTTGCTGCAAAAATAAAGTATCAGGAGTCTGTTTTGAGGATGTCCTCAATGTACAAAAATGAGCATCATCGTCGCTTCTAGTCCACTAGGACCTCCACTTCTTGACACCAAGGACGCTAGTACGATCCTGGTCTATGACGGGGCAAACAAGCTGATCTACTTCCTGATCGTCCTGCCCAGCGGTCCTCATGAGGGGAACTTCATGACCTGTGACGCAAAGGATCCAAACTTTGTTAAGATCGCTCTGAACGCGGGGCTAAAATTGTTCAAATAATTCTCCTTGCGGGAAGGAAGGGAAGGGCGTAATATGCGGGAATGAAGATAAAGGAGATCACGCAGGCACCGCGCACCTTGATCAGTGAGGAGATAGATAAGCTCCCAAGTGACCAGGTGTATACAACAGAAGAGATTAGCAAAATGTTTAAAGTAGGTACGTCTACTCTTAGACATATGACTTCAGCCTTAAAAGATAATATCCATAAGGTGGGAACATTCAATAAGTGGGGAAGTAAAAAGGCGATCAAGGCATTGATCCAACATCTATCCGGGGAGGTCAAGTAATGAGTACACATCAATGCAAGGGCAAAGGATGTGTCGAGATAATACCCAAAGGATGGGGAGATTTGTGTTCGTGTTGCTACTATGAGGGCATGAATCCCCAGGAGTTCAAAGCGTGGCTTGAGAATAAAAAGCAATCCCAGACACTATCTATCCAATGAAAGTCAAAGTAGGAGACGTCATTCATGACAGCGACGAAGAGCCCCTTATGGTTATTCTGTCACTAGCGGACAAGGAGAATATCAGCAACATGTTTCATGACTGTACCAAATACGCAGCCTACCCCAACTGGTTCAAGTCACTAAGCAATAAGTGGATGGAGACAGAGCCAGCCACCGAAACACGGGAGGAGATCAAACAATGAAAGTACGTATCGGCGATACCACCTACGACGACATTCAGCATCCCATCATGCTCATCCTCACCCCGCAAGACAAACGCAACATCCTCCATATGCCACAGGGATCAAACAAATACATCAGTTGTCCAGGAGAACTCACCAAAGAAACCCAAGAGAATCTTGCAGCTTGGGCCAACTCCAGCGCAGTAAATCAGTAAATCAGCAATTATGAAAGTTAAAGACATCGGTAAAGTAGCCACCACCACGCAGTTTGATAACAAGGGAGACAGCGGAGTCCTCACTTCTAAGTCTCACCTCATCAGCACGCTCGATCAACTCATTGCTCACTGCAAGATCGACCTCGAGAACTGGACCGTAGATCACTACATCGCCAACAGCTGGCAAGTAGGAGCCAGGATCGATGGAGTCATCCTCGTCCAGCCCCTCTTCCAGATCAAGGCGTGGCTGAATCGCAACACCAAGAACGTCGCCTCCAAGGGGGTTGTTCAGTCATATATTGAGGATGCAAAGAAACATGCACCCAAGTACGCCAAGATCAACAGAGAGAAGGTCAAGGGAGACAAGCACTCTCTGTTCGTGTCTCTACCTGATGCCCACATCGGCAAGCTTGCCTGGTCCAAAGAGACCGGCGGTGCTGACTACGACATCGCTATTGCCAGCAAAGTGTTCATTGATGCCATCAAGGCATTGGTAGCGAGAAGTGCTGGATTCCAGTACGACGAGATTGTCTTCCCTGTGGGTAACGACTTTCTCCAGAGCGACAACTCTGAGAGCGAGACGACCTCTGGCACTAGAGTGGACACAGACGGTCGCTGGCAGAAAGCCCTGACTGAGGCTCGCAAAGTTCTCGTTGAGGCGATCGACTATCTCTCTGGTGTAGCGCCAGTCAAGGTGGTTGTCGTTTCAGGAAACCACGACATGCAGAGCATGTTTGGACTGGGAGAAGTACTCAGCGCTTGGTACCGGAATAGCAAGGATGTAACCGTGGACAACGCTCCAACCCCTCGCAAGTACCACGAGTACGGCGACTGCCTGGTGATGTGGACGCACGGCAATCAAGAGAAGGCCGACAACCTCCCGTTGATTATGGCCACAGAGAATCCTACCGCCTGGGGCAGAACGATCTATCGCGAAGTCCACACTGGTCACTTCCACACCAAGCGCTCCGTAAGGTTCCGTGATGTGGACGAGAAGAACGGTGTCCGAGTCAGAGTGATTCCTTCCCTTTCTCCTCCCGACTCCTGGCACAACCAGCACGGCTACTGGAACGTACGCGCTGCTGAGGCTTACGTGTATCACCGCAAGGATGGCTGCGTCGCCTCCTTTAGCTTCAACCTGGGGGTGAAGTAATTATGGAACGTATCTCTGACAAGGTTCACGAACAAATCCTGCCAATTCTCAGCTTTGACCGTCGAAGGGCAGCCTGGAATACAGATTCAGCCCATCCATGTGGAGGTGAGGATCTTGACTTCAAATACTGTCTACAGACAAAAGAACAGATAGAGAGCATGGGATGGAGATGTCTTAGAAAGGTCTCAGCATTTGAAGTCAAAGGCTGCGCCTATCACTACAAGAATCGCAAGCTAGAGTTTACTCTAATTGGAATCGCTCATCGTCTTCGACCTCATGATCCACAGGAGATCTATTTGTGGAATGAAGTCTTCAATCACATCTGTTGGATGTCAGGACGAACACCAATCACTGAAATTCCGGAGCCGTCCATTGGCCTGCAGAGCTTCACTAAAGATGCTCCTAAGAATTGGAGACTGATTAAGGCACAGTCAGAGTGGGATAATAAGACAGTAGAAATCGATCTGCCCGACGCCTCTGAGCCTGATTCGTTTGAGCAAGATCTAATCAATTGGTAATACACTTCCCAGGAAAACAAATCTTGATTATAGTCTGGTCGTGAAATCAAAGAGACCAAAGTTCAAAAGGCCACAGGAACCACCTGTGGCCTTTTTTCGCGTCCATCCACAGTGCAAGACATTGTACTTCGAGGTGCTGGTCTTTCGTACATGGCTAGAATTCCATAAGCACTGCGTAATCAAAACCTTTGAAGAGAGAGGCGTCATTGATAGAGAGGCATCATCGGGTCAGTGCTTCAATGGGCCGATCTACGATTCCAAAGGACTCGTCACGCCTTGTCTTGGACAGATTGTCTTCTATCTGAGCAAGGCCACTCCAGACATCGTCTCACACGAAATGAATCATGGAGCTATCTACTGGGCTCAGAGGGCCGGTATCAATATCACAAACGATTCAAGGGAGACGCTCATCAATGGAGAGACTCAGGAGGAGACCTTTGTGCGGGCTCAGCAGGAAATGGTAAAACAGTTTTTCAAGAAGATGGAGAAGCTCGCCCTTCTGTAAGATAGTTGATATCTAAGCCGTTACAGCTATAATCAGGACAACATGCCAGACCCAGCCCCTCAAACGACCACGATCGGTAGGTTGATGTTTAATTCTATCGTTCCAGAGGTGCATCGTCAGGGACTTGATCCGAACAAGCCAATCGAGACAAAGGCTGTTAAACAAGTATTGCAAAGTGTTGCGGACGGCGACCCCGACCGCTATAAGAACATCTCTCACGCCATTCTCAATCTTGGCTCTAGGGCTGCTCTCCAGACTGAGAGCTCGCTGACCCTGAACGACCTGAGAAGTCCCATCGACAAGACCAAGCTGATGACAGAGGTAGATGCCCAGGAGAGAAGCATCTTCAGCAATCCCAATCTAAGTGAGACCGCAAAGAAGAATGAGCTGGTCAAGCTCTATGGCAAACTGTCCTCAGAGATGCCAGAGGCAATTTTCAAGGCGTCGTATGCCCAGGGCAACAGACTCTCAAACATGGTTGCCTCTGGAGCTCGTGGCAACAAGTCACAGCTCTCTAGCAACATCGGATCTGACTGGCTAGTTCTGGATCAGAACGACAACCCCATTCCGATTCCCATCAAGCATAACTACGCAGAGGGACTGGAGAGCGCCGAGTACTTCGGCAGTGCATATGGAACAAGGAGCGGACTTGTATCGGTTAAGTTGGCTACAGCAGACAGCGGATTTGCTAGCAAGCAGTTAGCTATCGCAGCTTCAGATCTTATTGTCACCAAGCTTGACTGTGGTACAGATCGAGGCATCCCTGTAGAGGTGGGTGATGGTGAGAACATTGGAACGCTCCTGGCCAGAACGACAGGAGGATACGCTGCAGGGACCATCCTGACGGCCCGAACGCTCAAGGCCATAAAGGACGACGGAGTCAAAAACATGCTAGTCAGGTCGCCCATCACCTGTCAGGCAGAGAGCGGACTATGCGCCAAATGCTCTGGCGTTCGAGAACGAGGCACTCTTCCACCGCTATTGGACAATGTTGGACTTGCGGCATCTAGTGCGATTGGCGAGCCGTTAAGTCAAGGCGCTCTATCAGCAAAGCACAAGGCGGGAGTTGCCGGAGCCCAGACGAGGAGAGTCGGTGGATTCAAGGCTATCAACGCTCTGCTTCAGTCTCCTGAGATTTATCCAGACGGAGCGCCGGTAGCGACTCAAGATGGAGTGGTCACCAAGATTGAAGCAGCACCACAAGGCGGTCATCATGTGTACGTTGGAGACATTAAGCACTACGCTCCACTGCAGCAGAATTTGATCATCAAGTCAGGCAGCAGACTAGAGGCTGGAGATCCTCTGACAAATGGCGTCGTCAGTCCTGCGGATGTAGTGAAGTACAAAGGAATCGGAGAGGGACGGATGCACCTACTCAAATCTCTACGGCAATCATTCATCGATAATGGCCTTCCAGATAATAGGCGTAACATTGAGGTTCTTGCTAGAGCAGCGGTAAATCACTCAACCGTGACCGACCCTGATCGAACAGACTATCTCCCTGATGAGGTCGTCCATCACTCTGCGCTGGAGAACACTTATCAGCCACACGATGACACTGTCTCTATGCATCCATCTAAGTCGTACGGCCAGTATCTTCAGAAGCCGTCTCTGTACTTTACAGTTGGAACTAGAGTGACTCCGAATGTTGCCAAGGTTATGGAGGACAATGGAGAAAATGAGATTCAAGTCTCCAAGAAGCCTGCAGGGTTCGACCCAAGCTACATTCGACTGATGGATCACGGATCCATGAAGACCGACCTTGGAGATCAACTCTCGAGCAGCTACGTCGCCAGCTCCCTGAAGGACACGGTACTTAGTGGAAAGGCAAAGGCCGATATTCACGGAACTTCACCAATGATGCCGCTGGCCTACGCCATCGAGTTTGGTCAGAAAAGCAAAGTTGACCCTAACCGTGTAGGCTACTGATGAAATGCACGCAGATTATTTTCTAATAATCAAATTTTAACTATTGTTGATCGATACAAAAGTGGAGAGTCTCTGGATTCCATTGCAAGGTCCCTTGGCACATCAAGAGGGACGATCCTAGAGAGGTCAAAATCAAAAGTGTTAATTCTGGACGTTTTCTTTATTCAACCATACAATTCAGTTACTTATGCCAAATACGCAAATTGAGCGCAGCCTTTCGGATCTAGCCATTACTAGTCTGGGAGATAAACTGCCAGGGTTGATGGAATACTTACTAGGCTTCGAGCTTGTATCAACAGGGGGTGCTGGTGAGAGTAGCGGAGCCCGTGCAGCAGGCATCCTCGGCTTTGACATTGGAGGAGAGCAGATTCTGCAGCCCGTACTGTTCCTTAATGGTCAGATCAAGGGCAATGACTGTCTGTACCTCAAAAGCTCCGATACGTTCATTTCCGCCTCTCCGGAGTGGGTTGAGTATCTAACGTCCAGGTCGACAGGCAATCCAGGAGAGCCAAGACCAGGCGGAAGGAATCTTCCAGGTGTTCCATCGGAGTCTCTTAGGATCTTCAATCAGCCTCCCCAGATCAGCAACTCCAAGTATGCGTCTTACGGTGATGAGCTAGACAGTATCTTTGAGGAGTTCATGAATCCGCAGAGAGCAATGAGCCCAGCCTCTCCGACCTTCAATGTTCCAAATGTACTGCGCTCGATGGGCAAGGAGGCGTGCGTACACTTCATGCAGCACCTGCTCCAGGACTTCCCTGAGCTATTGGTTAAGCTGGCCGACTACTACCCAGGCGACGAGCTAAAGATCGACTTCCCGCCAGAGCCAGTCGTCAAGACTGCTGCTGTCGTGCAGGTTCTTCCAGTGGAGTTCTCAACCCTCAAGAAAGCAGACATTGTTGATCTGGTTGGAGCCTATAAGAATCCCATGGTTGGAGTTCAGTCATATCAAAACTCTATACAACCACAGCCTGGTGGTTATGGAATGGTCCAGGGCGATACAGCTTCTCCGAAACAGATAGGGAATCCCGAACACATCAGAACGGGGGTAACGCCAGGATTTCATGAAAAGGGAGGCGGAGAACGATTCAAAGATTATAGTGCTACTGAGCAAGCAGTGATTACTGGAATAAAGGACTACAAAAGAGGTCTAACTGATCCAGCAGGGTTGAATGTAGACGCCTATCTGAAAAGTACGAATAGGCCATCTCTACAAAATCCAGGAGAGATCAACACTTTTATCAAGAATATATTTCCTAAGATTACACAGGCTGGTCCATCACCATCCCTGCCCAAGATTGCCACTCTAGTAGAGTTCTCAACCCTCAAGAACGTACAGGATCATCCAGAGCTATTCAGTCTCGAGCAGAAGCAGGCTGCCTTCCGTGGCGAACTGATCGTGATCGACAAGCGTGCCAAGGAAGAGAAGTCAGAGACGTTCTCCGACGATTATACTGAGAGATTCTCTGCTCCAACAGAGAGCGGATTCTACAAGATGATCAACGCCTATGGAGAGCTTGAAGACGTCTTCATCGGATACAACAGCTTCCTGCTAGACAAGCCAGGCAAGAGTGTCGACGGCTGCACGATCATCGATCCATCTAGTGGAGCGTTCTATTTGCCGATCAAGTCAGAGGAGGTCCTCGTTCGTCCGAAGAAGTCACTGAGCGACGAAGAGTTTGAGAAGAGCTTCAATAAGCTCAGCGAGATCTCGTCAGCAACAATGAACAAATGTTATGTTGCTATCTCACCTAATCGTCAGGTCAGCGCTCCTTTTGAGGTTCGCTCGAAAGACAAGTCCCCCAACTATCTAGCTCTTCGAGTCGACACTCTGTATACGTTCGAGAGCCGCATGATTGAGCAGCGTAAGGGTCGTCCAGTGTATGGACCACCACGCAGCAGCAACCATGTTCGCGGAACAACAGTTCGAATCGTAGACGCAAACGTGGGTAAGGTTACTCAACTTGGTGATGTCATCTGTGTGCCAAGCAGTTGGAGGATCATGGAAATCGACAACAATCAGGACTTCTATGCATCTTGCTGCACCAGCAGTGATGACGCAGAGACCGCTGACAAGAAGCACAATGAGAAGGAGAAGAGAGTCCTGAGCCTCAAGCCAGGAAATATTTCCGTTCTTACTCAGGCCATCCAGGACAAGAATATCAAAGCTGTCTCTGTGGATAAGAAGGCTGGTTACTACACCATCCTGCTCGGCAAAGGAAAGATGGCACGTTGTACTCATCCATTTAACAAGCACGCCGCTCTAGTCACTCTAGTCGGACGATTCGGTTTGTCCGAGGAGGACGCCAACGGCCTGCTCAAAAGCGCTGACGACAACGGCGCCTCCAAGTGCTGGGTAAAGATGGCAGCCATCTATGACGGCATGCCGTTCCCTAGTTACGACAACTCCGCCGGAATGGACGAGATGGGCTACCCTGAGCAGTACAGAGTTACTGAGCAAGTAAATATTCCATTCAATAACCCGCCCATTACAGACGGATCAGATCCAGCAATCGCTAACTACGACAAGATCAAACAGAGTGACGTCGACTTCCTGACCAGAGCTGCCGACACTAACGCGAAGAACGTATTCGATCCAGCCATGATCGGACAGATTCTTAAGACGAGCAGAACTTCGGCCATGATCGACAAGTGGCTGCCTGATCTTGTCAAAGCCATGGACTCGAGCGCCCGATTCCTATTGATGTTCTACTGGGCAAATGCCAAGTTTGCTGATATGTATGGAAGTGATGAGCTTTCCTCCCTAGAAGACTTGCTCCAAGAGAACCTATCCCAGTTGGGCAAATTGGTTCTGTTCCTCAAGCAGAAAACTGTTGAGGGCTCATCTGATCAAACCAGTGCATTCGCAAGTCGCTATTAATTTTATCTAACCAATACTATGTCTAATAAATTCACCCAAATCTACCTTGCCACCCTTAACAAGAAGGCTGAGGACGCAATAAGTAATCCTCCATTTGGCTATTATCCTGATACTCAAATGAACGATTCGGTACCTGGATGGATGGGGCGAGGTGGAGATGCAGATGTTTTAACTCCAAAACCTCTGGGCCTTCAGGCTCCATTTGTTTCCCGCAGTCTCCTACCAAGTCTTTCGCCAGCCAGAGTGTATCTTTCCAGCAATCAAATTGACGACAATGGCATCAATGGCATTGCTTACATTAACGCTCCTGGAGGGATAGATAATACTAATGGTATAGGAGAACAGCCAGCTCTTCGTCCCGGATTCCCACAGACAGTAAGGTCCTCAGGAATACCTGGCGCTGAACTCTCTTTGGGAAACATACCTCCAGACCCAACTCCTCAGCTTCGCGCTACGCCTCCAGGACTAAGGCCAGACCCATCCGCCCTAGGCAAGAAGGCTGAAGCCTTCCCAGAACCAGGTCGCTTTACTCTTGAGGGGTCTAGGCCAAGTCAGGGTGCTGCTCCAGAGATTCTTGGATCAAGACCAAGTAGCTTTACTCTTGAGCATACAGCAGCAAGGCCGACTACGGGTTTGGCCTTCACCTCTGGAGTTGATCTGCCAGCTCCTGCGCCAACTATCCTCGATTTGCTCATAAAAAATAGGCTCCTAGCTGGTGCTGGACTCGCTGCTGCTGGAGCCGCTGGCTACATGGGCTACAAAGCCTTGAGCAAAAAGAAGAAGAAGAAAGGTGACGACGACGATGACGACAAGACCGCATCCTTCACTGAGGCCTACTACAATGGCCGTAAAGGTCCACAGTCGTACGCTGACACCTACATTGCTGCATTCCATAAGAGAGCTCAGGATGAGCCCCTTAGTGCTATTGAGCTGGATTATGGGAATATGGCGAGTAATACAGAGGCAAAGAAGAGGTTGCAGCAAACGCTCACCGACGTCGAAAGAATCCGTCGAGCTCCCGATCCCGAGCCACTGACTCGCAGACAGCGGGAGGAGGAGCTCGCAGAGGAGGATAGAGGAAACATCGCGTTGGGCGCGCCGCTTCGACCAAGTCCATATCGGGCGCCTAAGTCCAGGAATCCAATCAATATTGCATCTGATACTGTTATGAATGGTGCCGCAGCACGCCAGTCCGCGCCAGCACAACCATCAATTCAGGACAAGGTTCTGTCAGCGGCTCGCTCAGCTGGCAACCAGATCAAGTCAACGGCCACCTCAGCAGGCAATGCGATCTCTGATGCCTATGGCCGGGCCAATGACTCTATGGGCAGTAAGCTTGCTCCAGTAATTTATCCTAAAGTCTACGAGGAAGCCGCTGGAGTCGATCGAAACATCCCGATCCTTATGGAGAACAGTAGATTCGCTAAGGCAATCGCTCCTTTCGATCCAAAGGCTCCACCTAAGCCAGGTCGTCAGCTCTCTGCCTTCAGTAGACTAGGAACTCCTGGATTCTCTAAGAACAAACTCAATCCTCCTCCTCAGCTTACTGGACTCGTCAACAGTGCGGCTCAGAATATGAATCCTAGTATCTCGGTTTCAACTCCCTCGGCGGCCCCGCGCTGGAACTTCACCCCCAGTGCCAATCCGTAACGGGATGTCACACATCGACTACTTCAGCGCCTATCGCAGCGGCGTGCGAAAGGTCGCTACGATCGTGCCGACTGCAGTAGAGCTCTACATGCAGGGCTTTCTTAAGCAGGCGGAAGTGCCCCCTTTCAAGCGATCGGTGGTTACTTCAACTGTCACCCCCCGCACGCCCTGGGCAAGATCATTCAGCGATCTGAGTGCATATCCTGGTCGACCAGTTCCAGGGGAAAACCGGCAAGGGCAGACAATTACATATTATACGCCGCCCGCAAATTCGCGCCCAGGATTTAGGCGATTGGCAGCGCTGAAGGGTAACGAGACTAATGCTCAGATGGATGCTTACCTGAGAGCACTGGCTGAACAAAACGCAGGCGATAGGGGCTCCTATAGGACTGTTTTTACCCCGCCAAGAGTAACTGAAAACTCGAGAGTGCTTAGTCAGAGCGAAGGCGATGCTATTTTCGGTCCTGTCCGTCCTCCTATTCAAACTCGGGTGGGAGAAGTCACACAAGTTCCAGGTGGAACTGTTGGGGAAAAGCCTCTGCCCGCCGGTGTCGTGTTCGGTCCTGACGTAAAGACTCCACATGGAGGCTATCGTAAAATTCTGAATTCAACTCAGCAGACAGACATAAAGCCTCCAGAACTTCGCGCTACGCCTCCAGAGCTAAGGCCAGACTCAGCCCCAGCTCTAGAAGAGCCTCCAGCGGCACTAGCTGTATCTCAACTTCCAGGAGAGCTTGCTCAGCCGACACTGGGTGGCAGGTCGCTTCTGTCACCGGAAACCAAACGAGAGTCGGGCGCTGAATTCAAGCGTGACAATCCCGAGCTTGCGAAGATCAGCCCCAGTAAGCCAGCCAGGCCAGTCGATATCTCGCCTGATATGAATACTCAGTTTAAAAGATTTCACGGAACTAAGTTCGATCCAACCAGTAGGGTTGATAGAGAAAAGCTGACGAAACTTCCGCCAATTTCAGCTAAACCAGAACCCATCTCATCAGCTAAGAACACACAGTTTAAAGACTATCACGGAACTAAGTTCGATCCAACCAGTAGGGTTGATAGAGAAAAGCTGACGAAACTTCCGCCAATTTCAACTTTCGACACAACGGCGTAGGGGCTTAATCGTCATGTTAAAGCGCGCAGAGGAACTTGGCGTAGTCAGCTTGGGTCGACCAGCAAGGTCGCCCGAGCGCGTACTTGCGGGTCAGAAGCAGCTTCAGGCAATCAGAGACGAGTACGACAATCGTCACTACACTACCGCCAAGAATCTAGGCAAGTCATACCTGGGAGCATTCAAGGATCTGGGCTCCTTCCTTGCCACACCCACCAGACCTTTACCTGGAAGCAGAGCTGCTGTTCTTGAAGCGTCTAAGGGGAGTCCCGATTATGCCGTCAAGGCTGTAGGTGGACTCCTCCGTAGAGCAAAGAAGATGGATCAGGACGCAGGTCAGTGGATAATAGACAAAAACCAGCAGGCTGGCGACTATATTATAAATGGAGTCACGAATGCCGGTAAATCATTCGCTGCACATCCAGTTCAATCAACTAAGGAGTTTTTAAACGAAGGCTTCGTTGAGCCGACCAAAGGACTAGGGCAGCACATCCCAGCGTATATTGCGGCGGGCAAAGAACGTGGATGGATGTCTGATGAGGCTAATGATGAGCTCATGAATGCTGGATTTAATGGGGTTCACCTTGGAACCAACCTTATGCTGGGCTTGGGTACTATTGGCAAGAGGATGGGATTGAATAGGCTGGCTGTGGCAGGAAGAAACAAGCTTCTCCCAGGGTTCGGGCTGCGGGCGGCGGCTAAGCTGGAGGCTGCTAAAGTTTTAGCCTCCAGCAAGGCTATTGCTAAACTGCCAGCTCCAAGATATTTGAACTCGCCAGCTAAAGGAGCGGACGGTCCACTCACCAGAGAAGGCATTGGAACCCTCAGTGGAGCAGATAAAGCTTGGCAAGCTGAACTGGCTGTACCAACTAGCTTCAATCCAACTAGCTTCAATCCAACTATCTTCAATCCAAACGCTTCCTGGTTACAGAAGGCCGTCCCTGTCTCTCCTGGTTTTGCTAAGGGAACGGCCCAAACGATCGCAGGAGCAGAATTACTAGCATGGAATGGATTGTTTCCGTCGATGACCAAACGGGATGCTCCGTCTCTACAAGATCAGAGCATCATAGGCCCCCTAACTGACGGGCCTGTTGAGGCACCTTTCTTTCAGGCTGCTCAGGCACAACAAGATGCCATTGATGACGCAAAACTATTTCAGGCCTTCACTGGCTTTCGAAAGTACCAGCCGATTAGTACGGCTCCATCTCTACAAGATCAGAGCATCATGGGTGCCCTAACTGACGGGCCTGTTGAGGCACCTTTCTTTCAGGCTGCTCAGGCACAACAAGATGCCATTGATAACGCAGATCTAAATCGTGCCCTCACTGGAGTCCCCGACTTCCAGCCGATCAGTACCGCTGCCTCCACTCCAGCCCCAGAGCTTTCAAGTCCAGACTCTAATCCAATCAATACGGCTCCACTCCAGCCAACGACTCTGCCTCCAGGAAGATCACTTCTTCCTTATGCTGGGTGGGTCGCTGGTGGCTTAGCTGCCGGTGGACTGCTGGCCTGGACGATAAACCACGCCAGGCAAAAGAAACTAGAAGCAAAGAAGCGGCAGTACCCTCTTGCTCAGCGCTATCCGGCACTGTATGGTTCCAGATAAATGGCTGACGAGGTAATTCCACAATTAAAGAGACTCCCACGATCACTAGAGGAGTCTTCTAGCTATTATCCTGACTGGCGAATGCGCCAGGTCCTGCAATATAACGCCTTAGAGGGAGCGGAGAGAGCGGCTCATGGACGAGGCTTTCAACTACCCGACTGGGAAGATGACGAAGAGGTTCATCGCTACTTTGCGTATACCACACAGGGAGTAAGCTTTGATATAGCTGACACTAAAAGATTTTTCTATGCTGATGAGGCCATCCAGCACAACTATCGCACAGGAGCTGCCGCCCGCATCAGATGCCTATTGATCGCTGGTGCGACACCTGACTTTGTCGCCAAGAGACTGGGAACCAAGAAGGACCACATCGAAACCTTCTACAGGCTATACTTCGACATCGATCGGTGCTTGGACAACAAGGACTTCATGGCCAGTCTAGTATTTCCATTTGTGGTTCCCAGATCAGAGCCACCAGAGCAGAAGAAGGAGCGCCTGTGGAGAACAGGCGCCTTCCTAATGGACATCCCTGGATTCGACGCAATCTCACAGAAAAGAATCGACATGAACGCCGCTGACATCGAGAAGATGAACGGTCAGCTCAAGTCTCTAATGTACAGTCAAGGACTCGAGTACTGCTTGCACCGACGCGCAGGAATGCTTCCTGGCCCAGGAGACTTGGACAATGTCCTTGCCCATATGCAGATCCCTGCTACTGGAGACAGCGAGAGAGACAGCCAATCCTCAATCTTTACTTCTAGTCTTGTTCAGGTGGCTGCAGAGAAATACAGCCTGACCACGACAACAAAAATCACAGATATTCAGGTTGTCTCCACTCGAATTGGACCCGCCACTTCGTACGCTATACAAGACCTTGATTATTTTGCTGGAGACGAAGAGATAAACCAACTAGGATTACTGACTGATGAATACCGCTGAACGTAAAATTTTTGCTGCTCACAAGAAAGCTGGTCAATACTGCGTAGAGGGCCTGGACCCAACTAGCGCTCTGATCAAAGCCGCTAACCTTGATGAGCTGAATCCAGAGATGACTCGTCGAGTTTCTGAGATGTTGAATATCTCTCTCACGAAGTCCTTCATGAAGTCAGCCAGCGATAAGACCGCTAGTTTTCCTCTAGCCGACTGTGAAAAGGCAATCAAGGAAGTGTTTGCTGGAGAGGTTCACGCCAAGACAGCAGCTGTGCTCTCTGATCTTAATTGGGAGCTAGAAGGCAAGTCGCTCTCTATCACTAGAAAGATTGATACCAGCAACGACCATTCATTCTTTAAGGTTGCCAAGACAGAGACCAAAGAGGACATCAATCATCTGGTCAAGCAAGCTGAAGGGGCAAAAGACCTACTTCGCGTTGAGATCAGCAAGAGAGCTCAGGATCTACTATCCGCTGAGACTAAGGCCCTTCACACCTATACCGATATCATCTCTCACTTCAGACAGAACGCTTACCTTCCTCAGAAGTTTGCTCAGTTCGAGGAGCGCTGCTACAGCGAGTACGGACTCGATGTCGGTCAGTATCTTGACTCGATTCACGTACAGCTAAATGAAGGCACAGATCGTGGAGACAGTGACTCTCATAAGAAGGCTTTCTACTTTGAACCAGACAGCGCTAATATCCTGTTCGATTCCCTCATGAGTCAAACAGATCAGATTAGCAAGCAGGCCTCTGAGTTGGTAATCGCCAAGGCGGCGTTCGGTAGCTTTGACTCTCAGATCAACCATTTCTATAAGCAAGCTCTTGGTGGTAAGCCCGAAGTCGCTGGCTGTGCCGGTGACATGCTCGACCTGAGTAAAAAAAAAGCTGACTTCGGCTTGCTAAGCAGTCCTCGACTGGAAGCTGCTGTTGCTTCACACGGTCAGCAAGGTTCTGACGCGTTTACCAAAGGCTTAGAGGCTGCTCAAAACAGAATCTACAAGCGTCCCGGTGATGAGACCGACATGGAGATGGACAATGTTCGTCGCCAAGCTATCCTAGCCGACCTGATGAGTAATGATGACATTATCTCAGGTCAGGAACCAGGCCACGTTCAGTCAGCCTACAACACTTTGCTTTCGATCTCCCCACGCTCTACTCTGCATCGAGAGGTCGTCAGATCTGTATTGAGAAACGCAACTGCAGCTCAAGCGATCGATCCATTTACCGCCAAACAACTAGCTGACCTTGAGGGCCAGCACCTGAAGAACGAGAAGATCGAGAAGGGTCAGATGGCGGTTTCTCCATAAGCATAACTATGAACAAATTAGCTTTCTTAGACTCTATTCGTCAGGGTATTCGGGGCATAGTTGACAAGGGCTACAATGCTGTCAACGATGCTGCCAAGAGTCTTACCCAAGGGAATCTTGATCCTCGGACTGGAACTTATCCCGCTGACGGACTGTCACTGGACCAACTTGGCAATAAGTACCACGACAATCTCGTTTACGGCCTAGCCGGAACAGCTGTCGGTGGCGGTATTGGTGCACTCACTACTGACACTGAAGAGGATAAAACATTTGGAGATAAACTCAGACATCGTCTACGTAATGCGCTTACTGGCGGTATTGCTGGCGGTGCCGTGGGACTTGGTGGAAAGGTATTTGTTGATAGCTACGTCACTAAGCCAGATCTCCCTAAGAGGCCTTCTTACTATGGTGCTGAACTGGGAAAGAAAGTTGATAACTTTTTTGGAGTCAACAAAAATGAAAGTCTGACCGTCGAACAGGTAGCAAATCGAGCAAGGGCGGAAGCGACAGCCAAACCGGGCGCGACACCGAAGTCTATTGATGCGGATGTAAAAGCGGCTGTTGAGGCCACAACCGCTCCTCTTGGACCTGTAGAGACCGCCGTCGCGATAGCTAATCCAATGACAGGCTCAGAGGTTGGTAGGTCCGCTAGCGGTGCATTGATTGCAGGGACCCTTGGAGAGGGGGTCGTCCGCCTTGGTAATAATAGGATAGATCCTATTGTTGTGAGCGATAACGTGAGTAAAAGACTGAATGACTTCAAGCTTACCAGGATGACTACAGGAACGCCAGGTGCCCCAGGAATAGCAGCTATCGATCCTGCACTAAAAGCCCCCGGCGCTGAATCTCCTTATCGTAAAGGATTCTCTCTGAAAAGACTAACCAACCAGCAGGCGCTTGATGAGATGACTCTACTGAGAGACTCACCAAAGCCAGGAACAAGGGCTCTCAAGAGATACGGCCTTACAAATAGAATGCCGATCGGAAAGGGACCCAGGGCCCTTCAGGCTCTAGCTGCATTTGCGGGACTAGTTGGCGCCAACGTGGTCGGAAAACCCAACGTAGAACCCAAGTAATGGACAAGATTGTTTTCAACGACAGCTTCGACTATGGAACTGATCTTCCACTGGCCACCATCGCTGATGATCCAATGGTCCTGCGTAAGTGCGCTTCGTCTGTCTCGGATGGATGGGGCAAGATTGACCCAATCAAGGATCACACGTTGATTCATCTAATTGCCCTAGGCGCCCACGAGAAGACTGGTCGTAATAGAAATGCAGACTCTTGGAGAGAAAATGTTCTCAGGCAGAAGCACGGAACATTCAAGACCCACGGCAAGCTCTACCACAACCATCTGGCAGAAGAGGGCAAGGAAGAGGGCTTCGTCCACAAGACCGCCTTCAACGAAGACATGGGCCGTGCAGAACTGGTCATTGCTGCAGATAACGATAAGTGCGCCGCCTGGCTGGGAGACGTTGAAAAAGGGAAACCAGTGAGTTTCTCCATGGGATTCAAGTGTACTCATCCAGGAGACGAGTGCTCTATCTGTGGTAACTTTGCAGCTAAGAGAGAAGATTACTGCAAGCATCTAAAGAAGAACGCCTCAGCACCGTACGGACTGAATCGAATTCTTCCCGATGGTCGTGCGTGTTTTGCTTTCAACGATGCGGGATTCTTTAACGACATCTCCAAGGTTCCTATTGGCGCTGATCAAATCGCCATGGGCCTTCGCAAGGTTGCGTCTCTGTCTTCCGATGAAGTGATCGGTGGAGCAGAACTAGCTGAGCAATACTTCATTCATCACAGCGATGTGGATCACGGCAAGGTTGCCATCGTTCTAAAGCTGGCTGACATCGAGAAACGCATTGAGTCGATCGGTACTGGCATCAAGGGATCTAGAAAGAGATCCCTCTGCAAGGTGGCGATGGACAAACTTCGTGAAGCTCCAACTAAAGAAATGTTCCTCGAGCTGTCCAAGCTGGGAGCTATTCTGCCGATGGTCGATTTTTACAAACTTGTTTTTGGTTCGGAATTTGCGAATCACGAACGCGCCATCAATAAGGCCGCAAGCTACGAGGCAAACTTTTTTTTAGCTATTGCAGCCGACAAGGAGAGACTGCGCAGCGTGTGCTCCAATACTACCTACGATCCTGCACCCATTAGCCACGTTCGTTTGGACTACGAAAGTAAGCGAGCAATTGCAGCTGAGTATTCTATTGATACTGAGCTTGCCGCAGATCGCGCCATTAAGCGTGCAGCTTTGCTTGACAGTATTCCTCCAGCGAATACTATTTCATCCCAAGATAACTATCTGATCGACCAATACGGCGCTTACAAAATTAGCGCGTTGAAGGCGATCAGCCCAGAAGTGAACGACGAAATTCTTTTTGCATCACTTATTTAGTTGCAGCGTAACAATCTATCCCATAACATCCACTAAACATATGCATAAACAAGCGTCAGTAGGCAGTATCCTAGACTCCTTTTCAAAGTTCTACAGTCCCAAGACGGCAGGTCATGACTCTCAGGGCTTTCACGAATCACCCGCTCCTGCTACCAAGACGGACGAGGAAACTGCATCAGCTCTAATTACTCCAGGAACTAACGTTCCTAATGCCGTCAACTCCGCTGGAGTTGACGCAGGAACATCGATGTCCTGTTGCCCCGCTAACATCCCAACTGAAGAGCTCGTCCGCAAGGAACAGAGTGTGTCGGCCAAGATCGCTGCGGCTCCAGGTAGCGTTGAAGAGCTAGTCAGTCGACTCTCTGGTAATCTTCTCAAGATCGCTGGAGGCGAAACACTGGCAGCCCAGACGGTGGAACCGGTGGAACCAGTAGAAGCCAACAAAGTTGCTTCTGTCATTTCCGAAGTAAATATTGATCTTCTAGCGCAGAAGACAGCAGCCTTTCTAGCGGCCACCGAGTTTGGTTATAATAAAGCCAAGGAAGTCTTTGCTCCTCAGACCAAGATCGCAGCTCCCTCGCTCACTCTCCCAGAAGACATCGAGGCTCGTATCGAAAGTCGAGTTTACGAACTCAAGACTGCAGGCCTAAACGACCAGCAGATCTACGCTCAGCTTCAGGCTGACGGTCAGGCTGACGCAGAGATCCTGACAAAAGAGGCCGAAGTTGCGGAAATCACCCGGCACAATCTGGCATCGTTTGTTGAGCAGAAAATTGCAGCGCAACTTAATGCTGGCACCATTTCCTCACAACAGGCTGAGATTCTACTGACCGATCTAGGTTATGAAACTGATACCGTCAAGCTAGCCAGCATCGAGCAGGCAGTTGATCATAAGGTTGCTTCACTCCGTCATCAGTATCCAGCGATTACTGACGAGCAGATTATGGAAGTTCTCCAGAAAGACGCTGAGGCTGACGCCGCAGCGATGGTTGATCCAAATGCGATGCCTCCAAATGAAATGGTCGATCCAAATGCGATGTATCCAGATGAGAGGCCTCCAGGCGAGATGCCTCCAGGTGCCGAAGGTGAAATGCCTGCAGGTGCTGAAGAAGAATTGGCCGCTCAATTGCAGCAGGCCATTGCTGAACTACAGCAGGCAGTTGAAGCGGGACAGATGACTGAAGAGCAGGCTCTACAGTTGCTTGAAGAGGCCGGTCTAGACGTTCAAGGGATGCTCGCTGCTGCAGGCGCTGCGCTTGAAGCCCCAGTCGCTGAAGGTGCAGAGGCTCTTCCAGCCGATGCCTACGCAGCTGAGGAGGGGGCCGAAAAGAAAGAAGCCGCTCTGACCGATCTCATTGCTGCAGCTGACAGGGCTTATCTAGCGGGTAGTCTCACTAAGGCTCAGGCCAATTCAATGGTCGCAGCTCTCAAAGCTTAATTATCACATGGACTCACAGATCGAATCAGTAATTGCGGACTCCAAGGCTCTGCTCGCTCTTGCGGGTCCAGCTTTTGAGGCTCAGAAAAAAGTAGCAGCCCTAGAAACTTCCAAGGTAGAGTTGCTCTCCAAGGTAGCTTCATTGGAGAAAGCTAGCACCGATCGCGAATCGATCATCAAGACTGCTGCCGATGAAGCTGCAGAATTCTTTGATGCTCGTGGTATGCTCAAGGTGTCAGCCGAAGACTTCAGTGCCCGTCTTCAGTCAAATCCCGCCGAGATCTTTTCTGTAGTACAGAAGTTTACAGATGCTTCGACCCAAAAAGAAGCGGGCGCACCAATGGAAAATACATTGGCTGACGATGGACTTGATCCAATTCAAAGATTTGTTCGTAGCTAAAAGATTTTTCTTTTAAGCCATAAACTTTTCATCTAATATTCTCAACATTCAAGCGAGTCAAAGGCCAGAGCCAGAGACTCACAATCACCCGCGACGCTAACAGTGACAGAGATAGATCTCTGCTCGGAGCACCAACACTAATTCCAAAATAAAGGAATCATCACTCTATTATGAGTATCGCAAATAAAGTTAACTTCAAGAAGGGCTGGCCCTCTTCCACTATCCTGGAAACGGTCGCACTTCCTCCAGCTTCTGGAACACTAGAAGCAGGTATGGTCGGGTATCTCGACTACGCTACAGGCAAGTGGGTTCTGGGTATGACACAGTCCATTGTTGGTCTGTCTCAGGTCCCCCATATCTTCCACAATGACGCAGCTGACGGTGACGTCGGTAATGCCTCAGCAGACAACTTCATCTCAAACCCAGTCAAATTCGGCGGTGTTCATGGAATTTCCCTTCAGAACCCTCTGGAGATCGAAACCACACAGTTTACAGCCAATTCTCTGCTCGTCCCAGGTGCTGGTGTTTACGCAGCAGCTGGAACCGGTCTTCTGACTTATGGTTCTCTTCCTGCCTCTCTAACAACTAGCATCGGTGGTGGCAATAAGGTGATCATCGGAATCGTAACTGAAGCCTCGCACAGCTACCAGGGCCTCAACTACATCACGATCGTTCCGATCCAGCCAGTTCTACAGGCCTAATTCTAAAAGGAACAACTAATCATGTCTAATACAAATTCAGTTCTCAGCACCCAGTTCTTCTCCAAGCTCGCGTCTTCGGACCCAGGCGTGCAGAAGCAAGCCGCAGAAGCCGCAACAGACTACACTCGTATCACTCTTCGTGACGAGGGTATCCTACGTAAGATTCTCCCAGTAGAGTCGATCACCGAAGCGCAGCTGGACAACCAGCTCAACACTGACCAGCCGGTCAAGATCGTTGAGAAGGAAGTTCAGACTCCTCTTGGAGCCTCAGTGCCCTTCAGCACTCTGCCAAGCAACGTTGAGATGAACTTCAGCAAGTACTCAGTCAACTTTGCTCGCATCTTGACCAAGAACTTCATCAAGGACGTTCAGCTTCTAAAGGGTTATAATACCGACATCCGCAACATCTTCAAAGACAATGCGATCAAGGACATGATGACCGCCGAAGACGTGCCTTTCATGGCCCTCATCGATGCGATCGTTACTCCGCAGTCGACGCTCGTTCAGGCAACGGCCGCCGCGACCGCTCTGGCTACCCCAACAGAAGTTGCAGCTCGTATCGCTGATACCACTGGTGTCTACGGTAACCAGGTCAGCAAACTAACTGGCAAAGTGCAGTACTACGATTGGACCCATGCAAATGGTAACCCTCTCGGTGCCGCTCTTGGATTCTCCCGTGATTCGCTGGTCGAATCCAAGAAGATCCTGTTGAAGGCTCACTCGCTGACCAACGCTGGCGTGTCGACCCCGATCCGCAACAAGCCAGCCCTCGTCCTCATGAACGCTAATACGTTCAGCGAATACGAGAAGTTCACTCGCGACAACATGGGTGGCGACAAGTCCCAGGAACTCTTTGAAAAGGGTGTTTCCGAAGGAACATATAACGGTCTGAAGCACGTTACCACGCTCAAGGATGATATCGTCCTCGACGGTATGGCGTACTACTTTGCCGCGCCAGAATTCCTAGGCCGCGCCTACGAACTCCAGTCCCCAACAATGTTCATGGAGCTTCGTGCATACCTGCTCGAGTTCTTCGCTTACAGCTGCCTGGGCGCCTCAATCGGCAACCCTTATGCAGTGGCTGCTGTTCGTTTCTTCAGATAAGCTAGGATCAACAATTAACAAAGGCCACACAGAAATGTGTGGCCTTTTTGTTGTCTATGTATCAATATCAATCTTCCCAACTCATACTAACCACGCTACAATAACCCGCAAATGCAAGACCTCGAATTTATTAACGCTCCGCAGACTGGAGAATCCGCTGAAACTTACTTGGGCCGAATTGCTGTTGCTATGCGTGGGACATCTTCTCGTGGTCTCACCTCCAGTGCCCGCTTTACTAGCGCGGACCAATCGGCAGCTGTGGCCAGTGTCACCCCGGTTCCAACTACTGGACAAAAACTTGTCATCACTGATCTGATCGTTTCTGTTGGAAGCGCTCTAACAGTTAACTTTACAGAAGAGACTACAGGAACGGTATTACTGACACTATACATGGCAGCAAACTCCACTGTGACCGTCTCTCCTCGTGGGCTCTTTAAGCTAACCACGATCAATAAAAGGCTACAGGTCCAGACTAGCGGTGCCGGAAACATCTCGGTCCTAGCCTTCTACCGATCCGAAGCGTAATACCTCTGACGACGGGGCCTTTTGATGTCGCCTCTTTGATTTCATAATTATGTCTCTCCTTAGATTCAGTCAGACCTTCATATTTCCAGGAACACTTGTCGACGAACAGGTGTTCGGGATCTTTACTGCTGATGTCGGCGTAAACATCAATCAGGCTCAGATATCCTGCCAGACTGCTCCTACAGGAGCCAACGTAACTGTAGATCTAGTCAATGGAGCAGGAACCTCTTTGTCCGCACTAGCAACTCTGACTGCTGCCTCAAAGGATCAAGTTACCACCTTTAATTCGCCAATTTCTGTAGCAGCGAATGAGACCATAAGAGCGAAGATCAAATCTATTGGAAGTTCCGAGCCAGGAGTGTTTCTAGTTCTTACAATCATTGGAACGTACGATCCCACTGAAATAGATGAAGTCTTCCCAGATGCCGTTGATGTCTGCACGTTGTTCGGCTATCAGTATGTGAACGGACTGCCAACCGTAGGCACTCGCGTCTCGATCAGACTAAATGAATCGCCAGTTATATCCTCGACGACCGTTTTCGAACACGAGCCTCGCAGCGTGGATACAGATGAAGATGGATACTGGGAGATGGATCTGGTACAAAACCAGAACTACTTGCTGACTATCTGGAAGTCTGGCATTCTCAATCAGTCGATTGTGATTCCGGCTCAAAACACTTGCAACGTAGCCACACTAATTTAATGAATAAGTTTACACAATTCTACTTGAACGAGATGAACAAGAGAGCTGCGATAAATTGGCCTTCAATCATAAAGAAGGTCAAGAGTGTTATTGCTTTAAACGCCGCACCGGTTGGCGCAGCCGCCGGTGGTGGGTACCTAAACTATGATGAGAATGATCCCATAAGATCAGCAGCCATTGGTGCCATCTCAGGATACGGTGCTACCCATATGGGACAAGGAGGGGCTAAGTTACTTCCACAGACCGCCAAGTGGAGACCAATGAGAGCAGGTCTAGTCGGCACCTCAATGCTTGCTGGTGATGTTATTATTCCACAGGGACGTGAAATGATGCGTACCTCAAAGGAACTCAATATGGCTGACACCGCTCTTAAGTTAGAGCAAAAGAATTTCCTCCTAAATCCTCCACCAGCCGCTCCGACACCCGCTCAGCTTTACGGGCCTCCGATGCCGACGCCAGCTGCTCCCGCACCAGCTGCTCCCGCACCAGCTGCTCCCGCACCAGTTACTATCAACACTCCTAGCAAACAGAATATCAACTTGATCCCAGGTGGTCCAGCAGTCCAGTGGGCCGCAGGGCTCACCGCTCTAGGGCTGTCTGCTGCTGGCATCTACGCTTTATCACAGATTGCTCGAGCCAATAAGCGTAAAGCTGACGGCAAGGAAACCCCTCCAGTTACCAACATCAATATGACCGGTGGTGGCGGTGAAGGTGGTGCACCTGGTGCACCTGGCGCTCCAGCTGGACCGGCTAAGCCTTCTGCTGGAACTCTCAGGGTTACACTTCCAACTCGCAATGGAAAAGATAATGAGACCCAGGTCGAGATGCCACTTGAGCAGATCGGTCTCTCCAAGACTCTGATCAATAAGATTCGTCGTGACACCAAGCGCAGGCTACGACTTGAAAGCGACGGTCGCACGCTCCACGTCGTTCCACCAGCAACGGCGGCTACCAAGATCGCAAGATTTACAAGGAGGCCACTAAACTTTGACCACATCCTCAAGAGAGCAGACTCGACTGGACTTGACACTGCCCCCTCGAAGTCATCACCGCCTTCCGCTATTCCTAAGCTTCGCGCCGCCTCTCCAGGGCTAAGGTCCACGCCAGCTGTGATTAAGCCAGGAATCGTCAGGCCAGCTAAACCAGGCGATATCTCGCCTGAGATGAATGATCAGTTTAAAAGATTTCACGGAACTGACTTCGAGCCAACCAGTAGGGTTGATCAGCAGAAACTAAAATCACTGCCGCCGATCAAAGTGCCTCAGCCTCCCAAGGCACCAGCGCCTGCAGCGCCTGCTCCAGCGGCACCAGCTCCCTTGTCAGCTACTCCAGTTCCATTTAAGGATCCTAATGAAGAAGAAAATGCAATCTTTGACCAAAAGAACAAAGATCTCCTAGCAGCGTCCTCGTCGAAGAATTTCTATCGTGACCGAGCGCAGAAAGGTACGATCAATCAGAACAACGATATTGCAGCAGGACGACTAAGTGGATTTGAATCACCCTTGCCAGAGCCATCTGTGAAGACCGATAGCGGTTATCCAGGCATGAGCCTGACTCCTTCTCGCCCCGCTGAACTCCAGCCAGCGCCTGAGCGGCTCGTTAAAAACCAACAACGTAGGGAGGATAAAAAGTTCCTAGATTTCCTCGCCCGGAAGCCGAAAATTCCAGACGAACAAGTTCTTCGGCAAGGCGGGGAGGTTCCGGTTACTGATTAAAGAAACAGATTAGTAAATGAGGAGTTGTGACACCCCAAAAAGTAAAATTAGAACTAAATAATGGCCGTTGATCCATCCATAATCACAGAGAACGATATTCGTCTTTTCATGATCGATAAGACGAGTGACGACAACTATCTGCTGAACGATGTCGAGTTCACTCCCGAGGAGATCGCTCAGGCTCACATTCTCATTGTGGCCAAGTATAACTCCACCCTTCCTCTAATGTCTGAAGTTACTGAGATCCCTCGGTACGAAGCGATCATTGGCACTGCCGCCATCCTTATGAGGATGAAGGCGATAAACTTTGTCCGTAACCGACTAGACTATCAGAACAGGAATGGTACAGCGGTTCAGGATAAGAACAAGGCACCAGAGTACCTGGCTATCGCCAGGGACATGATGGTGGAGTTTGAGCGGAGAGTGAAGGCTCTCAAGACCCACCAGAACATAGAGGCCTGCTACGGTCACGTCAGTAGCCCATACCGATACGTAGGTTACCGCTGGTAAATTATGGCAATCAGGGCCAAGGTTATATCAATCAAAATAGTTCCTACGATGATCAAGAGCCTCACAGGGGGATTTGACATCTATTGGGACGTACAGACCTTTGGCTTCACTCCAACCTTCATGCCTCAGTACTCTTCGACTGAGCACGGTCCTTGGGAGGACCTGGTTGCGTCGCCGGTAGCAACCTACTCGATTTCTGAGGTTGGACCTAAGAAACTTAGCTTTCAGGAAAATACATTCTTTAGGCTCAAGGTTCTTAATGGCTCAACTATCGTGTTGACCAGTGCAGCGTACATTCCAGGTGAGATAATGAACGGGCACCACTTGGCCATCTATAGAGAGATGGTTCGTCGTGAGGCCCTTGAAATAGACAGGTACAATGGTAGAATAGGGCTTCTCTTCAGGAGGATCGTCTATGGAACTGCATGCTCAATCTGCATCGATGAAACCCTAGGCGAGACCTCCTCTAACGAGTGCACCTCCTGTTTTGGTACAGGACTGGCCGGTGGCTATTATCCTTCAGTTGCTCTTAAGGTTGACTGGTCGTCAGCACCATCTAACTTAGTAAAGACAACTCTGACTGAGAACGGCCCGTCAGAGGTCTTTGTTTGTGAAGCTGTGTTTCCTCCATATCCCGAAGTAAAGTTCAAGGATGTCTTTGCTGACCTGGCTACAGGTCAGAGACTTGAAATCAAAACCTCAGTTAAAGATGAGTATCATGGTGGCACTATTCGACAGATTGTGACAATGTCTCTGCTATCACCTAGTGACCCAGCTTACCAACTGCCTGTCAACGTATGAGTTTACGACTAGAGTATCCAATTTCATCAGATACCAGTGCTCCGTGCCAACTGAAGACCCCAATCTATATGTTGGGCTTGGGCGTTGCTCTCATTCGTCAGCACTTTGGAAACGATGATAGAGTTGCCCTAGAGAAGTCCAAGTACTTGTGGCAGGATGACCAGGAGGCGTCTCAGGTTTACATTGGACATCAGGATAACCTGGATTACACCACGATCGCAAAGAGACCAGCAATCATCGTGTCGCTCGACGCTCAAGCCTTCCCTAGAGAAGTTATCGCAGATCGATTTAATGTGACCGAAGATGGTGGGTCCCAATTTGTCGACTATGCTACTGGCGGATGGCTGTTTACCTGCCTCTCTGACAAGCCACTGGACAGTCTCGGCCTAGCTGGCGAGATAAAGTACTTCTTCCAGACGTACCGACAGTTCATTCGTCCAGCATACGCCCTCCAGTCCATCCGCGTGATGGCAATGGGTCGATATCAGCAACAGCAAGATTTCAAAAACATGTACGGGACAGTAGTCTCCGTTACATTTGAGGTTCAAGATAACTTCGAAGTAGATCAGGAAAGCCTAAAGGTTGGCGCTGTCAAACTAGGATTTATCCTGGAATAGTGATAATCTTCTTGTGAGTCTTATCTAAACTTGCGATTATACACCTAGCTCAATTAATTGACGAGATTTCATCATGGCCACCTACCGTAAACCACAATTCACAATCCAACAAGAGTTCGCAGTTATTCCAAGTGCTATCGTTGAGCCGTTGCAGACATGCATCATCGGCCCAAGCAAGCGCGTTTACGAGTACACTGACGCCTCTGACAAGGCAGTTGTTTCCTATGGCGAATACGACTACACAGAGGACAACACCTTCAACTACCTAGGACTGCCAACGGCAGCTGTAGTAGACGAAGGCACTGTCGAGCTTTACGTTGAAGAGCTATGGGCTCGATACGCCAGGCTCACATCGTCTGCTACCCGTGGATCAGCAGCGAACAGAATTGTTCTAACTACAAATTCGTTTGTAGCCAGCACCGGATATGCTCGCAATTCTGCCTTTGGAACCAGAGACGTTCGTGTAGGCGATAAGGTTCGCGTCACAGCGGGCAATTCCATCACACTAGACACTAGGGTTGCCGCTCTAGCCTCTACCCCAACCGCAGCAACTGCTGCTGCTTTTGCTGCAGGATCGGGGAACCTGACGACTCGCGCCGCTAGTGCCACAGCTACCGTTGTAACCGCATCTGGCTCCCCGGCTCACACTGTATCTAGCTCTGCCGCACTATACGTCGGTAATCCATCTGACGGTGTAATGACTGACACATACGTTGTCACATGCACAACAGCTGGCGTCGGTGGAACTCGACAGGTTGAGACGGCAACTGTGGGTGCAAGTGCGGTCGCTACAACGGGCAACGCTCTAGTTACCGTTACGACTGGTGGAGTCAGTAGGATCGTAAGTGTCGCAGTTACTGCTGCGGACGCAACTAATGCGATTGCTACCAAGATCAGAGCGGCACTCGCTGCTGATTACGTAATCGACTCTCTTTATACCGTTAGTGGATCAACCTCTGGAGTTGTACTGACACTTAAGAGTCCAGCGGCTAATGATGCAACCATCAATATCGCAATTGCTGCGAATGGAACTGGAATCACAGCTGTTCCAACCAGTGCCGACACAACAGCTGGAGTGGCATCGGTTGCTCGATTCAGTGTAACAAGTCTCAATGGTGACAATGTTGCCGATTTCGGAGCCACTGCCATTGGAAGCGCCTTCTTTGTTGGAACCCTTGGTCTGACCGCGACTATCGCTGTAAATAGTGGAGCAGCAGCTTACGTTGCGGATGAAAGCTACTCCATCGTGGCCGTTGCTGAGTATACGACAAGCGTTCCAGTTATTACTGGAAATGCTTCGAGTTACACTGGAGCCCTAGACACTATCTACACCCTCAAGGTTGTTACTGGTGGACTGTGGACAACCACTGCTGACACTATTCGGGTCTCTGCCTCAACCAGCAATGGTGTAGACTACAGCGCCTCAACGCCAATCTCTACTCCAACCGTAACCGGACAGGACGTATCATTTGCCCTAGGCTCACTTGGCCTGACTATCAAGTTCCCAGTTGAATCGGTTCAGAACGCTCTCGTTACAGGTGAGACCTTCACAGTAGCGGTGACCGCTAGTGCTGCCGGTCCGATTAATCAAATCATCCTGTCTGACCCTCTTGACGCTTCGATTGCAGCATCAGCGGCGATCACTACTCTGGATCTTCACATCTACAAGGAGTCCCTGCAGATTCCAGCTAGTGGATATCCATCCGCAGGCTCTCAGGCCCTAACGACAACAGAAGAAGACTTCACCGTTACTGCCGCCCTAGAAATCACTGACTCAACTTGGGTTGACGGCGCAGGCGATCTCATTCCGATCCCGGTCATCAAGGGTAACATTATCGCTCCATACGAAGCGCTATTGACTGTGGGCACAAATAGCTTTGACACCATCAGTGAGCTAAGCGAAGTCGAGACCGTCCTTGGCAAGCCAATCCCAGCCAACCCGCTGGCCTATGGTGTCTACAAGGCCCTTGAGAATAGCGCCGGTCAACCAATCAACTATGTCTCTGTTTTGTCAGATGACGTCGAGGGATTCACCTCTGCCCTGATTGCCCTTGAGCAGAGCGAGGAGGCCTACTTCATCGTTCCCCTCTCCACAAGTGCTGAGGTTCAGAGCCTCTACAAGGCTCACGTCTTGTCAATGTCTGGCACAACTCATCAGTTCGAGCGCGTCCTGCTTGTCAGCCGTCCGCTCTCAGCTACAGAGGTCAAGTATGGTGCCAAGACAACTGGCGGCTACTGGCAAGGGTACATCGCAGCTAACAGCGCAGGAGCGTTCAAGTTACTGACCATCCCAGACGCAGACTTCCTCACAGATGGCCTAAGGGCTGGAGACTCAGTTCGTATCAACTTCAGTGTTGATCAGTATGGTGTTGAAAATTACGACACCTACGTTTTGGCAAGTGTCACTGACAATCAGAATGCGGTACTAGTGTCTGGGCCAGCTGTAGCTTACGCCACATCTGGCGCCCCAAATCGTATCGACATTGTTCGCAACCTCACCAGGACAGAGCAGGCAGAGTCACTCGCCGCAACCTCAGGTGCGTTTGATAATCGTCGAGTCTACTCAGTCTGGCCAGATCTATTGGTTGATGACGCTGGACGAGAGGTCCCAGGACACTTCTTGGCTTGCTCCATCGCTGGCCTGAAGAGCTCAGTTGCTCCTCATCAGGGCATCACAAACTACAGCCTAAATGGCTGGTCAAGTGTAGCTCGTTCTTACAGATACTTCACCCCAACACAGCTCAACGTCGCTGCCGCAGGTGGAACGTTCATCGTCACTCAGGATGCGACAGGCGGAGAGGTTTACATTCGTCATCAGATCAGCTCTGATCCGACAGATGCCAATACCGCTCAGCTGTCTATCACAACAAACCTGGACTCAATTACTAAGTTTATCCGTGGAGATCTAAAGAACTTCATCGGTAAGTACAACAGTGGCGAAAACTTCGAGAGAATTGCTCACGCAATCATCGCTCAGAAAATCTCGTACCTACAGACCCAGACATCTACAGTAACTGCTGGGCCTCAGGTTACTAGTTTTGATGTTGCCTCACTCGTGGTTAAACAAGACCCATTGATCCGCACAACGGTCAATGCAAAAGCAAGCATCGGCCTACCATACCCAGTCGATAACTTCGACTTCGTCCTAACCGTTATCTAATCAATCCAAATGGCAACAGACATCTATAAACGCCCAGTTCGTAACGTTGGTGGAGTATTCAGTGTTGAATCTTCCCTGGCAACATTCAGCGGAGGCTCCGGTACAAGCGCCGGTATCGCCTCTCTGGTTCAACAGGTTCAGTGGAACTATCCTCGAGATGTGAAATACATCTACGAGATCGGCTCTACTGATGAATATCGAGTCCTGGGTCGTACCCGTGGATCTCTGAGCATTGGTCGAATCGTTGGCGCTAATGGCGGTAACATCGTCGATGAAGAGCTCTTTGATGCCTGTGACACAGGCGGAACCATGACAATCTCTGCAAAGGGACAGCTCTGTAATGGTAAGGGAGCTACGGTCATCTACACATTCTCAAGTCTGTTTGTTGTCGACTTTGGTGGCACTATCTCAGTTGAGGATCAAATGATTCGTGAAAACGTCCAGCTAACCTTCTCTGGGTTGGCTAAGTCAACCAGCTAGGTCGTTATTTAAGGATTGCTTAGCAGTCACAATCAAGATTAACTTCTGGCGACGCTCGAAAAGGGGCGTCGCCATTTTTTTTTATGAATCTCAACTCCGCAGTTAACTCATTCGAAATCAAAGGAACAGGGCCAGATCATGGAATGGGCAATCTAATTGCCTCAAACAACCTCGAAGGTACGTCCATTTTCCTTGGCAAGATCGACAACACCTTTCCTGCCTCAGGGTGTTGCAAAGTGAGCCTATACGGATACCTGACGGATATTCCTTGCTACTTGCCGTCATCGGTCATGGGAGGGCTGTTTGGTGCTCGATCAATCTCCCTGCCGCCAATTGGCACTGATGTGCTAGTCTATGTATCGCCTAACAAGAAGGTTGGGTACATTCTGATGCTTATGCCGCCAACTGACTCTTCCCCAGGGTCTTCTCCAGCAGGTCAGTTGGTTACAGAGGGTGGAGTTACTGCCTACAGTGAAAATGAATCCTTTAATCAAGACGACTGGTGCGGTGGGTCAGATCTTCCCCAGGCTGGAGGGGGATCGCCAGTTGACGCGCTGTCTGGAGATGCGGGCATAATCAATGACCTAGGATGTTTCGTTGGATTGCTACGAGCAATCGCCATGCTGCGTGGAAGTGACTTAGCAAAGATTGAGGCCTTTGCTATGAATGATCGCTTGAATATTGTAGGTCACAATCTCAACATCTTTACGTCACAAGGAGAGAAAAGGACATTCAACGATCACGGTAGAATCTCAGAGGAAGAGCAGTCAGCCCTTAGACAGAAAGAGTCGCTTGGAACAGATAGTCCTTCTGGCGCATTTGAGGATAATCCAGACGCAAACATCAGAACGAAGGCCGATGAGATAGCCCTCGAGGAGAAAGAGGAGAGACAGGTTCTTAAGCCCAGATGGAAGAGATGGACTGGCTGGCTTGGTGACTTCTCCCAGTCTTTTCTGTGTAGACCGGCATCTGGAATTGGATCTCTAAATAAAGCCAGTAAACCAGACCTTGGACTATATCAGGAGTCACTAACGATATCTGGCCAGCACATTGAACGAAGCATTGTTGGTGGAGGAATACACAAGTCGTTTCAGATCGCTGTACCCAAGAAGAAGAGGGAGTACGACGATCCAGACGGAGACAAGGTTATACCTGACGTCATCAAGTCTGACTTCCAACTCGACACGGAGCACCCAGCGGGATCCGCCGCTCAGCACAGAGACTATCTAGCTCATCTATTCAACAAGCAGCTCCCAAGTAATAGAGATGCTCTGAAAAAAGACTGGGAGACTCCTGACGAGGCTACCTGTCCAGCTCCTGGCCCGGCACCTTCAGTTCCCGGACTGGGAGAGTTCTTCCGTGAATTTCCTGAAGAGCAGGACATCATGGCCGCACAATCTGGTATCACCGATGATGCCGAACTTGGCGTCAAGAATTTTAGAGTGGGCGAGGCCTTCATGGGAATCCTTCCTGATGGTTCTATCTTACTACGCAACGCATGGGGAGATTCTATTCAGCTGATTGCGGGTCACTGCATTGTAACGGCCAGCAAGAATATTACGACTGCAGCCGGTGGATCTGTCATTAGCTTGGCCGGAGACGATCAAATCATCAAGGCGCGTAGGTACCTAGATATTACCACAACAGAGGGCCAGGTCCGAATTAAGGGCCAGAAGGACGTTCTGATCCATACAGAAGCTGGCGGAATGCTTCTTAGTGCGCCATATACAAATGCTAACATTGAGGACGTCGAAAAGGGCGAACTGCAAGGTTTGCGGGGTATTGTTCTGAAGTCTGAGCCAGGAGTGACTATCACATCGGATTGTGTATCACTAGTCTCAGAGAGAAGAATTGAGATAAAGGGCGCGAACTCTAAAGTTCCACAGCTCGTGACTGACTGTGATAATCAAATTCATAGAGTAAGAAATACAGTCTCCTACCAGCTGGACAGTGAGTATGTCGTATTCTCAGGGGGACAGATTTTGTGCACAAACGGAATCTTTACAGATGGATCATTATTTGTCAGAGAGAGTATTGCCTTTGGTGGCGGCTCTGGTCAAGTTGACAATGTAGATGACATTCCAACCATCAAGCCTAACTTCGAATTGCTCTTTACTGATGATCTGTTTGTCAGCAACATATACACCGACGAACAGATCACTAATATCAAGTTCACATACCGTAGCACTGAGGAGTATGCCGCAACTGATGCGGTCTGGTACGAAAGTGAGTGGCAGAGGACTATGGACGGGCTAATATCATGGAGAGAGCCCGATATCGATGATACTTATCCATGGCCCGGAGAGGAGCACTACAAAGAAGAAAACTTTAAGAAGTCATTCATCACCTACAAAGAAGTAAATGTAGAAAAGAGTGGTAAACCTAAGAGTAGAGACATACAGTCTGACAAACACGGAGCCTTTACTGGAAATCAATTCTCTAGTTTTAAAGTGCACCCAAGTAGATAATATGACCAATACACCAACTAATCCATTGCCAGATACAACCGTCGATATTGCTAAGCCACCTGAAGAAAGCTTTAACACTCTTTCTGCTGCCGAGGTCCAGTCGCTCAGGGTTATCATGCAGACTAACCGTGAAGGGCGATCCAAGACCTTCAGGGTTCCAGAGATGCTAATCACTGAGCGTGACAAAGACCTTTTTGCTGAGTCTCTGTGTGGCGGAACCCCATTCAGGGAAGTCATCGAGAGATACAAAGGTAAACTGAAAGTCACCTTCCGAACAAAAGTAAAGTGGGAGGAAGATATGATTATTGAGCAGATCAGGAAGGACTTTGAGGACGAGTATACTCATACTGATGGTCAGTACGTAAATCGTCTAAACGTTTACAATCTATGCTTTGAATTATGTGAGCTGGACGGCGTTCCTCAGAAGCCAATTACCAAAGGTACTGACCTTCGCAAGTATGTCGAAGAGAGCGTCCTAGAGTCCATGTTAGAGCCAAAGTTGTACATTCTGATTACACTGATGGCGCAGTTCGACGATAAGGTTTCAAGGCTCTGCAGATTAGCTACGCCGGATTTTTCGAAGTCCGACGCCGATTCCTGATTCGACAGACGGCGATTCGGACAGACAGTAGGATACCGGGGTCGGACAGAATGACAGACGAGATGGAAACAGCTCGTAGGGAAATGATTTTGTCTGGACTCGAATGGGAAAATAACCTGCGCGTCTCTCAGGCCCGATTTGATCTGTACTCTCGATCCGATGGTAGTATCGACTTCAGAATTGGAGTTTACCATGAATACATCCAGGCAGCTTTACCGTATGTTAGCTTCAACTTCGGAGATGACGATGAGAGGAGTCAGGCGTCTGAAGAGCAGAAGAGGGCTGATTTTATGAAGCAGCTCAAGTCAATCAATTGGAGCGAGGCCATGAATCATCTTCCTGTGGCGGGGACTTCTAAAGTATAATAGCCCTCGATTATGCCTCAAGGATACAATCCCGGATACCAAGAAGAGCAGTTTAGCCCTTATGGTGCACCTCCATCATTTCCAAACGAAATGTTTGGGAATCCATCTCCCTCACAAAGATTCTTCCAAGACTCCAGGAACAGGGGAATGCAGTACTCACCTGGACAGGGATTTGCGCCAGCTGGCGGAATGGACATGAGTCAGTTCGGTCTGCTCGGCACGTTTGCTAACATGGCGCTTCAGAAGTCTATGGGCGGATTTCCGATTCGTCCGTTTAATGGATACGAAGGTGGAGATTCAGACTTCCTAGAGAGTAATGCACGAAGCCGGGCCATGCGCGACAACATGAGCGCCGAACTCGACAAGGGTGGTGCTTTAGGCAATAGCAATCTTGGGAAAAGCAGATTGGCTCAAACTCTTCAGGAGATGGCTGGAGTTACCTATGGAGGATCGTCCTATCAGGCGTCTAACCTCCTTGCCTCCAGGCAGGGGCGCTCACTAAGTAATAGCACTGACCCAGCAGACCAGTATAAGGCGGCTACTAGCGCCGTCGATCAGATGCGTAGGCAATTTGGCATTGGAGGATTCGGCGACAGTGAGGAACCCGGATATATTGCGCCCACTCACAGTTACACTCGATCGTTCGGTTTTAATCTCCAGGAGTCAGCAAATAACCTAGACAGCGGCATTCGTTATGGAAACGTCTCCGGTGGAAGACAGGGACTCGCTGATGCCGTAAGAAATGGAGAAATTGGCGAAATGGCTGCCGCTCAGAACGCTAAGGTCAGAATGGGCAAGCAGGCCTTCGGACAGAATACTAGCGCTGATCAGATCAACCAACTGCTAGATTCAGCAATGGGCGGTCTAGCCAACGTGACCCCTGATAAAGCCACTGCATTCTTGGCTAAGATTCAAACTGCAGCTAGGGCCATGGATATCAACGCCAAGGCCTTCACTGAGTACGTCGCTATGCAGCAGGGCGTATACAAACAGATGGGTCTAGGCGGAGCGGCCTCGGCAGATTCTATTATTGGAGCCGCACTATCCGGCCAGGCCGTAATGGATGCAGCGCAGAGCAAGGGAGGCATCGGTGGACTAAACGCCAACAAGGACGTTGCAATGGCCGCCACTGCTGCTATTGAGGCTAGGTCTCAGGGGAGTAATCTTTATAATCAGGCTCGGGCCGTTGGAGCAATTTACGACAACCTATCTCCCGCACAGAGGGCTGCGGTCAAGACGGCCAACGGAGTCTCAGTATCCACCCAGATGAGGAAGGTTGAGGCCCTACTCAATGAAGGCAAGTCAGATGAGGCCGAAGCTATAATTCGTGATATCAAGGGTGTGTCAGGATTTGAGATGACAGATTCATTGGCCAATAACATGAATTCTGACATAGCTGCCAAGGGTAATAGGCACATAAGGCCAAATGGTCAGGGCGCCTCCTTCTCTGTCAGAGAGGATCACGTCAATCAGATCTTCGCAAGGATGGGTGGTCCCAACGCAAGTATCAAAAGTTCTGCTGACCTTGGATCCATGCTAGCCAACGTCAAGGACTTCGGGAGCCAAAAAGAGATCGAGAAAGCCTTGATGGCTGGAGGAGTAAGCCCAGCAGAGGCAGCAGCGCTCTCAGGCCAGATGGCTACCAGCTCTGTTGACATACAGTCCCGTATGAACGGTGACGGCGAAAGAGCGATCTTCCAGGCGCAAGCTAATGAAACTAGTGTCGATGGGATCGCAAGGCGAAAAGCAGACCAGGCCAAGCGGGACAAGGAATCGAACGTGGCACTTGTCCTAAATAGGCGCATGGGAGGCATCGCTAGTGAACTGGGCGTTAAAGATTTAATCAAATTCACCAAGGATTTTATTGATGCTGGTGGTGTGAACGGTGGCGAGGCCGCTGCTAGAGCAGCGCTCGATAAGTCCGGTGTTGTCGCTGACTCTAAGCAACTAGCTGGGTTAATGGAAAGCATGAAGCCTGGTGGAGAATTAGAGCAAGTCTCAGATAAGGCTGAAAAGGCCAGGGCAGATGCACTAGCTCAAGGAAAATCATATGTAGAGGCTGATGCGATTAAAGCTGAGATATTAGCTCAAGCTGGTGGATTGAACGACGCGGACGCTCAAGCCAAAGTAGATGATGCGTCTAGAGCAGCCGAAGAGGCGAAAAATAAATCAGAGGCAGATGGAACAAATGTCCTTTTAGATCCCCTCAAGCAAATGCTCGAGCTACTTGCGAAGATATTATATGCCATCCTCAATGGCACGGCGATGCCTGTGACACCGGAGGTAGTCCCCCAAAGCAACCATAGATGATGCGGCTAAAGCGGCCGAAGATAAGAAAAATAGATCAGAGGCAAATGAAACAGATGTCCTTTTAGATCCCCTCAAACAAATGATCAATCTACTTGCGAAGATATTATATGCCATCCTCAATGGCACTGATATGCCTCTGACGAAGGTAAACCCCCAGCAGTAAAACTTATGGCCAACATTTATAGATCAACTCCTGGAGCACTAGTTAAGTCCTCCGTGCGTCAGCCTTCGTTCCTAACGGTTAGTGGACTGGATTTTGGAGACAAAATGATCGCTACTAACTTCAAGCTGGATCGAGGTCAGGACATGCAGCACCAGAAGACATTGTCGCAAGAAATCTACTCGTACGCCTTTGGAGAGGCCATGGGACGAATTCAGGTGGGAGGCATGATATTCTTTGGAGGCTGCAATGGACCTTCATCGGCGGGAATCTCCCGTATAAATGGATATTACAGCGGTAACAATGCGTTTGCCAAAAAATCGTCCGTTACATGTACGATTGGAGGCCAGAGTGCATTCAAGTGCTACTTAGAGAATCTATCCATTCTCGTTGAGTCATCTGCCTATAACACGGGAAGCTTCAGCCTTGGATTCTCTGTGATTCCAGCAGGAGCCAAGGGTAGTGGAGGCGGGTTGTCAACTGGTGGGTTGTCAACTGGCTCCCTATAAGGCAATACGAACATGGTAAATCACCTTAGGACATTACTGCTCAACCTAGCGTCATCTCCAGATGCAGAGGGAGAAGAACTTATTGAGGCGTCGTTTATGCCCAAGACTCTGACTAAAAATCAGAGCGCTGTTCGCAACCTGATTTTTCCAGAAAAAATCAGCAGAAAGTACGGCAACTTCATCTCCACAGCGTTGACGCGCATTGTCATGAATTCACCATTTGCCAGCGACATCGACGCTCTGGATTCACGATCACTACTCTCTGATCCTGTCAACGCAGCTCAAGAGTTCGGATCCCAGATTACTATCAACCCACTGACAAGTGCCAGCTCACTAACCGTGCGCGGACAGATACTACCAAACAATCGCAGTGGAGTATTTTCTGAGGACTGGATAATCAGCTACGCCAGCTCATCATCAGTAACCATTTTAAATCCAGCCGCTGGGATCCCAACGACTAAAACTATAACTTTTAATGAGGGATCTAGTTCTGTGTTCTCCATTAACCTGGAGGGGTCGCTAATTGGGCAGCTACTGAACGTAAGCGCCGTACCTTCTGGATTTCTAGCCACAGTCACCGCAACTCTCCCTATAAGCTACAGTATTATTGACCTAGCTAAGGACCTTCAGTTATCCAGTAGAACAAGAAGTCTGATGTTTATCCCTAATAACGAAGCCCTGTCGCAAAAGTGCCTAGATTACTTCGAGAGCGATAGTAGGCCGGATCTTACAGTTGCAGCCGCACTCACTGCTTACGCTTACAGCTTCTAAGTATGGTAATTATTGGATCAGCAGGTAACTTAGTTATCCCAAGTGGAAGGCTGGTACCCAAGGGTGGTGGCAGTGGAATTCCTATCACCTCGTTTTCGGGATCTTTTGTCGTAGGATCTATTCCAACATGCAGGGTCGGAATTCCTATTGAGTTTCTCGGTGACATTCCAGATGACGCCACCACCAAACTATACCAGGTTAAGGTGGGCTCTGCGGGCAAAGAGTACGATATTTTTACTGGTTACATCTCAGGACGAGCTGGAAGGATAACTGGACGATCGATTGAGGCTGGAGTCAGCTTGGTACACCCAGCAAGGGACATGGACACAATGAGACTGTTGGCTCCTGGAATGCACTCTCATGGTAAAATGGATTACTCGTATACAACCAAACCAAGTGGTGACGGAAGCAAACCGGGCACGGTTAATAATTGGTACTATAGCGGTAACAGTTCGGCGCCGCTTCCAAAGCAAATCATCGATGGAATCATTAAGACGCTGACGTTCAGAAACACTACTACCAACACCCAAGGCCTTGGAGGCGCTAGCAAGACAATAAGTTACGCTCGTACAATTGCCCTCCTAGGATCGATCAAGTGTCTAAATGGTGCACTAACAAGGGTTCCTTTTAGGATAGAGCATTCAATCAATACTGCTGTGAACAATGAGGTGGAGGGGTCATTTCGGACTCAGTCCAGTTTGTGGAATTCTATTGTCAATATTCTTGGTCAATTCGGACTCTACGTAATCTGTGATCACAATGGAGACACACTGGTGTCAGCTGACGTAACAAACTTTGAGCCACCTGAGAAAAATTATTTTTACTCTAATCAGATTTATAGCATGGATCAGTCCTCGTCCTTTGGCAGAAACGTCAAAGAAGTTAGACTACTAAATCAAGATCACAGATCGCCAGAGGGTGGGTCGTCTGTCTCGTTGCTGGCCACCTATAGCTACCCAGATCCACCGACCGACCCGGATGGTGGAACTGTAGTAATTAATCTGCCGCCATGGCTTAGTCCACTTAATGATGCCACCAGGATATACCCTGGAGGTGGACCTCCTATCCCGATCTCCCCAACCAACCCATCTCCGAAGCCATCTGGATCCGTTCCCAGGCCGTCTGATGCAGCCGAAGTCAGTCAGATCTACAAGGACTTCGCCCAAGCCACCTACAATAATGAGAGGAACAAGTGGAAAAGCATGACGTTCTCTGGTCCACTACTGCCCAATGTAACCCCAGGTACCACTGTCTGGGTTCAACCGTACAGTGGCGCTATAGCCCTAAGTAAAAAAGAGATTAGAGATGCATCAACATTCTCTGGATACGTATCCTCCGTCATGCATCGTATTGATGTAGGGAGCAAATCTATGTCCACTACTCTGACCCTTAGGAATGTCAGCAATGTGACATCAGCCCTGAATATTACTTCTCATCCCATTTTTTCAGACGTTAAGGCGTTTGTGTTGGCTTGACTAATTCACCTCTGATAGAGTCTATCTGTGCCCGAGTCTCTTGAAATCGAATCTGAAGTAGATCCCGAACAGCATGCTGCCGAAGTAGGAGCCATGCCGCATCAGGACGCCCTAGGCCAGTGGCAGAATTGGAAGCGCAAGCCTGGCCCTGAGTCCATGGCTAAGGTGCTAAACTCTGTAAGGCCGATCATCAATAAATCAGTGTCTAAGTTTCCAAAGTACAACTCAGCCATTCTTGGTGGTGAAGCTAAGCGACTGGCTATTGGGGCAATCAAGACCTTTGATCCTGAGCGTGGGGCATCACTACCAACGCACATTTACGGTCACCTAAAGTCTCTGGGAAGATTCGCCAGTGACGTTGGCCCTGCCGTTCGCAAGAGCCGTCTAGAGCGGGATCGCACATCTGAGTACCTCGGTGCTGTTCGTGATCTAACAGAGATCAACAACCGTGAACCATCAGACGATGAGCTCAGAGATCGCCTCTTAGTTGATCGTAAAACTCTATCCAAGATGAGACTTGCAGCTAGCGGTGAGGTTGCCGAGAGTCAGCTTGATTACCTACCCAGTCAAGAAGAGGAAGATCCAAGAGTAGGTATGTGGACCAATTATGTTTATCACGACCTGGACTCAACTGGCAAGTTGATCATGGACTACAAGCTTGGACGCAATGGGCGACCAATGCTTGGGACTGAAGCGGCTGCTGCTAAACTTGGAATGAACCCAGATTATTTAAACCGTAGAGCTGGAGAGATTTCCAAGAGAATACTTGATGGCGTAAATGCATCTCAAGCGTCTAGGGCGAATCCTAAACTAGACAGAGAGCTTGGACTAGGCGAAATGGCACTAGGAGAAGAATAATGGCTAAAAATTCTATACAGGCAGTTCATAAGCTAATTAGCCGACTGGGAGTGTCGTTTGGCTCTAGAGGATCAGCTCTTCAGGGTAAGAGCGATGACGAGGACTTTTTCGAGAAAGAGACTTCAATGACCGAGATCTTCGATTTGTTTGATCGAAGTGAGTACGTCTTGGAACTTAAGAAGATAGATGGAAAGGTCTATCCGATTAAAGATCGAATTGCCAACAAGAGCCCGACCGAATTTATGGCTGGCTTGGAACGTGACGTACGCGCTAGCTATTGCAGTCGACTGGATAACTATCGCTCAGCAGCTTTATCCAAGCAGATGCCCAGTGCGTTCTTCGGTAGCTATGCAGCCATGATTAGATCAGTATCATCATAATATGGCCATCACTGGAACGTCCAAAAACTACACGGGTCGAAAAGTAGACCTAAGTCTCTATCCTGAGCTTACCGTCAACGGTAACAAAGTGTCTGCTGGCGCTCCGTACTCTCGTGCCATAGCCGGTCCGTCAAAGGTGGCGCAAAACTTTGCTAGAATTCTACTTACACCACTCGGCAAGTATCGAGGAAATCCAGACCTTGGCAGTAACTTCATGCAGCGTATCCAGAATGGCGCGGTGAAGTACGACGTCGACCTACTCCACTTATTCGCTGGTGAATCACTTGGCGTCATGGATTTCATGAGCAGCAACGAACCAGAATCGTCGCCTGACGATGAGCGCATCCTCTCTGTTGAGATGACAAAGTACTCAGCAATGAGGGGATCATTCAGTATGACGGTAGAGCTAAAAACAAGAGGCGGCGATTCCGTCTTATTTCTGCTGCCTGTAGTCTGGAGTAATTAATATGGCCATCATCGACTCTCTCTCTTTTGTTCCAGGCATCAACCTGAACGATCTCTCCTTTACAGACGAAGAAATCGCTAGATCTGAAGCACTTATTGCAGAGTCTATTTCTGCACGACACCCTTCACTGGACGTTTCACCAACGACCAGCCTATATGACCTACAGGCACGCCCCGGTGCCATTGAGTATCTAAATAACCGAGCCATGAGCCTTGCTATCCAGGCGACGCAGAGCCTCAAGGGCGTGCAAGAGAACCCTGAGCTGGCTAGTAACGATGTTGTAGACGCTATTCTTTCAAATTACAGTATTACTAGAAGATCTGGAGTGGTCGCCACGGGATCGGTAAAGATCGACGTTAGTCAAGACGTCGCGTACTCAATACTGGCCACTGAAGGATTCACCTCAGCCTCTGGAGCCAAGTTTTATCCCGATGCTGACTATCTAGTAACATCTGGTCAATCTGAGGGTAACCTGCAGCTACGTCCAGCTGACTCACAGAATGACCAATTTTACTTCATTCTTCCATTGATCGCCTCAGAGGTTGGCGTGGACTCGCAACTTGCCGACAACGTAGAGCTAGTACCAGACGTTCCTGTTCCAAACTTTATTTCGGCCTACAGTTTTGGGGCATTTACTGGGGCTATCAATGAGGAGACCAATGACGAACTGATTGCTCGAATCCCTGAGGCCATCTCAGCAAAGAACCGGGTATCTAAGGTTTCTCTGTCCTCTGAACTAAGAAGCGCATTCACTTCTGTGATAGATGTAAGCGTTCAGGGGTACGGCGACGCTGCCCTGCTAAGAGGATCAGGAACGATCCTGCCGATCAAGAGCGGTGGATTTGCCGATGTGTGGGTCAGAACGTCTTTAGCGGCCGTTTCTGTTTCTACTGACGTAATCGCTACACTCAACAGCGTTAGTGGCACGGGAAGAGGCACTTGTAGCTGCACAGTTGCTGAGACTGATCACCCTGGACACTTCTTTGTCGCTTCTGTCAGGGCATCCGAAAGAGCAGGGTTGCTTGGAACCTACGGGGTCACTAGCCAGACCAAGTCTATTACAACATCTGGCCATAAAAACGCTTCAGTGTCACAAGGAGCCTTTGGAAAGTATCAATCTACAGAGGTAGTCTTCGTAATCGACCCAGAAGCTGGCCAGGCATTCCCAGTTGTCGGCGAGGAGTTCTCAGTGTCAGTTGAAACTATTGGAATTCCACAAATTGACAAGATCCAAGATTTTATTGATGATCCAGATACCAGGGCTGCCGGTGTGGATTACTTAGTGAGAGCTTCGGTTCCCTGTTTGGTTTGGTTGTCACCAATTACTGTCAACGCTGAAGACGGAACTGACGAGGAAGCCATCAGAACGGCAATCTTCTCTTATATCAACAACATTCCAATGGGAGAGTCGCTATTCATTGATGGTATCGTGATGGCAATTCGCTCAGTGAGTGGAGTGAACAATGTAATTTTGCCAATCAGAGTAAACGGTAGGATCTTCTGTCCAGATGGCAGTTCGATCAACCTAACGAGTGAGAGCATCTTGACCGCTCCGTCACGCCCAGACATCCAGGTTGTCCCGAGGACTGTGGCTTTCTACGTTTCCATTGACGACATTCCGATAAGCGTTATCCTCTCCTAATATGGCTGGTGATTTTACTGACGGAATCAACTTTTCCAATTATCTTTCTAGTTTCTGGTTTCAGATGTTTTCTGATCCAGAGATGGTGATCGGTATTGGTGACGCCTATGCCCGTCAGCTATCTCAACACTATCAGGACTTCGCAGAAACAGTTAACTCCGTATCAGTAAGGGACATCGATCCATTCCACACTGAGCTAGTTTATCCAATCTTCATTCGACAGTCTGAGTTCTCAGCAGGCATAAGGCCGCTTAAATTCGGAGAAAATGCCGTTTTCGGTCCACAGCCTGCAGGAAGAACGTTCAAAGAGGGCACTACTCTAGATTTTGGACGAAAGGCAGCACTGGCTCCAGTTTACTACGCCGATCTGCCGGATGACTTAGTTGATGCAGGAACGACTATTCTCAATCGACTGCACAACCCCAGCGTAATTCTGATTAATGGGTTAGACTATGTCTTTCAGGATGGTGTCATTGTATTCAAGGAGGACATTTTTAATAACGATTTGATCGCCAAGAGGACGACGGCTACCAGCAATGGCTCAGCTGACTCAGAGATCGTGCTATGGGCAACGAACGTTCATATCGAGAAGCTCCAGCTGTATAGAAGTTTTGGCCACCTTTTCTTTGGAAAGTCAGTCAAAGGTCCAGCTCTCAAGGCGGCTCTGAAGTCAATCTTTGCTCTATATTCAGGCGGCCCATCTATCGCCAGGCTCGACAGTTTTGTGGCAGTTGCGTGCGGATTCCCTGTAACCGCTGAAGCCTCAGAGACCGTAATGTCAATCGAGCGCCTAGGAACAGCACAGATCGTAATCACTGATAAGGCGGCATACAGCGTAACTCCCAGCTTGACGCTCCGTGACTCTGTCATTGTCGGAGCTACACTGACCGCAGGAAGTCCATTGACCACGGCCACCGAAGTGATCGATCGGGTATCCAGCCCTCTGTGGTGGAACGGCATTGATGGAATCACAGTTGATAAGGGGCTTATGTTGGCAGGAGTGCCGCCCCTTGGATTCTTGAATCAAGAGTATCCGGTAACACTAGACGGAACTATCTCTATTAATGGAGTTAGTCGACAGCTTTGCAGATTTTATTTGGCTGGAACTGAGTCTGGAATAGAAGCCTTCTGGGATAAAACCAAAGAGCTGGGCATTGCATCTGATGAGTTCCTTGCCGAGATCCTGTGGACAGGCGCCAATCTAGTTGATGGAAACGGTGACCCAGATTACGATCAAGACCTGTATGTCAATCCCATGCAGATACTCAACGATCTGATCGGAGACAGCCTCATAATCGTCAAAATCAACGAAGACATTACTAGTGATGTTGCCTCTATGTTGCGACTTCTTCGTCAGACCATCCCGTCGTTCTGCACCATTATTGTCTTAATCAACATTAACATAGAGGACTCGTATTCCCTAGTCTCAGACTCCGAGACGGCCCCAGAAATCGAACAACTGGAGTTTGTTGATGGCAGATCTTTGTTTATCAATGACACTGCCAGCTTTGACGCTACTACTCAAGGATTCTGGGAAAATCGAGACTCAGAGACAGGAGAGTTACTCACTAAGACACCAGAGGCTATCTCCCTTGGAATCTCTCCCTCAATCCTCGTCGATACGGTTGACCTTGGGGGCGCTTCAGTTTATGCTGAAAGTGTTACAGCTCGTCTCGAACCTACCTGTTAAATCCATTCATGAACTTAGATTGCACTGTCCTCGCCGGTCATACAAACGACAAGACCGGAATATTCTCTCCGGTATCAACCCAGCGTAATATGGTCATGTACCAGGGCGCCGACATCATTGCTTCACTTCTCAGTGGGGATCAAAGTGCCGCCCTATCTCACATGTACTTTCATTACTCGAATGATGGTGATACCACTCCAGCCGCTCCGCCTCTAGACAGGACCATGGGCGGAAGTTGGTTTTATGACGAAGTGGATGGTGCTGATTACTATGACTGGCTTCGCGTTCCGATCATCACCGCTCCAAGACTATTTAGGTCTCCCTCCAATTCTTCTAACTATGCGGCTAATGGCATCTATTTAACGGCCACAGCCGCAGCGTCAGAGTCAATGCACGGAGAGAGCCCGCAAGGCAATGAGTTTGGTTCCGGCGCGTCTCCCTCGCCAAGTATTGTGTTTGCTGCCGCACTAGTCTCTGCTGCGAATCCATCCTTTCCATCGCAGGACAGAATCTTTTCTCGAGTTAATCTTGTGACACCCTTGACCACTGTTGCTGGCTCCCAGCCAACCATCTTCTGGTCTGTAAGCATCTCATAATGGCAAGTCCTCAATACTGGAAAACAAGCGTCCGTCCCATTGTGGACGGCGAGAGTGTAAATGCTCAGGTTGCTAATCGAGCGATTCAGGATCAGACCTCAAGAGAGGAGTTTCTTTACGGTCAGATTCAGAACCTTAACCTAACCAGCGGTAGAGTAGTTAAGGCTGGAGTTGCAATTCACTCTAGCGCGGCACTTTATGATATTGTTTACTTTGACACTGTCTCTGAGTCGTGGGCCCCAGCACTAGCTGAGTACACTGAGGTGGACGGTGAGCCGGTCCCAACTGATCGCTCGTTCGCAACAGGGATGATACTAAGTCTCTCAGCTGGATTTGGTGATGTTCTGCTCTTTGGACAAATTCTGGTCTCAGGAACCCTGATGGACTATGCAATCGATTTTCTGGAACTCCTGGATACCGCTGAATTCTCTCTGACCCCAGGAGCATACTATCTGTCCCGTAAGATTGCCGGTAAGATCTCCCGTGTCCCCGCCGCCCCGACTGTGCATATTGGAAACTTCAATAGCACCAACTTCTTCTTTAATCCTAATCATAAAAGCTTTCAAGAGAGTCACTTCCATTATGCCTTTGATCTAGATTCAATTCCATCGGCTAGTCAGAACTATGACGAGACAGGATGGTTTCAGTTTGTGGCTGGTGGGACAAAGTTCGTTGATTACTTCAACCGAAACACCAACACTAGCCCGCCACTGATCATTGCCACTATCAGATGGACTGGAGCGGTCGTACCAACTGACTGTAGGGTTGAAATTTATCGATCGTCGGCTGGAAGGTTCTCAGCTGTAGTTATCAGTGACGGCATTGACTATAACAATCCTCAGAGCGCTGGGGTCTACAATGACACCGTAATCACCGACCAGCTATGGCCGCAGTACGGAGAATATATCTCTATTGGTACTACCGGACTCGAAGTCGCCTTCTTGCGTAATGACGGAGTCTATGGCAGCGGAACAAGCCTCTCGGCTGATGCTGAGTCATTAATTCCAAATGCTACTGATAAGTTTAAATTCTTTCTGCCTAACGATCTACATGGCTGGACAAATGTAAACACTCTAGACATCAACTCCCCAGTAGGAGCAGTCTATCGGTACGTCATCGAGGGGCAGAAGTTACTCGATATGGCCTTTCCGCCACTACCACTCTCCAGTGCAATCATCGAGTCGAATGGAATTAGCCTGCAGCGGGGGGAGGACTTTATCATCAGCCTGGCCGGAATCTGGTGGATCCCAAGCGATGACTATGCGCCTTGGCCATCAGACTACAGAGCTGACGGTGTTGGTATGGTGGATAACAACGCTCGCTCTCTGAAGATCCACTTTTCAAGGGCCACGACTTCAAATGTCGCAGCGGGCGTTCAGAGCCTGAGGAGTAACACTCCTGCCTTGGTTATTGCCAAGTGCCCAACTGGAGAGCCCGCAGAAGATGGACCTCTAAGTATCGATCTAAATCTTAGCCTACAGGTTGATACCGATGTTACTGAATCTAAAGATCTTGCTCTTGTCGGCGTAGACGGGCTGACGTTCCTAACCGGACCAATTGTCACTGAGCTTGTGGCTGGCTCTGGAATCGCACTCGAGAGACTGTCTTCATCACTTATCCCAAACTCATCCAGGTTTACTGGTAAGGTCAGGGTCAGCAGAATGGATGTCAATCTTGAGGGAGAAATCTCATCAATTGCCCTTCGTAACGCCAAGGAAGAAAAGGGTTCTTTCTTTCCATACGTCTCATTCCCACCACCAAGTAGAACCGCAAGTGGCATTACAGCCAGCTTCAAGATACCAATCACAGGCGTTACCATGGGTGGCCTAACAGTCTCGACGCAAGTGCTCGGCTCAGTCAGTGCCACTGCTGACAGAACGGCCATATTCAAGGCGGTGTATCATGCTGTCAGACCAGGATTCAATGTCGGCACCTTCGTCGAGGGAAACGCTTTCGCGGTCCAATACTGGACAGTGCTCTTAGCCACTGGCTATTCGGCACTTAATGTTCTGAGTAATGAGGTGCAAGGTGATGAAATCACCGCGACAACCATTGCAGCTGACTACCCATCTTCCTTGGTTGCAATAGACACAGGAGCTACCCTTAAGGATGGAGACATCATTGCTGTAACCATCACCAGAGTAACTAATGATGGAGGATCGGGTACAGATAATTACGCTGGTGATATTGGGTTTGCCGGTCTTCGTTGGGTAATTGCATAATGTATGGCTGGAAATTTTCAGTTTCCTGAATTCCTAGTAGCTAATTCTGTTCGAGCCTTCCCACTATCACAGGTTGGAACCAGACTGGATACAACTGGAGTGATCAATCTGCCGGATAGCCTATTGGTATCTGCTGCTATCAATGCGACTCCGGACTACGTCACTGGTACTTTTTACATCTCTAAGGTCATCAGTTTACCAGACCTTGTGTCGATCGATCTGTCTTTTGCTCCTTTGTCTGGAGTTGTCCGAACTATTTGCCGAATCACCGCTCCGTCAACTCACGTAGAAAACACATCATACTCCATCACTGCGTCTGGTGAGGATGAGGCCGTAACTGGATCAATCACCATTGGATCAATCGTCAATACTCAGCAAGACCTGGGAGGGGTGTTTAACTTCAGCTCAGATAGCACAGCGTTTGAGGCTGACTGCTTGTTCATTTCAGTTGCACAGGTCAAGTATCTGGAGATGTTTAATGGGGCAACTTCTCTTGGGCAATTTACTGACGTCATCAAATTGCGTGCCGGTCGAAACATCAGACTGCGCTATGTTGGGCTGGATACCATTGCTATCGATGCCATTGATGGACTAAACCTACTAGCTCCAGATAGCTGTGAGCAGCTGCCCGCTGCTGGAGATCCAATTCTTACGATTAATGGAATTCCACCGGATGTTTCTGGAAACTTTAAGATAGAGGGCAGCGACTGTATCGATATTGTGGAGGTAACCAATGGAATCTCAATTAAGGATACCTGTGCGTCCTCGTGCTGTAGCTGTACCGAACTGGAGGAGCTGATGAGCGCACAGAGGGAAGTAGAGGCTCAACTACAGATTATCAGAAGTCAAATTTCGTTAGTTCAGAGCAATCAGACTTCGATGATTGTAAACCTCATTGGAAACCTACCCTCCTAATGTATGAGCCAAATAATCTGCCATCGGTGCGGAGAGCTAAAAGACAAAAAGCTATGTTCGCCAGTCAGGGTTTGGGTTGGGGCAATTAAGGCCAAGAAGGAAAATAAGATGCACTGCCATGACTGCATGGCTGAACTTCGAGCAGAGCAAGAGGAGAACCGGGCCAAGGACTACGACGGCGAGGACTGGAAACCTGGCTACGACGCAGATGCTGATGACGAAGAAAGGTGGAAGGATGATGAGTGAGAGCCTATGCACTTCTTGTTCATCATATAATCTTAAAAGAAGGCAAAGCCTTTATGTGTTTGGAATAACTCACTTAAAGAGCCAGTATTATTTTAGGCCATGAGGGCTAAAATCACATTGCCCAAAAGTATGAGCTGGCGTGAATTTGGAACATGTCGCTGGTGTGGACTCCAGATCCTGGGTAAAGACGGTAACATCAACAAGCGCAGACTCTGGCACCCAGAGTGCTCGGCTATCTATATGATAGCCACCCGACCAGGGTTTGCCCGAAAGGCCCTCAGGAAAAGAGACAAGAAGATTTGCGCTGTATGCGGCGTGAAGTGCAACTCAACAGATAAGCCATGGGAGGCAGATCATATTCTCCCACTCTGGAAAAGCGGCGGAAAGCATGAATTCTTTGATCTGTCTAATCTTCAAACCTTGTGCGTATCACATCATAATGCTAAAACTGTAATCGACATGATCGAATATAGAAAGTCACGCTAATGCCAAATACAGGTGAATATCTCAATGAGAACTCGGAGCGGTCCTATCCGTTCAGGTCGTCGACTGCCGACGCTGCCCCGATACCACTAGACTTCATTGTTTCTCTGAGGCTGTTCCTTAGCGCCAATCAGGAAGTTAATGTGTACATCTCCGAGATTACTTATAATTCTACGGCAGATACTTACTTCTTAGAGTTTAGCAATGATGCTGGAGTGGTTCTCGATGGAACCATCGATCGGACTGACCTTGGAGCTCCACGAAAATTCAAGAAGACCGTCTTAGGAAGTGGACAGACTGTTTGCTTGTTTACACCAGGACCTCTCTGGGACGACCCCTCATGGGGCGGGGGTGGAAATTGGACTGAGAATTATACAATTGCTGATTCAGTCATTGAGACATCAGCCGTCTTACCAGGGCCGTCTCCATTTCGTAGAATGCTTATTGATGGAGAGAGCGATCCGCGTGGAGGAGTCTGGCCACTAGATATTTCACAATCTTTGATTGGTGGGTACAATGTTGGCCTGAGCATTGATCGGGATCAGAACACTTTTACCGATGATGGAGGGATACTGATCGAGGCCGGAGCTGGGCTCGGTCTTGGGTACTTACCGCTAGAAGAAGAGACAACGTCACTACCGATCACTAGCATTAATGGGGTTACACCTGACGAGTTTGGCAATATCAATTTAAGCGCAGAAGACTGCCTTAGAGTGTTCACTCCAGTGTTCGATGGAAGGCCAATCGACAACACGCTGCAGGTGGAAAGTGACTGTGCACCGTGCTGTCCGTGCTCTTCTTACAGCAAGATGTCTGCCTCTATTTCCAGAAGAAGCAACAATATCAGGGTTCAGTGTGAGACTCTCGCTTCGACACAGGCCGATGCGGCGATGGCCTACGCTCTGGGAATCGACTACATAACCACTCACCGTAAAAACATCATTGTCAGCCAGGGCATGATTGCTCGAGATCTCATGCTTGAGAGCGATGGCCTGATATTTACGGTGCAGAATTTAGCCGCATATCCCGCGTACGCTTATCTCTCCGTTACATTCGAGGGCGTGGTCTCTGGGGCAGTTGGAGTGGACTCGCCAATCTCAGCCGTCATCATTACTGCTCCTAGTCCTCTAATCAGCAATCCTCCGACGTTCGAAGAGGCAGTCAATGAAGACGCTAGCAATATCGCACCATTGCTAGCCAATGGCATAGGATCACTGGTATTTCCCAAGAACATCACTACAGCAATGGGAGTGCCAGTTCGAGTTGGTTATCCAGAACAGAAGTCTGGTGTATTTCCGTTTCCATCTGGAGCCTCCTCCGTGATTCGCCTCACACTGGGAAGTGACATTAGACTGCCAGACGCCAAGGTTACACTAAGGACAGTGTCTAGATTTGGTAAGCACTTGTTCTACGGAAAGCTTGCTCACAAAATAACGGGCCATGTATCTGGCACCGGTGACGCCTCAACCCTAACGACGTATTGATATGGCAATTAAACATCTAGAGTGGCTATCTAGAAACAATCTTCGATCGTTTCCTATTCGGGAGGACGCACCTAGAGTATCCACCTCGGGCTTTGCCATTCCAGACAACCTTCTCGTTGATCTTTTCCTGTGTGTTCCTGATGAGCCACAAGGGGTTTACATTAGCTCAGTCTGTCTCACGCCAAAAATTATAACTATAGTTTTTGCATCAGTGGCTACCAATATAACTCTGGCAACCGCATCTGCTTTTCCTGAGACCGAGAGGGGATTAAAAAGTAAACCCATCAATCCTTTAGTCGATGGAGTTGCGGGCTTCGTCACCTTTGGATCATTTCTCAGTGATGGATTTAAAAGTGCAGCTTCTTCTTACAGTGGCAGCAACATGTTTACTGGGTCCTGCATTATTGAGGCTAAGTGCCTCACCATGATCTCATCTTTTCCGGTATCATCGATTAGGGCCTCGGCAGCCACAAAGACCATTACTGGAGCGGCTACCGTAATTCCGGGCGGATATCTCAACATGGAGACCACTAGCGGAACGGATACTGATGACGAGATTATTACTTATGTCACACTATCACTATCGGCCTCTGACCTAAGCGCTTTTGCTCCAGCATGCGCTACAGTCCCTGATAAGGCCTTGTGCTCCAGGCGTCCTATTTTGAGTATTAATGATGCAGTTCCTGATCTGAATGGAAACATTACTATTGAATTTATCGATATGATTACGGAGCAGATTGTTCATATATTAAAGATTTCGCTACTGGCTACCGGTACGATCTTCTGCACCCAGGTCGAGTTGCCTGATTCGCTTGGAAGGCTGCCACCAAACTACGTTGATTAAATATGAGTAATATTGTTGAATGGAGGGATGCCAACGACTCATCTAAGTATCCATTTTCTGAATCGTGCACACTTCTGTCTTCTACCTATCAATGGAGCATTCCCGATGGACTGTTTGCAGACGCACAGATTAGGTTGCCTCACGGAGTCAATACAGCTGAGTTAATTAGCATCGTGAGAACCGGTGGTGGAATAATGGGGACAATTGTTTCTGGAACCCAAACCATTGGAACCTTCGAGTTTACAGTGGACGACCTTGATGGAGGAGCCGTACCCATTGTTGATGCTTTTGGAATCAACCGTGGGTTCTTAGTTGCAGGTATCAGCGCTCTCAGGGAACTTGATCAGATGCCTGAGAGCCTTATTTCCTTTGCATCTGGCAGGGCTGTCTTTGAGGGATCAGTTGTGTTTCAGTATCCAGAGACTATCCTTCAGTCTATAACCGTTTCCGATGAAACGCTTTACGGAAGAATTGTCCTCGTTGAGGGACCTGGCATTGTAATGACCAAAGAGGGCACACAAACCATTAGAATTGATGCTATCGGTTTGATTGATGATGTCACTGATTGTGCCAGGTTACCGACAGGAGCGGCACTAAGGACCATCAACACTGTGATCCCTAATAGCCAAGGCGTGTTTGGGCTAGAAGCTGGAGGCTATTATAGACCAATGTTTCCAGAGAGCTTACGACAAATATTGAAAATTGTCCCATCTGGTAATACCCTTACCTTCTCAATTGCTAAATGATTGACGCCTATCTTGAATTCCTAACCGAAAACTCTCAGAGGAAATATCCTCTGTTAGAGGACTGCGTCTCAGATGCGGCCTGGCCAGACAATATACTACTAGACGTTCGGGGCTTTACTAGGGCAGCACCAGAAGGATGCTTTCTGCTGGCCTACAGTGGATCGAGCGTCACCGGAACATCCTGGGATCCAGGAGCGTCCAGCTCTTCGCTGTTCTTTGGTTTAGGCACCAATGCCATCGCCAGGGTTGATGTGCCCTTTAGTCAGTCTGAGTTTCCATACACAACTAGTGCCACTGTAGCTGACTCCAGAACTTCAGCACCACTTGCGGGTATAACTGTAACAATAAGCAAAGCTTGGCTTAATCTATCCGTCTCAGATCAAATATTATTTGGAAGCAATGCTCCTCTCGAGAATTGCACCATTGTTGATCTTCATCGTCAGCAAGTGGATCTTATTGGCGTACTTCACACGAATGATACTACAGAACTATTTGAGGGAGACGTCGTGTTGCGTGGTGGATATAATGTTGAAGTGACACAGAACAATCAGAGAATCAACGTCAGTGCTATACCTGGTCGCGGAGAGCTGGGTGAGTATCCGGGTGATGGACCCGGAGACGAGTGTCGAGGCCTGATCTACTCGATAAGCGGAGCCTCGCCTAATGGTGCTGGAAAGATTACGTTCGTGGCAGGAAAGGGAATTAAGATCGTTAGCTTTGACAGTACGGTTCAGATCTTTCTAGATACCATTGGAACCAAAGGAGGCTGCTCATGACCGAACAAGATTGCAATTTCGTGCCGCCAATAACACAGGACTGTGTCACTCCTGATATCATTGATGTTGAGGATGTGGACGCTGGACTGGACTTTCCTCTGCTCCCGCTTCCTTGCATTCCTGCATTTAGTGGATCTGTAGCCGTAAGCATCACTCCGGAACCCAGAACATCCGAACCCACAATTAAGATACGTAGGGACGACAGTAGTGAGTGCGGCTATAAGATTACTGGTAATATTAATGTATGCGTTCCGTCAGGAGATGCTTTTGTTGATAGCGGCGGCGTACTGCGCTGGAGAAATCCAGGTGGGAATCAAACTACCAGGAATGGTGCAATAGTTGCAATTGATGGATCTTATAATGCCTATAATTGCAATTTCATGGAGGTGTTCCAGTTCTGGAACTGTACCATTGCAACATCAGCTACTACTCCGCCTCCTGACCAAACTAGGATTATTCCAAGATGTTTCGGGGACAACGGGGAGCCTCCCCCCTGCGTTGACACATCTTCAGCTTGGGTAGACCGAGATGACATAGAGCTTCCGGTTCTTAAGTGGAACAATGATGATGGTGAAAAGACGATAGTACGAACTGTCGAGCAGGACCTCAGTCCTGCTGGTGGCACTACTTCTACGATTATCAGCCAGGGGACCCTTACTAACGACATAGCTGGAATTACATACCAGCCAAGTCTCAATTATAAAATCAGTTTCTGGAAGTGTAATCCCTACGAAGCGCCCACAGGGAACGAAACGCATGAAGAAGCAGAGGCTGAAAATCCACCAGATAAGATTGTCACAATTGAGGCAGAGTTCGGAACTAGCGTTGATCCCTATAACATGGGAAGGAATACGCTTGCAAGCCTTACAGGTAATGGGCCAGTCTGGGGAGGAACAGGTGATGGGCCGCCGAATCCTGATGAAAAAGTTGCAAAAACGGACGTCTGGGAAAGGGCCAAGCCTCCTGTTGGTTATACGGCTGCTGGTGGTGCTGGAAGTAGAACCGATGGTGTAAGTTACAGTGGAGAGCGGGTGGTTAAGGTAGAGGCGTACGGCGCAACTGGATGCACCAACAAGATTTTTAGAAGAAAGGCAACCTTCGATAGCTTTGGAATGCTTACTCGCTTGGGCGCTGAGGAAGTTCAAGACTATGTCGGATGCTCTGGCCCGACAGGTCCAACAGGTCCAACAGGTCCAACTGGTCCGACAGGTCCGACAGGTCCCACAGGTCCAACTGGTCCCACAGGTCCAACTGGTCCAACAGGAACAACAGGTCCCACAGGTCCCACAGGTCCAACTGGTCCGACAGGTCCAACTGGTCCGACAGGTCCCACAGGTCCCACAGGTCCCACAGGTCCAACTGGTCCAACAGGAACAACAGGAGTAATGGGAGCAACAGGTCCGATTGGCCCAACTGGTCCGACTGGTCCAACAGGTCCGACTGGTCCAACTGGTCCTTTGATACCGGGAGGCACCGGCGACATGCTTTATAACGACGGCGCCAATTGGGTGGTGCTTGCCAATCCTGGAATTCCCAGTCCCCCTAGCTCTAAGTGGTTATTACAACACGGTGGAACCTTCCCGTCTTGGATGGCCTATTAAGTCAGCGGGCTATTGATGTATGTGTGGCGGAGTGACCACGGCATATGCGCTCCATGCCGAAGATTAGGTCACGGCTCGTGCTGCATTTGTAGATCACAAGCAGTAAGTTGAACTTGGGCAACTTGGCGCCGAGTACAACACGGATACCATAAGTACTATGCCGGGCACTCGTATCATCAATCCAACCGTCACTGTCATCATAGACACAGCGCGGGCTCGGTATTTATACGTTGCGAAATGATCGATGCTGTATAGTGTTCCGTTATGTCTAGCGATCAAGTCATCAAACCCACCGTCACCGTCATCAACCCTACCGTCACCGTCATCATGGGTACAAATACCCTGATGAATCCGACGCTTTCCATATTGACTCCTACGATTCCTCGTCGCTCTGCGGAGTTGGTACGGCTAAGAAAGTCTATCGAAGATAGTCTGATTCACTCCGGAGTTGACCCTCAGCAGGTCGAGCATTGCATTTTGGGGGATGATGAAAAAGTCTGCAGTATCGGGGAGAAGCGAAATCAGTTGATGGATATGGCTCGAGGAAAGTATATTGCTTTTGTGGATGACGATGACGTTGTGACCCCTGAATACATCGGGCGCATACTCGAAGCCGCTGCTCTTGATCCTGATGTCATTACTTTTAAACAGCATGCCACAATTAACGGAGTCCATGCAACAGTTGAGTTTAAGCTAGGTAATCCGAACGATGCCTTTCCGGGCGATGGCACTGTTCGTCGTAATGCTTGGCATCTTTGTGCGTGGCGTAAAACTGTTGCCATTAAAAGTCGGTTCCCTCACACCAGCTATTGGGAGGACATAAACTGGGCTAAGCCTTTGTGGCAATTACGCAATCTTCGAGAGCAGCACATTCCGGAGACGCTCTATATTTATCGCCACGATTCTGCAACTACCTCCGTAGGTCCGCCGAAGCCCCCCATTCGAAAACATGTCATCAACCCCACTGTCACCGTAATCATGGACACAATCGGTGGGCATCAAGATCAAATTGGCGACACCATCAAGTCGTTTCTGGCCCAGGACTACCCACTCTGCAGACTACTGATCTTTAATCGACATCCATCACCACTTATCATAAAAGGCCTCTCAGATGAGGCAAGGATGCGGATCGAAATTATCAATGAGCAAGATACTTACCTGCGTCCAGTGTATCAGCACATGGCAAATATGAAGGCTATCCGTACTGATTGTTGGACCATTTTAGATGACGACGACCTCCTTGAGCCAGACCACATCTCACAACTCGTCGGATTCTGGAACACTTGCGTCGACCGCACAGCAGATCCTCTTTCTGTCAGCTCCATGAATTATATGGTCCACTATGAGGATAGCACGCATCCGATGCACTTCCGTGGATGGGCTGTGACACTTTTTGAAAGACTCAAACCAGACGAGGTTGATCTTTGCTTTAAGCTGTTTCCGCCCGATATTGTGTGTGGTAGCGACACCTGGATTGCCGGGTGCTCTTACTTTGATCGGCGCGACTTCGACGGAAAACCAACGTATCATTGGGATCGCAAGGGTAACAGCCATGTCTCCCAGCACGAAACTAACCGAGGTGATACCCCTGTGGGCGTATTCGCCATTATCGAGAACTACTGGCGAATCAAAATTGCTAGTCGCGGCATGACTCTCAATCCAGTAATTCTGTAATTCTGTAATTCTGTAATTTCAAGGGTATAACTTTAATTTGATACTATGAGCCTAGAGCGTATTACCGCAAGACACCCTACTGATAAAATGTCGGTTCACTCATACATTCCTATTTATGAGCGGCTGTTTGCTAAATTTAAGGAAAGCCATGGACGAGTCCTGGAGATTGGCACGTTAGACGGCGGCTCTCTACGTGCCTGGGAAGATTGGTTTACAAAAGCCAGTATCGTGGGAGTGGATATAAATCCTAAGCCACCTTACATCGAAGGACGCGAAAGGATTCATCATATCAGAGGAGACGCCTACACTGAGGAAGTTTTTCACAAACTTGAGGCCATTGGAGACTATAACATCATTATTGATGATGGTCTGCACGAGCTCGATGCTCAATGCACCTTCTGCGCAAATTATGTAAAGCTCCTTGCTCCAGGAGGAATAGCTGCAGTTGAGGACGTCCAAGATCCTGCACATGCTAAGGCTCTATCTGCGGCAGTACCGGAAGGGTTTCATAGCGTACTGGTCGACCTTCGATATATCAAAAAAAATCGCCATGACGATCTGCTTTTTCTGATCTGGCAAAAGTCAGCCACCTTTGAGCCGACATTATGATTGCTCCTGCAAGCGTCATTTGAGTAGAGCAATTCTCAAATATCTGTATAATCACCAACAATGAGTCCCAACCTTATCATTTCAGATGCCGTCCTGGATCTTTCTTCTTATCAGCCCACGAATGAAAAGAGTGCCCCTAGTGGATATGCGTCGTTAAACGCTAGCAGTGTCGTTCCTCCAGCAGAGCTATTCCCTAACTTCTCGGCGTCACCAGTTGGATCTTTGTGGGTTAAGGGGAGCAGCACGGCAATGGCCGTTCAGGCTGGAACGACTTTTGATACCAATGGTATCACTGCTGGTCAGGTCAGGGTTGGCTTGATCACTGGCACACAGTACGGAATCGATCAGCAGAGGGCAAGCGCACCACTATATCTTCACAGCAGTGCGGGAAGTAATAGGGTATATATTAGCTACAACCAATTTGTCGGCGGCGCAGACTCTGGCGGAAACAACTTTACCTGGAGCGTAGGTCCAACCGGAACATTTGCACTATTGGGAGGAACATTTGGTGGCACAGTCAACATGACGACCCATCCAATCAGCAACATTACAACTGCCTCTGGATCAACACTTACTGTTAATTTTGATACAGGGGGAATTGCTTCAACCGGAACAATGGCACTTACCGGTACCGTTACTGTGCCGAATGCCCACACCGGAAGTGTTGATGGTCGTCCAGTAAACCGAGTATCTGGCGACACCCTTTACGCAAGGAAGGACACAACTAATACCTACAGTCAGGTTCAGACCTTTACTCAGAAGCCAACCTTTACCGCTCTGCTAAATCAGAGCGACACTACCGGACTGACAGCAGCTCTAGCTGACAGACTGACAAGATCTACTGGTGGAACAATGGCAGGACCAATCGCCATGGGATCCAATAAGATTACCGGACTTGGCGCTCCAACTGCCGCTACTCAGGATGCAGCCACAGCGACTTACGTGGAGTCGTTGTCAACAACATCCACTGGTGGAATCCTAACCAACCTAATTGCTACCTCTCCGCTGACCAAGTCCATGGCGGGAAGTGTCACTACGATTTCGCTGCCAGTAGCGTCAAATAGTTCAGCTGGGTATCTCTCTATATCTGATTGGCAAAAATTCAATTCGACTGCCGCACTGACTACCAATCAGGCCGATGCCACCATCTTTGCGGGTCCAGTCTCTGGGGCCGACGCCTACCCCACATTTAGAGCTCTAGCGCTGACAGACTTGGCGGATTTCGCATTTACAGCAACTCAAACCTTAACGATTGGACCTGTCTCCAGCCAGTCTCATGCCGACAGTGCCAACATTTCAGTCGCAGGCGCAGCGGTCGGAAATCCGGTAATCTTAGGTCTCCCTGCTGCGCCGATCGCTGGAATCTCTTACTTTGCTTATGTCGCCTCGACAAACAATGTAAAGATCAGGGCCCTCAACATAACGGGATCATCCGTCACAGTGACGTCTGCCAGCTACACTGTAACCGTCATTAAGACCTAATTATATGGCACTATCTACCTACGTCTGGACCAAACAGGTCACTGAGGAGGCAGCGAGCTCGACCTCAGGAAACCAGGCTGGTCACCGACTGATTATTGAGATCATAGAGTCATCTATTATTGATGGTAATCCATTTGTTTTTCAAAGGGCAGTAGTGAGCGACGGATCAACAGACTACGAGGATGCCTTCTACTCTGTTGCCTCTGTTGTCGATATGGCGGATCTTTCTGTAGATGATCCGGCGACAGGCTCTGTCTTCTACAGAACCAACTCAATTGATCTTTTTTTCTCGGATCTAGACTCCCTGAATGACGCCATCGTTGATATCAAAGACGCCCTAGGTTCCCTTTGTCTGGCTAATGATACAGCCATCACTCTGACGCCTGCAGTTATAGATTATTATCCAGAGGGAAGCTACGAGCGTTACTGGGGAGTCTCTGGAAATCCAACTCTAACCAATGCGGAGATCATCGCTCTGGAGCACGAGGAAGGAACCGTAAAGGCTACAAGCAAAACTTACGACACCAACGATGCGACTCTATATCTCTATATTGCCTTCAGGGCCGCACTCGGAACTGGGACGTTTACTCTAAACGGCGCGGCCGTTTCGGGTGGAATGACACTGGCAGTTACGTCTGTGACCAATGCCAATGGATACGCTGCCTCTTACAACGTCTATCGAACAACCGTGACCAAGACCGGATCGGCATTAGTCTTAGCTGTAACATGATACTAGATCAAAACAAAGTTAGACGGCTGCTGCAGAATGCTGCATTGAGCGTGACGATGCCAGAACTGTCTCTGTTTGTCGATCAAGCTAAGGCCGTCAAGTCTATGGTTCTCACTGGAGGTTGTCGTCCATGCCAGGAGAACGCAAAGATGATGCCGATCGTTACAAGGGCACAGGACTTCATCTCCAGACTTTCTCCTGAAAGGATTTCAGTATTGAAGTCAATCCTTGGAGTAAGGGACAGGCTATTTTCGTACTCTCCTGGGAAACATGGCAAGCCGGGACTGGTCGAATTGAAATAGCTAAAAAAAAGCAATTTTGTTGATGACAGCCTAATCTATCTCCGATACTATCTACGCACATATATATGAAGAAACTCATCCTATCCCTTTTCACCCTAACTGCACTTTCCTTCTCTGCCCTCGGCGGTCAGAACGAGAAGTTCACGGGTACCACCCAAATCCAAGCGGGCACTCTGACGCTCAAGCCAGGAACGACCCTCACTCTTTCCAATACAGCTTCAGCTCCGCAGCTCGATCGAGCGTTCTATCTTGGCGAACCAGCAACGTCGCTAACTATTGTTACTGCCACAGCGATTACCGCTGCTGGCACAACCTATACCGTCGCTAACCAGCCCGACGTTCCTCGTTTGCTTCAGACGGTAAGAGCTCTGACGAGTACTGCCGATACGGGTGTGATTTCAGTAACTATCGTTGGAACCGACACAACTGGCGCTGCTCTTACTGAAACAATTCTAGTGGCTACTGGTGCAACAACCACCCTTGGAACGAAAGCGTTTAAAACCGTAACGAGCGTTACTCAAGTGGGAACCAACACAGCTGTTGCTGGAGCCGATACCGTAGCCGTTACCTGTCAGGGTGTTTATGGACTTCCAGTTATTCCAGTTGAAAACCAGACGTTTGCGATCACGACTTCCGGCAGTACTCTCGCCGCTTCTGCTGTCGTAACAAATGCCAGCGTTGCCCTTTGCACAGTTGCAGTGGCCTCCAATGGTGGTGCTAAGCTCTGGGTCCACATCGCCCGCTAAGTAGTTTCCCCTCACAATCTACCCGACCAGAAATGGTCGGGTTTTTTGTTGTCGTGATGCAAAGAAGGTCCTTGCGTCGAATCGATTTCTTCGTATTCTTATGCCACATGAGAAAACCACTAACCGAAGAACAGAAAGCCAAAAATCGCATATATCGAATGGCCTACTATGAGAAAAATAAAGACCTTGAATTGGCCAGGGCAAAAGAGTACCAATCAAAAAATCGTGAGAAGCTCAATGATTACTACCGAGAGTATCATGCCAAGGATCGAGAGAAGAACAATGAGTATCATAGGCAATATCGAAAGGACAATCCTGATAAGATTGCCAGGATTGAGTTTGAGTCCAAAGCTAGAAATCCTCTGAAAGAATGGGCCAAGGATCAGTGCCAGAAGGCCGTTCGTCAGGGGCTCTTAAGTAGGCCAGATAAGTGCGATAGGTGTCCCACTGCATGCGTACCAGATGGACATCATGAAGATTACAGCAGGCCGTTGGATGTAGTGTGGCTGTGTCACACTTGTCACGCAGTTGCCGATCGATCTAGGAGGGCTAAGGAGAAAGCCACAAGGTAAAGATACAAGAGGTCGGAAATGATAGAATATGGGACATAATACTTTGTATAGCATATATCTATCAGATACATGTTATACAAAAGGCCTTAGGGCCCAACACATGTCGCAAGACAAAAGTCTTCATCGAGCTGAACGTCGAATCAGCGAGTACCTTCTTCGCGGCTAAGCGATGATTTCTTTTCTCACCAACATACATCCGTAAGAAGCGGAAGTGTTGGCGTCGTTCCACTCACCTTTTTTTGTCGTTAGTGCGACGTTAAACATCCCGGTGCTTGGGCACTGTTAGCTGGGTTCAATTCCTAGCGAGGTCACTAAGCCCAAGGCGTTCAATCGAAAGATTGGGAATGATCCAAACAAACACAGCCCCACAAGGGGAGGCGACGATGGCCGACTCCATCGTTAGGTCAGAACGTGACCTATTCGAAGAAACCCTCACTGCAGCCCTCAAGGGCCTGCGCCTCGGCAAGATGGCAAAGGTTCAGGTAATCGAGCTCCCCGAGGAGTTTGCCCTCGTAATTGACCGGAAGCACCTGCTCCGGTATCGGGGGGTGGGCCCAAAGGCCGTCGCGGAGTTTGTGGAAAACCTGAGCGAGAGATTGGATGGGTGCAAGGTGTTCTTCTCCACCTGACACCAACTGAAGGTTCGATCCCTTCCGTCGTTCGTGCGACGTTAAACAGCATACTAGGCACGAAGCGTCCACTCACTCGAGTGGGGATATGATCAAAATTATCACAGAGACGCAGGCCCTCTTAATGGTCTGCACTCCCGAAGACCGGATTAAAGGTCTTGTCGTAGTTCACAGCGGCGTGTTCCACGCCGACGATGTGTTCTTCGTCGCCTTCCTCACGCTGGTCAGTCCCAGCATTCAGATCGTCCGGACTCGCAAGAGCGAGATCATTGAGGCGGCGGAGATCGTGGGCGATGTTGGTGGCATCTGCGCCATCAATCAAAACCGCTACGACCACCACCAGAAGGGTGGGGCCGGTGCGCGCCTGAACGGAGTGCCCTTTGCGAGCTTCGGCTTGATCTGGTCGCACACAGGCTGGACGCTGGACCTGATCGGCACCGTGCTCAGGGGCGGCGGTCAGTACAGCGCCATCGCTCGGATAGTCGACGAGTCGCTGGTCCAGGCGATCGACGCGTCGGACTGCGGCTTCACGTCGGCCGCCAGCGACCCTTTCGCGGATGCCACTCCGCGCTACTCGCTGAGTATGGCCATCAGCGCGTTCAATCCGGACTGGTCGGAGGACGACCAGGACTTCGACGCCGCCTTCGCCAGGGCCGTCGAATTCGCACAGATGATTCTCCGTCGAGAGATCATCAGCGCGGCGGGGCAGGTCGAAGCGACGTTGGTGGTCAAGCAGGCAATCACCGAGCAGACGGACGAGCCGGAGATCTTGATCCTCAATCGGTTCTGCCCTTGGCAGAATACGGTCCTGCGATGCGCCGACGTGGTGAAGTTCGTTGTCTTCCCTTCGGAGACTGGCGACTGGCGCGTGCAGGCAGTGCCCGTCTACTCTGGCTCGTACGAGACCAGGATGTCCCTTCCGGCAACCTGGGCAGGCCTCCGCACGGCGAAACTCGCAGCGGCGGTTCGCGCCAGTGGCGGATCGATCGGGGACGACGAGGCGGCGTTCTGCCACGACAAGCTCTTCATCGGTGGGGCGACCACCTTTGAAGGAGCCATGCAGATGGCTCGCGCCGCCCTGCCAAAGGTTGCTGAGGTCAGCATCGATCTCACGGATCTCCGTGAGCGGGCCTAGCAAGCCCGTGCAGTTATCTCCCGCCCCGAAAGGGGCGGGACACTTTCCGGGTTATCCATGAACCCAGTAATAAAATGGAAGTTGCCGAAAGGCATAGAAAGGCACACCATGACGTGTACCTCGTATATCCGGGTTAAGGGCCCCGTGAAAGCCCTCAAAGTCTGCAACTGGTGCGGCCCAGATGCAGAAGACCCGCAGCCGCAGCAGTTGTTCCTCGTGGCGGGGGAACAGGATTCGTTTGGGACAGAATGGCACGAGGTGTGCCAGGCCTGCATCGACGCTGGCAACGTCGCCTCCGAGACGGCGCTCGAGGTCCGAATCGCCAAGATGGTGGAGAAGCTCGGCAGTGAGCAGTCCGATACGGACTTCTACGTCGCGGCGCTGGGCAGCCGCGACACGGTGGACGAGTGCGCCATCGTTCGGGGAGCGACGAACGCAGCCCATATGTTTGTCCGCTGGGAGGACATCGCCGCCAACAAGGGCGACTACCTCTACTCAGAGGCGCTCCGCATCGCCACTGACGACGACCGGAGCACCGTCGTCAGGTTCCGGAAGGACCGGGACGAGGAGGAGCGGCGGTACTGGGCCAAGCAGGATGAGCTGGAGGAGCTGGGGGAGCTGGAGGATCGAGATGCTCAGGATGAGCAGGATGAGCAGGATGAGGAAAGGGAGGAAGCATGAGCGCCTCCTACGCAACAGAGGACCTCCGCAAGCTCCTCGTCGCGATCCTCCGCAAGGAGCCGCGACAAGCCAAGATCGCCCTTATGGCGGTGACCCTCACAGGGGACACCCTCACCATAAAGGGCCAACTGGAAGACTGGATCCACTCCAGCCTCCAGGCCCTCAGCCAGAAGCGAGCTCCACGCCCGCCCTCGACTGAGCTCAAGAGGATCGCGAAAGCGCTCCTCGACCACCACTTCCCTGGTTAATAATGGGAAGGTTCGGGTCTGCCTTCGGGTGGTCGCCGTTGTTAGTGATTTATCCTTACGGATACTTCCTACAACGCGACCACACCGAAGGCAGACCAGGAGACATGGCGTGTTGGTTTCATATACCCTTTTTTAGGTATCAAAGACTTTCGGCACCTTGAGTGTCACGCAGTAGGCCCTCCCTTGGCCTAACCATATGGGATTAGAAAAACGTTACCATGAAAATCATGAACGTCAGTGCAGTGTTGGTTGCGGTTGTAGGTCTCATGCTTGGTGCATGCGATAAAGACGGTGCGATTAGTACCTCGATTAAGAAAGAGGAGGTCCGACACAAGGAGGCAACCTCCGCTGAGAAAGCGCGGCACCTCAAAGAGGTCAGGGACATTAAAAACGCTGAGGCGTGGCAGAGCCTGAAGCAGAAGATGGAAGCTGCCAAGGCCACCGTTGCCGCTGATGGCGAGAGCCTGAAACAGAAGATGGAAGCGGCCAAGGCCACCGCCGCCGCTGAGGGCGAGAGCCTGAAACAGAAGATGGAAGCGGCCAAGGCCAAGGCCTCGCGCTGGAGCTTCACCCCCAGTGCCAACCCGTAAATATGGACGCCTCACCAAATAACAAGAAGGTCAACCGGATGACGGCCGAAGCTCTTCGGATCGCTCTCTCCGTCGCCAGTGAAACTGGCAACATCGACGAGAGAGGTCGCCCCATGTCGGCTAACGCTCGCCATCTAATGGCAGCGCTGGCGGCGAAGAGCTAAGAGGCTCTCCAACAAATATCCAGTGGGCCGGTGCGCCCACTGCACTTTCCGTGTAGAGCGCAGCCCTTTTAAGGCTGAGGTTGCTGGTTCAAATCCAGTCCTACGCGACTATTTATGCAACAGCAAATGTTGTTGCTTCTGGGACTTGGCCCAGAAGTACCGTCCCTGAAACGCAAAGTGCAACCCTGCGAGCGGATGCGCTCTCTGTTTCAGGAGATGAGGAATGCGGCTGCGAAAGCCTGAGGATCTACTGGGCATGGGAGCCCAGCCCTTTCGGGTGGTTGCGTTGTTAGTAACTTGTCGCAAGACATTTAACTACACAACGCAATCACTTGGAGGTAGACCGGCAATGAGGCGTGTATACTTACAGATTCCTTTTCTTTACAGGTCAGCAACCTTTCCCCCAAAACCATCAGAAATCTAGAATCTCAAATTCTTCTGATTACTAATTTGCAGCCATAGCTCAGTCGGATAGAGCAGAAAACTTCTAATTTTCAGGTCGTTGGTTCGATCCCAACTGGCTGCACCATTCTCTCAGTTCAGAGTTACGCCCTGAATGAAGCCCTCTCCGCAAGGGGCCATAAATCGTGAGATATCGCCTAAGCCCGATACTCCACGTCACTTTCGTCACTTAACGGTGACCCAAACAAAACAACAACCAAAACAACCAGTGCAACTAAAACAAAAACAAGAAGTAAAAAGTAAGCAATGTAGCCCCTCAAAGAAGAGGCTTGTGGACGACTTCCAAACCGACAAGAATTCTATGAGCAAGATGGAGCTGGTCATTTCAATGACCGCCTTCTGCATGGTAACTGGACCCGTCTATTTTGTGATCTGGTACCTCAAGCATTTTTCATTCATTGAATAAAGCAAATAACAGAACCAAACAAACAACATAGGAGACTGCATAACATGTCAGAAACCAATGAAGGGTTAAAGGCGCTATCACTTTTGACCATGACGCTAAAGCCAGAAGCGACAGCGCCTAAGCCAGAAGCGACAGCGCCTAAGCCCAAGGCAAAACCCAAGGCAAAACCCAAGGCAAAACCCAAGGCAAAACCCAAGGCAAAACCCAAGGCAAAACCCAAGGCAAAACTGCCAAAGCGTAAGCTGAAGTTTAGGCCCAGGACGCTTACGGGGCGGTTGATTCGCCCAGTAAGGCGAGCCCTTTACTGGGCCCGCGAGTGCTGTAAAGCACTCGTAGCAGGATTACGCGGCAAAAAGTATCCGAAGAATCGGATGGAACTGCCGTAGGCTTAGTGTCAGGAGGAGCTTTTTCGTTTATGGCCACGGCTAGCTGGTAGCTAGCCGTGGTCATTGTCTTGCAATAATCAGATGAATAAATACCCATGGGATTGTCTAGAATGCGTATATCTAGGACACCATAACGGCGCAGACCTCTATGCCTGCCCCGGAAACAATAATAATCCAACAGTTACAGCGGTCTTCAGTACAGAGGTCGGTGACTACGTGCATAGCCCAGTCAAGAGGATCGACTCCTCAGGCATTCTCACTGTAGCCCTATCCTACGCTCGCCAGCAGGGGTACTTGGATAGCAGTGATAGGTCCACTGACCGCCTCGCCCCATTGAACGATTTTGAAATTTTAGAAGCTAAGTATCCAGTGCCAGTTATCGGTGACGTTCCGGATTTGAATCCGGTAATCACCAACTAAGACAACCAAGACAACCAAGACAACCAACCTAATCAAATGAAAAAACAAATCGAAGAGAAACAACAAGAACAGGATCGTGCAATGATGGATAAAACTATCGCAACCTTCGAAAGACAGATCGCCCACAAGAACGATCAGGGAAACTTCCTGATCCGTGATGGGGAAGTCACACTGGGGCGACTAGTCCTCGCCGCCGGTGATGCAATGCTCAAGGTTCAGCAAGAGCTGATTCGTATGTGGCAAACTCAAACTCGAGCTCAGGAGGACACCCTCCATAAATTTTTCGCTCCTCAGGCTTCGTCGCCCATTCGCCAATCAACTCGATTGGCTGATTTCATCGACGAGGATGCTGCTCGGTTCAGAGTTACAGCCAAGAACTATCGCGCTGCGGGCCAAACTGATCTGGCCAAGAAGGTTACCAATATGTGTATCGCATTTGATGCAATGGCTGCCGGTCTGCGGAAAAACTTCGACGAGTCTGGCAGCCTGTTTGCCAAGTACAATTTTGCTGTTCCGGCGACGAAGGAGAATCTTCAGAATGACCACAATCTCAGTCCTATCAGCAATGTTGATGATGATAAAGGAGAACCAGATCAGGACTCCCTGGACGCCTGGAAGGCGAGCCTCCATCAGGACGACGTGGTGCACAGTATCCGGGGACGGTTTGCTGAGCACGTAGCGTCTCAGGGCATCTAATCTCATGCAGTCAAAGGCGTCAGCCTCCTGCCTGTAGGGTTTCGCCCATACGAAGGGAGGACAGAGGAATGGAGCCATCTTCACCCTCGAAGGCCCGGACGTAGGGAAGTGTCAAAGGATGGAATTTCCTAATGGCGTTACTTTCCGACTTAAAGTAAAGTCGGTGGTGGAGGGTGCAATAGCCGAAACGCAAGTGCGCCCCTGTAAATGCGAGATCGGCTCAACTTCACTGTTGGGTCGGTCTCGCGATTTAGGCTCACATCTTATGATCCAATGTAGGCTTCCAGAGCTGAGATTGGGAAGGGTAGTGGGTCCAAATCGCGAGACAAAAACTCGCTGCGCCTAAAAGGCGCTTGTTCTGCAAACTCAAATTGAAACTAAGAACGTGGCGCCCAATGGGTCTCTGCGACATCAAAGTAATATTCAAAGTTTTACAGAGCAAATTCAACAGCAGAGTCGAATAGCATAAAAGGATTCATTTAGCCGATCCCAACTCTAACATGATATGCGGGTTCAATTCCCGCCCTCGGTGCTCAGCTCATCTGATCGTTTACTTAGTAACGATTCCTTTAAAATGGAAACAGGTGGGCTGAGCACCGAGGTAGCACAATGGTAGTGCGCGTGCCATGAAACTGAGGTTGGTTAATTTAGGGTCCGACAAAAGCCAGTTCGACTATTCTATGAAATGAATAACGGGTGGGGTCAGCGGCAATGCTGACCCCACCTAATTTTGTTAGTACTTTTATCAAGAAACTTAATGCAAGTTAAACGATAAAATCATGAGTAAGAAAGCACACGAGCTGATCGCCGTTCAGGGTGACCTCACCGCAAAAACCAAAGCAATCCTTCTGGAGACCTTTAAGGCCTTCTCAGGAAAACCAGAGCTCTTCCTCGGCTCCTACAAAGCAACTAAGGCCTACAGTGCCGATCGATCGCAGGGAATCGACGCTGAGGAATTCAAGGATCTCACTACAACTGTGCCTGAGCGAATCGGCTATACTCTGGCTGTGGTCAAGGACGAGATCAACGCACGCGCATCCTTGGATGCCACCAATTGCCTAGCCAAGGCAGATCTTATTATCGATGGAGTGGTACTCGCCACGGGCATTCCAGCGGTATCACTCTTGCTCCTCGAGCAGCAGTGCGGTGCCTGGCTTGAGCTCTTCACATCAGCCCCAACCCTAGCGAACGGCGTCGCCTGGGAATTGGATCCCGACAAGGGACCGGACATCTACGTCACTAAGCATCCTATTGTCAGAACGAAGACCGAAAAGGTTTCTTCTGCAGTAGTCTTGGCACCTGCCACTCAACAGCATCCGGCTCAGGTCAAGGAAGTCGTCAATGATGTTCCTGTGGCCAGCATCACGGAGACTCAGTGGAGCGGCATGGTCAGTTCTGCCTACAAACACGGCGGAGCGGAAAAGGTACAGAAGCTGAAGACAGCGGCTAAAGAAGCACGTCAGCGAGCCAACAATCAGGAAGTCGTCATCTCCACTCTCGGAGATGTAGTCTTTAACTACCTGATGAAGAGCTAAGAATTTTTAATTTTGTCTTGGGAGGAACAATGCGCCATCACGTTGAAAGCGCTTATTAAGCCCGGTGAAAGCCCGACCAGATCTTCCGTTCCTCTCTTCCTCTTGCAGGAGCTATACTGACTATGGCTGGCAAATAACTAACCAACAACCTGGCGCCTCAGCAGACTCTGGGGCAAATTTTTCACGTAACAGCTCAACCTGGTAGAGCACCTGTATGCAGAACAGGACGTTGCTGGTTCAAATCCAGTCCTACGTGACCACTTTCAGTAAACCAGCAAAACCAACAAAAAAAAACAAAAACTAAAACAACAAAACAATGACAACTACTGAGACCAATAAATACATCCGCCTGCTCCGGCGCCTGAAAACGCTGAACCATAGCTGGATCGAGGCGGCTGAGATACTGAAGAAAATTCGGGACGAGAGGCTGTACTTGGGAGAATACAGCTCCTTCAATCAGTTCTGCGCCTGCGAGCTGGGGAGAACCGACCTGAACATCCGCTATAAGATAAGGGCTGGGGAGATTGCTAAGGCAATCCACAGTGAGTTTGGTATCGCAATCTGTAACGACCATGCAGCTGCGTTAATTCCGCTAAGATCGGAGGAGCGTATCGCTGCCTTCAAGGAAGCGATGGCCTCGTCTGGGACAGGGATGCCGACGAAACAACAAATAAAAGAGGTAGTACAGCGAAGGGATGGCTCACCCCTGTTCTTGACTATCCATGCGTTGGTAAGAAAAGTGAAATGTCCAAAGGGGGTGTTTCTATCCCCAAAACGGTCCAAGCAGTTTGAGGAGGACCTGTTGTGGTTCATCCAGCAGTGGCTGGCAAATAACTAACCAACAAACCGGCACGTCAGCGGGCGTTGACCTTCGGGCGACTCTGGGGTACACTTTAATTGGGCCATAAAGGATTCGACTAATAGGTCAGATCTACAGCCACATGCAGAGGGACGACTTAGTTACCTCTTTAAACTCCTGAGACAAAACTCAAACGCTAACGCGAATGACTCCGGCAACGGAAATGTGATCCAGGGCTACTTCGGTAGCTCTTCGGTCCGCACTCCGATGCTCGCTGCGGCCTAGTCCGCATCCGTCCTCTCTTCGACACCTGCTAAGGGAGAAGGACGACACCAGCAGGACGATGGTGGTGGATCCACTTTGGTACTGATCATACAGCAATGCTGCAGATCTGCGACTCGACCCACCTGGCAGCACATTTCCAGGGGACCTGTTAAGAGCGAATAATGAGATAAGCATGTAAACGCGGTAGAGTAAGACAGATTAGGACCGGGCTCTCAGATGCCCGATGGTCCACCATTTATACACTTGTCCGGTTAAAGTCCGGGCTACTCCGCCGCCCGCAAGGGCGACGGACACTTTCGCCTACTGGCATTCGTGTAAAACAGTAGGTTGCAACACAAGGCGACAGAAAAACTGATGTTTACATCAGCGGAAGCACAAGAAGAAATGAGACAATAGATACTCACTCCTGAAAGTGGCAAAGCTACGCTCTCGAGCCCTTTGCTAGCTCACGAGTTAAGATCGACCCGTGAGAGGTCCCTTAACTCATCTGACCACCTGTGTGGCTGTGCCATTACCCCCTAGCTAAGGGTGATGGCACTTTCTTTTAGTCAACCAACCAACAAAAAAAAATAACTAATGTCAGCACTTTACTCGCAAGCACAGATTAAACTAACCGACGCTGAGATATTCGGGATCGTCATTGGTAAGCAGCGAAGGGAGATCGCTGCACTTGAGGCGCAGATAGACTCGCTCATCGCTCTCAGGAAGAGCGATCTTCTGGAGAAGAAGGAAATGGGTGAGAATATCGAACGACTGGAAGCGGAGATGATCAAGATCACCCATACCGCCCTCCCAAACTTCAATACCGAGGAGCAGGGATAATGGGCGGAGGAGCATACAGTTCGGCCTCAAGAGGCGCAACCTATACCACCGCGAAAGCTACGGGCGCTTCGGTGTTCCGTCACATGGCGGATCTCAAGCAAGCAGGTAAGGCCCTTGTGGTTCACCCTCTGCTTGATCCCAGGCGTACCAACGAGGCGGGACGAGTTGTCCGCGAAAGCCGAGATAGTGACGAGCACCCCAACTCGTTACCAATCGCCATTATGCTCGACGTTACCGGCAGCATGTCGGATACGCTGAGAGTCTTCATTGACAAGCTACCCATCCTCATGAATCTTCTTGTTGATAAAATAGATATTGCCGATCCACACATCCTTTTTGGGTTTATTGGCGATGCCTACAGTGACAGAGTTCCACTTCAGGTGGGTAACTTTGAATCTGACAATCAGAAGATCGACGAGTGCTTCACGGCAGCAGTTCCTGAGGGCGGCGGGGGAGGACAGAACACTGAGTCTTACGAGCTTGGTGCGTACTTCCTGGCGCGACACACCGAGCTGGACTCTCTTGATAAGCGGGGTAAGAAGGGGTACGTCTTCTTCACCGGAGACGAACTCCCCAAACAGTACGTGTCTCGAGGTCAGGTCAATTACCTGATTGGAGATACCCTGTTGGCGGATATTCCTATGGAGGACATCTTTGCCGAACTCAAAGAGAAGTTCAACGTGTTCTGGATATTTCCAGGACAAACGTCGAACTACTATGACGCCTCAATTAATAAGCGACTCAAAAGGCTGTTCGGAAAGGGCCTGATCAAGCTACCCAATCCAAACGACATATGCGAAATGGTCGCAATGACCATCGCAGTCTGCGAGGGCGCCACTACGGAAGAGGCCAGAGCGGCATACCTCTCCTTTGGAGCTGATGCCAAAGGCGTAGCGGCGGCTGAGACAGCCCTAGCCCAAGTGATTAGGGAGCGAAGCTTCGCTTAGCAATCTGGACTCCCTCCTTAGACAGGGGGGGGTCCAGATACTTTATGAACAAAACACTATCACTTCTACTGCTTCTCTCACTAACGTCCTGTAGCAAGATCGCTGCAGCACAGCCCACTTTTGCAGTGGTGATTGCTCAGGGCATTACGCTCTGTGTAATATTATTACTGTCACGTCCTAAAAAAAAAAAAGAATCGAATTGTCACATCAAGCAGCCCAACAACCAATACTTACAATGAAATATACTTTAATTCACAACGGACAGCGCTACCTGATCCTAATGCAAGATGTCTACGGCATCAAAGGTCTATACAGGAGCAGAAGCTTTATTGCGGAGATCCTGTCCAGGTTTACGCCATTCTATCAGCTGAATCCTGTCTGGGGAACCAGGTACAGGTGGCTCGCCCAACATCGGCTGGAGTTCCTGCGTAACAGTAACAGAGAGAACTCGATCTGGGATCGCACCGCTCGAAAGGAGAGAGCTTGACCACCTTGGATGTGGTTACGGCACTGAAGAGGGGAAAACCGGGAGGCCTCTCATCTGTGGCAGAACTGCGGTGGTGCAAGCCACTAGTGTTCGCAAAGATCGATCCCGAAATCCAGATCGTAGCAAACCGGTACATCAAGAATCGCACCAGTGATGGCGCAGGATGGTCCGTCCTAAAGAACTGGCTCTATAAAAACCCACCAGAGGTAACATGAAAACACATGTCACAAGCAGACAATTGAGTGTGTCTGCTCCACACTTGCATCGCTCAACATATAGCAGGCCGTAGGGCCTGCTCCCTCGCCAACTATCCCATGGATGGTTGTGCTCGTTAGTTCAAAGAGATTTATTTTCTACGAATTAGCAGCACAACCATACATGGGTAGTTGGCGAAGGAGCGCTGGGTTTAGTAGATACAAGTTCTTTTTCTTTAGCTATTAGAATTTTCTAACCAATCCAGCTCGACTGGACAAGAGTTTCGGTGGAGACTATCCGCCCATTATGTTCAAATCAAAAACCAAATCTAGCAAGCCCAAGGGACTAACCTTTACCAGAGAGTTTTCTTCATCACAAGTGTCTCCATATGAAGAACTTGAGTGGGAACGGCGCACCGCCGAGATCACCGATGACTCTGGCAAAACAATTTTTAAACAGGAGAATGTCGAGGTTCCAAAGTCGTGGAGTGCACTGGCCACAAAGATTGCAGTCTCGAAGTATTTCTACGGCGACATCTCGAAGGGAACTGACCCGAAAAAAGGTGGCCGTGAGAATTCAGTCAAACAGATGATTGGTCGAGTCACTGAGACCATGGCAGAGTGGGGCCGAAAAGACGAATACTTCGACAGTGCCGAAAGCGCAGCAGCTTTCGAGGACGACCTCACCTGGCTGTGCCTTAATCAGTATGGCGCATTCAACTCTCCGGTGTGGTTCAACGTAGGTCTGTTTCAGAATTACGGGGTCAATGGGGGACAAGAAGGCAACTGGGTGTACAATCATAAGACCAAGGAGGCTGAGATCTGGAAGAACCAGTATGAGTATCCACAAGGTAGCGCTTGCTTCATTCTTTCTGTTGACGATACCATGGAATCAATCATGGATCTTGCTAGAGCAGAAGCTATGCTCTTCAAATACGGCAGTGGAGCTGGCACTGATCTATCCACACTCCGCTCGACTCGCGAGAGGCTCAGTGGTGGTGGTAAGCCTTCAGGCCCGATGAGCTTCCTAAAGATCTACGATCAAGTTGCTGGGACGGTCAAGAGCGGTGGAAAGACTCGTAGGGCCGCAAAGATGAACACGCTCAAGGACTGGCACCCTGACATTGAGGAGTTCATCGAGGCCAAATCTAAGGAAGAGAAAAAAGCCTGGGCCCTTATTGAGCAAGGTTACGATCCATCGTTCAACGGTGAGGCCTATGGGTCGGTGATGTACCAGAATGAAAATCTATCTGTAAGAGTTAGTGATCGATTCATCGAAGACGCCCTTTGCGGTCGTCCGTGGCAAACACACAACGTGAAAGACGGAAAGGTCTGTGAGACCAAAGATGCAAAAACTTTGCTTCGTAAGATCGCTGAGGGAACACATCTCTGTGGCGATCCTGGAATGCAGTTCGACAACACGATCCACAAGTGGCACACCTGCAAGGGCACAGATCGGCAGCACTCCACAAATCCGTGCTCCGAATATCTCTTCCTGAATAACACAGCGTGTAACCTCGCCTCCCTTAATCTGCTCAAGTTCAAGAAGTCAGATGGCTCTTTTGATGCGCTTTTGTTCCAAAAGGCCTGCCGAATCTTCATCACCGCCCAGGAAATTCTGGTCGATCGAGCTTCATATCCTACGAAGGCAATCGCAGAGAACTCTCACATCTTTAGGACTCTAGGTCTTGGCTTTGCCAACTTGGGTGCCCTGATTATGAGCTATGGATACGGCTATGATAGCGATGAAGGTCGCAATCTTGCTGGATTGATTACCTCTCTGATGACGGGAACCGCTTACGAACAGTCAGCGCTGATTGCCTGGGCAAAGAGTCCGTTTGATGGCTATAATGATGCTAGATGCTCTGGTGTCCCAGTGCCGCTTAAGCCCAGCAATCGTGCATCTATGCTGGAGGTTATTGATCTGCACCGCACTCATGCCCATCAACTGTCTGAGTCCGTTAAGTCAATCGGCAGCCTTTCAGAGCTAGCTGTTGCGTCTACTAGCGCTTGGAAGTCAGCCTACGTCCATGGAGCGTCATTTGGTTACCGCAACGCCCAGGTCACCGTCCTTGCGCCCACCGGCACGATCGGCTTCCTCATGGATTGCGATACCACCGGTATTGAGCCCGACATCGCGCTGGTGAAGTACAAGTTGCTGGCTGGCGGCGGTATGCTGAAGATCGTCAATCAGACGATCGGATCGGCGCTGAATACACTGGGTTACGACGACGAGCAGATCGCTCGGATCATTGCCCACATCGAGAGATACGATACGATCGAGAACGTGCAGGGCGAAACTCCGTTGGGACTCGGCACCGGTGCGCATTATAGTGTTAATCCCTCGGATCGCTCCAAGTCGACCTTCCATTCCGGTCTCAATCCTGAGCACCTGCCAGTGTTCGACTGCGCTTTCAAGGCGGCCAGCGGCACCAGAAGTCTGCACTACATGGGGCATCTTAAGATGATGGCTGCCTGTCAGCCCTTCCTGAGTGGTGCCATCTCGAAGACGGTCAATCTTCCGGAGGCTGCTACTGTAGAAGATATTATTAACACCTACGTTGAGGGCTGGAAGTTAGGACTCAAAGCGATTGCCATCTATCGAGACGGCAGTAAGCGATCAGCTCCTCTGAGTACAAAGAGCTCGAAGACAGCAGGGGTCGTAGAAGTTATGACTGACACCATCGACTTATCCGAGATTGAGGATATGAGATCATACATCGCCAGTCTTGAATTGGCTCATGGAGCCCCAGTCAAAAAGAGACTCCCTGATACTCGATCAGCGATCAACCACAAGTTCGAGGTCGGTGGACATAAGGGTTACATTAGCGTCGGTCTCTTCGAGAGCGGCAAGCCTGGTGAAATCTTTATTTCTATGGCCAAAGAAGGATCAACCATCGGTGGACTCATGGATACTGTTGCCACGCTGACCAGCATCTCGCTGCAGTATGGTGTGCCGCTGGAGTCTCTGGTCAGCATGTTTGCGTATCAGCGATTCGAGCCGTCAGGCTTCACCAGGAATCCTGATGTCCGCAATGCAACTTCGATCATCGACTACGTCTTCCGCTGGCTCGGGTGCCTCTTTATTCCAGGATACAAGCAGTCTCCAGAAACTGATACTCCTGCCCTAAAGAACGAGCTCCCGCAATTAGTGGAGTTGCTGGCTCCCCTACCGGCAGCTGAAGTAAGTCCTGTAAGACGATCTATTTACCTATCTGACCCTTGCAACAAATGCGGATCGTCAAAGGTGGTAAGAAGTGGTGTCTGCGGAGTGTGCACCGAATGCGGAGAATCAGCTGGATGTAGCTAATAAATGCAAACATTCCTGCCCTACGAGTGCTTTGCCAGATCCGCATCTGTTCTGGACGCGTCTCGACTCCACAATCAAATCAACGAGGCGCTGGTCGTCCTGGCCACCGCCCTTCGTTTACGTAGAATAAGTGACCTTGAATATGAACCTGTAGGTCCGAATGAAAAGCTTGGCTGGCAAAGCCACCCTGCTGTTAAGATGTGGCACGGAGCTGGAAACTGTCTTGGTTTCTATACCCTGTGTATGATGAGGGAGCTGCGTGCCAGAAATCATCCAGAGCAGCGGGTAAGAGAGGCCGATCCCGTTCGTTGGTGTCGCCTGATGGAACTTTGGAGCGACCGAAGCGAAGAAGGCATCCGAACTCCAACATGGCTAGGAAACGCCGACTTCCACAGGAGCCATCAGAGCAATCTGATTCGCAAGTACCCGGAACACTATACACAGTTCTTTCCAGACGTCCCTGACAGCCTTCCTTACATTTGGCTGCCGGGATTCCACTAACTCGTTCCTTGCTCCTAGCTCGTGGCTACTGCTGCGAGCTAGGTTGCCGGAACTGTCCGTACAAAGAAATGAATCAGCCTGATCGGCCAATTATAGACATTGATGATCTGGATCTGATTTCAGATCCTATCGACCATGAAGATATAACTAAAGTTTATCTTCCAAATGGACACTTAATCATTGGTTACCTGACCGCTGATACCGATGCTTGTGACCCTCTTGAGGATTGTGACGGCATGGGCATGATTACCCATGACGTCAGACCCTACCTAAGACAATACCCCAATGGAGATGCAATTCTCTATCCTTATCATGAAGAGGCCAGAAAGAAACTTGAGTTTCAAGTCAGGTCCAGAGAACTAATCTGCACTCAAGAAGATATCGATTGCAGGATAACACTCTTGGGCGATGAGTCGGTAAGACTGATAAACGAGATTAGCTTGGAGATACGGGACAAGTTCGTAGACGACAGTCTCATGATACTACTTAGCAGTAATTACATAGGTCAATATAGAGTGGAAAGTGATAAGTCAAAAGTTACTGGAATTTTTTTACCAGACACAGAACTGATTCATCATCTAAATTCATTTCCCAAAGACCAACAAAAAACTGAGCTGCTGAGACACTGCCATACCTCACTGGAGATGTACAATCTGTACAAAGATGGTGAGGTTTATGGGATGATCACCGAAGTGTTCGACAAGCATGGAAACTCAATCAACGACTCAGACGCCGTCTGGGGACTCCTCGGGCTTGACCACGCAAAAGAAGAACTAGCAGCATTCGTTGCTCAAAAAGAAACACTCCTCAGATCTGAATGGTCAAGGGGAGATCCAAATCAACTACAACTAAACTTAGAATAAACTTAGAATAAAATGAACAAAATAAAAATATTCGTTTCCATAGTGATATTTGCACTCGTAACTCTCGTCATTGCTCAGGAGCGTCGCCTTTACACGGCCTATCTAGCTAATACGACTAAGGCAATAGAAGCCGAGAGACAGCATTGGCATCAGATCCTAATCGATCAAGACTTTGCCCATTACGATGGTAAGACCGGCAAATGGCTCCTTTATACCAAAGAGGAGTTCTTGATGGATCATCAGATCGCCCTGGCATCAGTGTCTAGGAATGAGCTGTTTCCTCTGCCTGGACCAGAACAGCCAGTAATTGTTCCTGTGTCCCCAATCAAGTCCAAAAAGAAATGAGCATTTCAAGCCGGTCTTTGATCTGTCGTCGAGCCCTACATTAAAGAAAATGCCTACAGCACCTTCCTTGGCACAACCATTGGCTAACTAATATGAAACCAGAAAGCTTGACTCTATATTACAAAGATGGATCTTCTGATAAGGTATACTTTGCCACTCTAGAAAAACAGATGGCCGTTGGGACCCACAGTTGGGTGGTCAACTTTGCCTACGGTCGTCGCGGGTCCACTATGACCACAGGGACAAAGACCCAGGCCCCAGTTGACTACACTGCTGCCAAGAAGATCTACGACAAGGCGATCAAAGACAAGACCGCCAAGGGGTATACAGTCGGAAAGGATGGAACTCCGTTCCAGTTCACCGACAAGGAATCCAGAGACTCCGGACTGCACCCACAGCTTCTTAACTCTATCGATGACGCCAGACTGGCTGAACTGATGAAGGACGATGAGTGGTGCATGCAGGAGAAGATGGACGGTCGTCGATGCATGATCCGAAAGACTGGTGATGTGGTTGAGGGCGTCAATCGCCTGGGCCTCACCATTGGACTGCCTCAGCCGATTGTCGATGATGCCAAGAAGATCGATCGTGACTTCGTCATTGACGGAGAAACCATTGGTGACGAATTCTATGTCTTCGACGCCATTGAGATCGATGGATTAAGTGTAAAAGACTTCCCGTACTTCTCGAGACGAACCGGACTAGGCAACCTCTTGGAGATCGACACAGAGAGTCGACTCAATCATATCATCATGGTTGAAAGCGCCACTAGCACCAAATCCAAGAAAATAATGTTTGAACTTCTCAGCAACAAGAACAAAGAGGGTGTGGTCTTTAAGCGACTGGACTCTCTGTACGTCTCTGGACGACCATCAAGTGGCGGCAACCAGCTGAAGTATAAGTTCGTTGAGGACGCCTCCTGTGTGGTGATCAGAGTGAATGACAAGCGCAGCGTGGCGCTTGGAGTATTTGAGTCAGAGGAAGATATTCCTAAAATGAAACTCCTGGATGTGGGCAACACAACTATTCCTCCTAACCACGATATCCCCAAAGTTGGAGACGTGGTGTCAGTTAGGTATCTCTATGCCTACCGAGGCGGTAGTCTCTATCAGCCTGTTTATCAGGGAGCTAGAGACGATCAGACCATCGCTGAGTGTAGCATTAAACAACTCAAATACAGACCAGAACAACAAGAACATGTTAACCCGCTTCTGGCTAAAGATTAAATATAGAAGTCGCTACTGGTGGTACAGAGCTATCAAGTTTGTGGGGTTCTGTCCCCATTGCTGGTCAACCCTCAATTACACCTCAATAGGAAGACCTCCATGTCCAGTATGTCACTAATCAAACGTAATCAACTGATCATCAAGCATCTAGCTGCCTTTGCCTCTGTTTGTATCGCTGGAGGACTGGCCGTGTACAGCCTGGACGCATGGATGGCTTTTCTGTGGGCAGCGGTGATCATAACCCTCACGACCAACCACACCCCACAAGATGAACGAGATAAAGAGGCCCCGAAGAGCAACTAATCAAAAGCGTCTCTATAACCAATGGTAACTCTCAAGGACGTTGATGATCTAGTCTCTAAGCTAAACGGCCTGACGGTCCCACTGGCAAAAGAAAGGCCACTGTCGGCAATTGAACGATTAAGGGAACAACTAGACGAAACCATATCAGAGCGGGGATCTCGATTGAGGACTATGGCTCCATGGATTTTCAGGCAGAATCCGAGGGCCATGGCTCAACCAATCTTATTTATTCGTAGTGACAAAGGGACCGTAAGGTCCCCTTTTCAGCCATATCCAGAGTTTGCCATTAAGGTAGATAAAAATGGAAGGGCGATAATTAAGAAGCCAGCCAGATCTAGTCTTCCTGGCTATGCCAGGGAGTACTATCAGTTGAACAAAGAAGTAATTTCAGAAAAAAGAAGAAAAAAGAAATTAGAAAAACAGGCGTCTTTGGATCACTTCCGATCCATGAGCGCCATAACCAAACTAAATGAAACAGATGAACCAAGCACTATTACTATTGCCCAAACAGACCAAACAGCAACTCTACGATGAGTTGGGCACTTCACACTCCGGAGTAGGCCACCAAATGGTTGATACGGCTCAGATCGTCGTTGCGCTAATGGATGACCATGGAGTTACAGTCGCTGAGATCTCAGAGATCAAGGGGATCCCGGAATACATCCTGAGCAATTATGAAAAAATAGGTCGCGGACAGTTGGCTCCTTATCTCTTGGTTAGTGACTATGAGGCCGCTGATCCCCTTAAGCGACTGTGCTACTCAGAACAGACTCGACTTGAGAATGAGCCTGTTGATGTTCTCATTCAGGGGCCAGATGGACCGGCTTCTATCCAAATCAGAGTTCAGGATCTAACTCGCTCTCAGTGCAAGCAAGTCTTTGATAAGACTCGCGTTCGAAGTCTTGACGCTCAACAGGCGTTCATTGAAAGCAATCGTCGCAAGCCTCACGCCCCTTCTAAGCCAATCGGTGGAAAGATTACTTACGAGATCAATAGAGACGGTACCGTTACGTTCCACAAAGGCTACACGGCAACCAAAGTTGAGCTCCAAAAGATCCTCACCGCTATCTGCCTAAGAGGATAACTGGCCAACCATCTCCCTGAGATGATCTGGAGTCACAAACGGCAGGAGCGAGATCTGCTTGAATAGTAACAAGCTGGTCTCTTCCATGACCTGCTCAACCACGGCACGATGAGCTGTATCAGTGTCGATCTCCTGATGGAGGTCGGCTTTCGAGTCCGATCCTCGATACACGCTCGGCATATGAGCCCACTCCAAGATCTTTGGTGGCTTAACGAATCCCTGCTCATGAAGGATCAACCCAACGTATCGCTTTACCTCATCAGAGAAGGTTCCAGGTGTACTGTCATTCAGCATGACTTCCATCAGACCTATAGCGACCTCCTCTACGATCATAGGATCTGAAAGATTCATGACGTCACTTCCACCAGCCAATGTTTGACAGATAACGGTAAAGGCAGACCAGTCTCTATAGAATGAGTCGCTAATCAGGGCTGAGACCAGAGCATGGATCTTGTCGAGGTTATCAGGGGGGATCAGCACCTGGAAGGCATCCTCGATCTCCAGGTCTAGAGTTTCTGACTCCCACTCCATAAACTCTTCGCCCCACTTGTTGTAGCAAATGAGAAACAAAGGCGTAGCCATAGACCCCTCATTCAAAAGGATCTGACGAACTCTGACATCATCTGGATGGTCGCTAGGCATTACTTTAGTTCTGGATTTTTCTTTACCAGTCTGAGCTTGATTTCTTCGTAGTCCCAAGGGTGGCCCAATGCCGTCAGATCTGAAAAGATTTGGATGGTATCATCGGACCCTTTAGTTAAACCTGACTTGTAGGTGCTGTCGATAACGATCGGCGGCTTAGTCCCACTTCTTTCTGCCACAATCTTAATTGGATATGCTGCCTCTGAATCGCTAACTAGCTCCACTGTAACCCAAATAGATCCAATCCAGACAAAGGCTAATACTAACACAAAGAGCGCAGTCTTAAGTGGACGCCAATTGATACTTTTAACAAACCGACCTTTATCGTCTCTCTTGAAACCATTCATATGAAAAGTCTAAATAAGAAATCCGCTAAAAAGAAGCCCGCTAAAAAGAAGCCCACTAAGCTCGACTGGAAGTTAAAGTTATTGCAGCTCCTAAAATGTGTTGGTGAATCCGGAGGAACACTGTTCGAGGCTAATTGGGAAAGTTATGGGGTCTCCAGGCTTGAAGCCTTGATAATTATTGAGGCTTTCGAGAAACAGTACCCCGAGCTTACGCAAGAACCTGATTCAGCTGACGAGCCTTCTCGTCATCCAGATCAGCAAGGGAGCGAAGATCAGCCACCTTGTTCCCTAGGATCTCATCAATAATTTTACCGCTCGACCGAAGATCTATCAGCTTGTGAACAACATGACCGATCTTCACAGTAGCCGTCTTGTCTTCGTATTCGGACAGTGATGTGTTGAATACGGAGCCATGTGGATCTTCCAGTCTAGAGCCATAAAACTTAGTGAGACCATGCTGAGTGTCAAAGCTATCAATAAACTCAGCCACCTTCATGGCCTCCTCTGGGGTTGCAGCAGCAGCGTTACCCAGGGCAGCAATCTTAGACAGGAACTCCTGAACGTCTCTTTGTTCGTGGAGAAACGTAGCTCTAGTCTCCAGTTGAGCCTGAAGTTTTTCAAGGTCAACATGAGCATTACCAGCAAACTTACTGATCGACTCTGGCAGATCAGCTCCAAGGTCTGAGGCGATCTTACTCAGGTTCTCAGCAATCTCTGTTCTCTCGTTGAACTCATAGGACATCTTGGTTTGTTCGAACGAGCTGACGGCGTCATTGAGAGCCTCAAGGCCAGAGCCAGAGAAGCTGGCGCTCTTAGTTTCAAAGTCCCAGATGCTCGGACTGGCTACCTTGCTGGTTAGCTCGAAGCGTTTCTTGGCCAATTCAATTACAGCGTTGACGGAGTCTTCAATTCCAAAAACTTTACTTGCTGTCTTGATCTGTTCGTCAATCTTCTGGTCGCAGGCCGTCTTTCCGTGTAGGTAGGCGGCGCTAAGATAAACATCTGAAGGAGTGTGAATTGGAAACTGACGACTAATTGGATCTGCAAAGGCATAATCTGGCAGTGCATCAATACCTTCTTCGGTTTCGTACTCTGCATTTTTCACAAAGTCCGGGACTGGAGTGGAGTGCATTAGTTTGACTAGGAAGGCACCTTGGTCTTGATAGAAATCGCTCATAGGTGTAGAGAATACCCTGTGAAGACAAGATTCGCAATCAAAAGAAAAGCCAAGGATAAAAAGAAGCGCCTAGGAGAATACCAAGCAAAACTCATGAGAAAGAGGCGAAAAATTTCTGCCTGGGAAAAGATCTCTTATGTCGACTTTTTAATGCTTACTGCCATTGGAGACATCTCTCCAGAGGAGGCTCACGACTTCTTGCATAAGAGATACTTCGGCAGAGAGATCTTCAATGCCAAAATTGGGCAGCTAGCTTCGCTGTACTCTGGGTTTGAAGACCTACCGGTAGAGGGCAATCTGCCTGAGTCTACTAGGCCCGCCATCCTCAGTAAATGGTCCTTCAGCCGGAAGATTGCCCACTTTAAGGGACCAAAGATCCCAGTACCTGAGTGCAGAATAGGACACGCAGAATCCTTTAAGATAATAAAAGAGTTGATAGATAAAAATTTTTGCAAGTTCAGGATTCTTGAGTTTGCTATCGCAGTGCTGAAGATTGAGCCTATCTACATCATCACAATACTCAATAGGATGCGACCACAGACCCCCGCCTACATTTCTACCAGAAGGTATGAGATGCTTAAGCGGGAGGAAACCTTTCAGAGATTTTATCGAGAGGGGAGAAGATATCACGCTATTGCACTATCAGAGGGGCGTATCAAGTCAGGCAGTGGAGATCGAGCCCTATTTGATCAGAAGTCAATGGATGGCCTCCTTCCTGGATTTTTATCTAACTGCGTAAAGCTACTGAAATATCCGTATTACATAACTAACCTGATAATGGTGGACGGTCGATGGTTCATCGACATCTATCTCTCTTCAGGTTCACCACAAATCACCGTCAAACTATAAATATTCAAATGAACGAACCCGTATTCTCATCATCCGTCTGCTCCGAAGCCTCAGCCTGGCCGTCTTGCCCGAACTGTAAAAGCAGGGAAGTTTTATCGCGTGGCCTGGTGCTAAAGTGTTTATCATGCACGCACTCTGGGCCGATTGTTTCAAAGTCCCCCGTTCTGCGTTTTCTTAGGTCATACAATGCAGTTCGACCAACCATCCCATGCGCCATTCACTGTGGTCCTTTTCCACAGAGCGTTGATGACGAATTTGGAGACATCCTGATCGAGAGATGCTCGGAGCTGTTTCACGAGCAACTTTTTGAGCGTGAGATCTTTAAGGCTAAAGAGCTGTTTCGTAAGAATGGTGACTTTCCAGCAGTGGCCCTCACCGTTACCGTCCATGGCAGCCAGCCTAGCGTCCTCAAGCTGTCTCCACCGATCTGCGACTCCGTAGAGCAAGCGCGACTGCTTCTGGCGGACCAGGTAAAGGACATGAGTGCAGTGGCTGTGATCTTCAATCACAAATACTCTGGCAATATAGACTTCATGAGTGAAACTCAGAGCGATAATCAGGACAGCTTCCTGGTCGTCAACCTTCACTCTTATGGCAGTCGATCTATCGCTGGCTATGTATCGCCAGAATGTGACGGGCTCAAGTGGGACCACCTGAACGCTCCGAGGCAGATCATCTGGCAACCCATTGACTGGGACATTATCAGTAGCGACGGAGTGTCCGAGGTCATTCGTTACGCCTCAGCTATCCTTGTGGATGGCGACGTTAGTCTGACAATGGTGGTGGCAGAGAGCATGGATGGGGCTCCAGTAAGAGCTCAAATCAGCTTTCGAGATCCAGTCCAATGTACGACCACTGAGATCAAGAACATCAAGGCCGCAACTTCTGAAGATGCAATCCTTAAGATGAAGGGTAAGTACAAGGCCCTAATCGAACAGATTAAGACCTTGTCAGCCGACTCGATCGCTCTCTCCTTTGAAAAGGAGTGGGGACTCGAATGTAATCACTTCTCTATCATTCATCAGATCAAGGCGCTGGTCAGTAACAAAGGAGGAAAAATTGAGTAGCCTAGTCCTACTCTTCTCCAATCAGCTCGGCCATTCCACGATTGACTGAGCTGTTTGGCGCCAATCCACACAGGCCAGGAAGATCTATATGGGCGGTGGCACACATCACCAAGAGGGCATATCCAAGAGCATGCAGAAAGTCATCAGCTTTGGATGGAATGCGGGCGTAACGGCGAATCGTGCCATTGGGGGTATCAACTTCCTCAATGGCAACCGCCATCAAATCCTTGCTGAACTCCTCAAACCAGGTTCCGGATGGAAATTTCAGTAGGCCGGTGACAATCAGAGTGTAGACGCAAAAGAGTAGAGTGGATCGATCCACAGTGAAGACATTGAATCTTCCGCTACTGTGACTAAAGAACTTCTTCTGAGCACCATAGAGAACAGAGGCACAGGGAACGCCAGTAGCTCCAGACAAAGTCTTGTTTTGGAGCGGGCCGACAAAAGCTCCGTCCGCACCCATACAAGATAGTTTTGATCCGCAGATTCTTTTCATCATTGCTGCCAGTGGCAGCGGTTGTTCCTCTGGTCTAAGTCCCAGCGGACGTACAGCTCCAAGGACGTGAAACTCTCCAGAACTATGTCTGCCAAGCGCAACACCAATCGTAAAACTGACGATTTCTGATCCGCCCCAGTCGGCTCCACCAGATGCATGAGTATACTCAGCCATATTTGGTGGATTCCCCTCAGAGTAAGGAAGGCTAGATGCTCTTCGTAACTGATCGGGAGTTAGCGGCCTGGATCCACCCTCAGTACTTAGACCAAGAATCTCTTGATCAAAGCGCGATGGGCTCCAGGCACCAATACCAGCAATGCGGGAGTAAATGTTTCTGTGGTAGGCCCTATAGTGCTCGGGCGTATCAACTCGAGCTCGATCGGAAATAAAAATCTGCGGAACGTGGAATCCCTGGAATGTACCCTCCCGCTCCGGATAGGCTGGCTCCCACCACCCATGGCCGACATCTAGAAGCTTGGGATTAGCATCAGTGGAGCATTTACTGCAGCCGATGCCCGCCCTCTGGATCATCTTCCTGGACTCCTCTGCCGTAGGAATATTATCATGGGAGCAATACTTGCACCTAACATGCCAGGTGTTCTGTGAGCTCTCCAGCCACAGCGTCTCGATGGTGTTCTCGATTCCACGAGCCGTTCCAGTGTAGGTTTCCCATCCGAACTCCACGTTCGCGCTCGAACACTGAAGCACCTGAGGAATCAGCTCGAAGTCCATATCTTGAACCTCGTCAAAGTAGGTAGCACAGATATTCGGGATTCCGAGAGCCTGACCAGCATTGGCGAAGCAGGACACTCCATAGTAGTGTCCACCAGAGACATACGTCTTCTCACAGACGTTCTGAACGCAATGGCGATCGATGATGTTCCATGGAACAGCACAGCTACGAGCTAGTGGATCCAGATACGTATGGCTTAAACGCTGGGTGTAGAGACTCAAAGGAGAACAGTACAGAGCGTTGAAGTCCTGACGATAAATCATGTTCATCAGAATACTAGCGGCAACCGACAAGCTCTTACCAAGCTGTCTGGCGCAGCGATAGACACAACGCTCTGCAGTTCTCGTTCTGCTGAACATGGGCCTGAACATCGGCCTTCGATGTTTGACATCCAGAGGCTCGCGCCCTAAACGCAAGGTCATAGGCAGAAGATCGTCAAACGGCAGGACGCCAATAAGATAGGCCATCTCCTCCTTAGAGATGTTTCCTCCTGACAGTTTCCGCTTAATTATTTCTGCAACTCTTGTGTCTATGCCCTCGAGACCCGGTATTTCCTGAATCATTAGTAGACCATAGCCCACCGCTTACAAATCAACAAACCTTTTATAGAACTAGAACAAACATGAAGACTAACATCACGAATATCTCCGAAGGCGGGGACTTTGAAGTAATCAGTGGGGAACACCTCATCTGCACCTGCGGAACGAAAGAGAGTGCTCAGTGCATCAAGGACGCCATCGAGGCGCTGGAGTCTGTCTCCCGCGACTGTCAGATGGCCCTGAATGGCGATTGGGACAGGGGCGACGATGGCTTTGAGGCCACGCTGCAAAACGTCAATCTGGCCCTGCTGGGGCTCGGTGTGACTCCGCCGGTCGAAGAGAAGCAGGCAGACTTTCGTGGCGAACTGATCAAGGAGTTCAAGGCTCGCTTTGTCAAGATCGATCCCAAAGGGTCCTGACCCTAGAATCAGCCAATTTCGTTTCGTCGCCGAAACAGAAACCCAATAGCGCTGGGCAGGAACCAACATTGTTTGCAAAGCAAACTTACCCTGGAAGTCGCCAACAGAACATTATGTCTAGGATCCAAATTCCCGTCGAAAAGTTTCGCAACCGCGAAGAATGTATTCGGTCCCTTATGGGGGCAGGAGAAATCATCAACGACGCATTACTTATGCCGGTGAGAATGTCTAGGGAGGCTGCTGCTCGCAAGAGCCAGCCCTCCTATATCGAAAACCTACGCAGCGGAGCAAAAGCCGATTGCTTTCTGTAGGTTTTCATTGAGAACCAACGTCCCTGCTCAGCTCCGGCTGGGCAGGGATTCCCATTTCACAAAAAACTGATAAGATATATTAATGTCCACAACGAACAGAAAATCAGCTCGCAAGTACAAGTCTCAAAAGGCTGGTATCCCAGAGAAACCCCTCTCACGATTCCAGCCTGGCGCTGGTAAGCATCTCAAGGCCAAACAAACTGCTAAACAAAAAGCTGAACAATCATGAATACCCTAATTCAAGTCGGAATAGCCATAGCCCTGGTCATTACGTACTTTCACCAAAAAGTCCTGGAGTCCAAGATCAAAGCCAGAAATAGGCCATCTCCTACAAAGGTTCGTCTTGAGAGACAAGAAAGGCCTGTAATTGATCTCGTTGCTATCGGCGAAGGCGATCGATATGGTAGCTATGAGGGTCGTCCCCAGAGGGCCACTCGCTATGAGCATTGATGCATCTTCACTATTTTTATTGTGCGAGCTAGCGCTCACTGTATTTTTGATTGATAGACATCTAGATCAAATGAAAGTTATCTATGAAAACTGACGGAGCTCTACCGATCGCCTTAGGACTGGGTCTGCTTATGGCCTATTTAGACGGTAAGGGCAACTCTGCCCTGCTCTGGATCATTTTGATGTTTGTTGGCACTCCAGCGTTTTACACGCTAGTCGTTTCTCGATCGTCTATAAGTGAGGTCGCAAAATGGTTGCTGACAGCAGCTTACATCTTTGGAGTGACTGCGCTTTTCATCTAACATGACATTGCAAATATATGGATGAATCAGAATCTAAAGGATCACCTTCATTGCCAGAGTCATCACCCGCACAGGCAGAGTGGTCAGAGAAATTGACGAGATAGAAGTTTTTTATGATTATTAATCAAATAGCCTGGATCTTTTTTTTCCTAATCGTGGCACCACTAGGCGCCGCCACCATGGCAAAGATAATTGTTGAAGAAGAGATCTTCTCTCACCCAAGAGCCTGGATTGAGGCGTATTGCTGGCCAATGTTCTCTTACATGGTCAATTGCGAAAGGTGCATTGTGCACTGGACTATGGCCTTAATTACATTGCTAGGGTACAGTGCCTGGGATAAGATCACCTTCTGCGACAGTTGGGTGGCGGCATTGATTTGCTGGGCTGCGGCGACACGCCTGGCTATACGATTCTGGCTTCGTAATGATACATGATCTCAATCACAGAAATTCAAGAGCATCGCGGAGTAACCGTGTTAGAAAGCGAGCCAGGGGAGTTTCACTTCTCTGTTCAGGCTCATGGTATCAGTGGCGGCCTGGCAACTACTATTCCACTAGATGTTGTCTGTCCAGTAGTTGGCCAAAACCTGCTTCTCCTTAGGGCAACAATAACGCCGCCTGATGGAGTTGCCTGTCCAGATTCTTGGACGACAAACAGCATTGAGTCCACCATCCAGAGTGCTATCAATACATTTAGAAGAATTCAAAAATGTAAAGATGATGAAGAGGCAAAAAGGACAAAGAAGGCTAGTAAGATAGATAGAGAAGTTCGTTTTCGCATGGCCTTATCTCAGGCGGTCAGCGAATGGATGAGCGCAAGTGAGTATTTTACCCTGTCAGAATATCTGGCTATCTGCGGCGAGGTATTTTCGTCCGCTACCCAAAATGTCAACAATCATCGAACCAACGAGTCCAGCGACCCCAGCTCCTAATCGGGAATCAGTAGAAGTTTTACAGCAACAGTTAGCAACTCTTATTGGTCCAATTGCGGACCAGTTCATCGACAGCGGTGAGGCCCTCCTTATTGGTGTCGTATGTATTTCAGCTAACGGAGGTAGACGATCCATCCTCTACGTTCCAGGGGTCAATGAGGATATGACCATGGAACAGAAAGTTATTGCGGAAGAAGGCAGGGCCGTTGGACAGTTCCAAGCGGCTATTCAGTTTGGTAAATTACACGCAGCGCTTAGTGACGTCACAAATCAAGCACTTCGGACCTCTGTCCGACCAAGATAACAATGAAGCCAAAAACAAAAGTAGAAAGTAAATCGATTCTGTTGCCGCTAGCTTTGTCTAGTACTCCGCTTGTCTGGGTAGTAACTACAGAGGAATACAGAATGCTTAAGAAAGAACAGAGCGCTCTTCTTAATCAAAAGGCGGCGACGCAGGTGTTTCGCTACGATGCACTAGATGTCCTCAAGGAGGCTCTGATTACAAAGTCTGACGGGACCACGGAGGGTGGAAGATCTGCTCAGTTCGGTCACTGTCTTGAGGCGATCAACTGGTTCTCTAGACGTAATCCAGAGCCGGACACCCCTGAAGCGATGAGCAGCCTAACCGCTCAATTTGGCAGCAATGCCAATTACGCACCTGCAGGTTCGGTCCTAGTTTTGTTTGATGTTCCAGCCAGGATTGAACATAAGAACGGTAGTAAGTGGACTGACGCTCTGATTAACCGCACAATCAAAAACGCTGTCGGCGATCTGATTGATGAGCAGAAGATGATTGTTCTAGTGTCTCACACGCTGGATGTTCCGCAAGAGCTGGAGCACATCGCTGTGGTGGTTGAGCACTCACTGCCTACCTATGAAGAACTATCGAACCTGGTGAGAAAAGCCTGGAAGTATCTAGGTGATGAAAATGAGGATGGAAGTAGAGAGCCAATGCCTGCAATCAGTGACGAGGATCTGGAGCTTACGGTCAACCTGATCTCTGGCATGAGAGAGTGGGAGGCTGATAATATCTTGGCTCGCTCGGTCTATACCAATAAGACGAACCTCCGAAAGGATCCAACTATCCCCAAGATGTTTGACATTCCTACTATTCGTAAGGAAAAGGTTAAGTCGATTCGCAAAAACTCTTCTCTTGAGATTATTGAACCTCCGGGCTCTCTGGATCAAGTAGGTGGACTTGCTGAAATTAAGGCCTGGGCTGAAGAAGCCAAAGACCTATTTGGCAAAGCAGCAGCGGGTGACGGAATCAAATGTCCCAAAGGTATTGTTCTCTTTGGCCCCGGTGGAACAGGCAAGACCTACACTATCTCCTGCCTTGGCAGTTTTCTTCAGCGCACAGTTCTGCGCTGGGATGTCGGTGCTAGTAAGGGTCGATATGTTGGTCAGACTGAGGAGCAGACCAGAAACGTCTTTAGGGACGCTAAGGCTCAGGCTCCCTGCATTCTGTTCATCGATGAGGCTGGTAAGCTCTTTGCTGACGCTAAGGGTGCCGGATCTGGTCTGGACGGTGGCGTGAACCAAGGGATGTACGCATCTCTACTTACGTTCATGCAGGAAAACGATGGAGGAGTCTTGATTGCAATGGCTTGTAATGAAGACATCATGAACTTCCCCGCACCCGCTCTCAGAGGTGGCCGCATTGACAATGTCTTCTTCGTCGATCTTCCCACACAGGAAGAGGTAAAGGATATCCTTAGAATCCACATTAAGAAAAGAGGATGGGACCCAGCGAGCCCAGAAATCGACATCGAGAAAGTGGCAACCTCACTGGCTGAGTATACTCCGTCTGAGATTGAACTGGTAATCAATAAGGCTCTGATCCACAAGTTTAAGACTAGTGGTCCACGCCCTGCTGAGCTAAAGACTGAGAATCTGCTGGTTGCTATCTCAAAGGTGATTCCGATGACTCGAACTAATAAGCTTGAAGTTGATTCACTTAGGGCTTGGGCGGTAGAGCGCGGGTATACAGTCGGTACGGCACAGCCCAAAGCAATAGTACGTAAAGCAGCCGGTCGAAGGATTGGCAGCTCTCTCTCGGCAATTGCCGATGAATCAGACGAGATGTGATATTAAACTTGTCTTGAAAGTTCTTTGCGCAATATAGCGCATGTCAGAGTTAGTATTTTTATCAGTTCAAGAAAAAAAAATACAACACAATGTCACACCTTGTTCGTCAAGTAAACCAAGCGGGAGTTGAAATCAAATCCCTAGACCTTTTGTCCTCTGCCTGCAAGAAGCTTGGCATGACTCTTCACCAGGATCGTAAGGTTGCTCACTACTATGGATCTTCCTCAGCCGCCTGTGATGCGGTGATTGAGATCCCAGGCTGCAAGTCTGAGATCGCAGTCAAGAAGAATGCCGATGGCACCTATGGTGTTGAGGCTGATCATTATTATGCCGAAGTAACAAAAGCACTAGGTAAAAATAGCGACAGTCTTTTTCAAAGATATCGCGCAGAAGAGCTGATCAAGCAGGCTCGATACGATCGCTGGAGCGTCGAGTCTGAGACCTTTAATCCCCAGACTCAGGAACTGGAAATCCGCTTTAAGCGCTAATGGTCTGGGGCTGGGTGAGTCCATCCAGCCCCATGATCGTGCTTAGGTCATCGAAAATTACCAAAGAAGTTTCATCTCAATCATCAATAAAATAATATGTCAGAAGAATCCATTACTATTACCCTGGGCCCTGGAGCCCGTAGCAGCAAGTCCGAAACTAAAGGCTTTTTCGGAGGCGCCTGTAAGACGGCCCTAGCCGCATTCAGCCGACTCTTGGGCACTGTAGAATCTAGCAAGAACACTGCTGAGTTCTACCAGGAAGAAGCCTGCCAGCGCCAGGAGCAGCTAGCTGGTAAATAGTCTAGGTCACTAACTACTTGGGGCTTGGGAGCATTGCTGCTCCCAAGCCCTTTTTTTTATGCAAGTCATACACCGAACTTACAACACCTCACAAGAGGCCAAAGCATTTTTAGACGGCATTGAGTTTGTCAACGACTCCAGTGTCATGGCCTGGATCAGCAATGTCGACAATTGCGTTGTCGTCATCGCAGACGAGGACGACAGAGATGACGAGCCTGCCAGTGAAAATTAATTTAGCGCCTTCAAAGAATAAACATTATCATGACAAATCAAGAAGAAACATTCACCACATTTGTGTCCACAACAGGGGACCTTGCATATCTTCACAAGGAAGCTTTTGACATGGAGGGCTTTGGGCCAAAGATCGTCACTAGAGCCAGTGAGGTTGAGTTTGATGGCCCCAGCCAAGAGTGGTTTGCCAGGCTCAACGACGGCAAAGAGATTGCTCGGGATAAATCACGGGACGTAGTTCTTGCTAAAGAGCGGGAGATCATCGACATGATGCTTGCTCATGGAGAGATCATTCCCGGTGTCGACTAAATCCAAAGTTAAGTCTGTGGATCCAACTAAGCCCAAACGCTTTGGACCTTCAGATTACAAATCAGTCATCAGGTCTTGGCTAAAACATGAATACCTCTGCGCCAGGACTAGGCCCTGTAATGGCTTGGATGGAATAAGGATTAATAACGGCAGAATGTTCTATAAAGAAAATACTATTTTTTCCTACACTGACTTCTGGCCCATTGCTCGCATTATCAATAAGCACACCGTACTTATAGTAGACGGTGACATACACAATCGAGTCCTAACCCCGATGACTAAGTATCATCTGCGTATGGTCATAGATCACTGCAAGGCTGCAAAGAAAAGAATCCTTTATGCTCCCTACCCAGTCGCTAGTCATGGTACCAACGTTGATTGTATGGTTTCCTACATCAACTCAGCCATTAATCGCCTGAGGGTCCAAAAGGAGCACCGCTCGAACAGGGTGACATTTGAAGACCAGGTTACAATGTACGATTCTTGTGCAGGTGATAGGCAGACATATGTGACAAGAAAAAGTGATCTGTCACGGCTTACAGGGCACATTACAAATCTCTATGCTTATGTAAAATACTTTAAGCTTCGTAAGTCACATGCCGCTCTGCTGTTGAATCTAATGGATAAACATCAAACTCCAAAGGAAATGGCGCAGAAGAACCTTAGGTCCATTGTCTGCCAGAGATTAAATAATATAGCCGACAGAAGAGAGCGACTGAGGATTGCAAAAAACACAAAGGCTAAGCAAAAAAGGAAAAGACAAAAGTGGATCAATGAAAAGAAGTTCTATAAGGAGCAGAACTGGCGAATAAGAAAAATCAGTGAGCCCGAGGACACTGCGGAAGATCTTTGCGACCAACCTACAAGATTGGTTACACTCAACAGGAGGCCTAAAAACCTATACACATAATGGAAACATCTATCTCAATTACATCAGACATTCTCGAACAGGCCCTTCTACTCAATGTTGAAACCGGCATGTGGTCAGGTAAGACATCACAGGATGCCGCTGACCTTGAGGCCCAAGGAGCAAACTCTCAGGATGAAATTTTTACAAAGGGGCAAAAGCTCCTGGTTCCCAAGACAGCTCTCGAGCCCTTTGCTCGGATCAAGAATCGAATCGTTCAGTATCTTCGTCGGGAAGCCCGACACTTTTATATCAAGAGTACCTGGGTTGTAGCTCGCGACGCTCGTGAGAAGGTCAGTACTGAAATGGCCAAGTTTGAGGCTGACTGGAATGATATCGGAGAACGATTCATCCAGAACCTTCCTCAGTACAAGGCCACAATGCTAGCTATCTACAGAGAGAAGTATCCAACACTGGTAGATCGAATTGAGGCTCAGTACCCAACGGATGAAACTATCAGAGCTAAGTGCCGACTCCACTGGACATTTGGCGCCTGGCAGATGGCTCAAATCGAAGATGCTGCTGCCGAGGTCGAAGAGCGTTTTCGCGCTAGAGCTAATTCCTATCTGAGCCAGCTGGAACAAGAAGTCTACGTCTCCTCTGTCGAGGCGGCAGTCGCTATGGCCAAGGGTATGGGAACCAAGACTGGTGAGATCAGTGATAAAAAGATTGCTAAGTTCAGGTCACTGATCAATCGTATTCGGCAAGACAACGTCTCGTTTTTGAATAGTGATCGCATTCAGTCGTTCCTCTCAAGTGTTGACGATAACATGCTCAACGTCAATAACTGGCAGACTGAAGGTGAGGCTAAACAGAGAGTAAAGGAGATCCTCGAGACCTACATCGCAGATGCTTCACTGACCGCTGAGGCTGCAGCTATCGCCAGCGCCTATGTCAGACGTGTGAGTGATGCCACTGAAACCGAAGTCGAAGAGGAAGAAGACGGTGGCGTTACACAGATTAGACGAGTAAAGGCACAGGGCGCTAATGTCGAAGCTGAAGACGCTGAGGGCGAGACTCAAGAATAATGAGCGTCCAAGGATATACCGTATCTTTTGTCTCTAAAAAGAAGGGTCATCTACAGGACAAAGTACGCCATTCGTACGGTCGACTTCTAGCTAATCTTGATGATCTTAGAATCTCTACTAGACTATTTATGCCTAGCGGAACTCGAGAGTCAGACCAGCTTGCGATCAAAAGCATGGATAATGATCTGCCCCTGCGGGTCCTCAAGAGTAGCCTACAGAACGTTCTGGATTATGCACCATGTAGGGTCATCTGTGCTCCTGCATCAGAGCTCAAGTTGATTCAGGGTGAGATACTCAGAGAGCTGGAGCGAATTCCGGTTCATAGGGCTGCCCATGGATTTGTTCGTGGACGCAACTCGCTGAGTTGTGCCCAGGCGCATCTGTCGTACTGGGGACCTCAGCCTAAGGGCTTAGTTCTCTTAAACGCTGACGTGTCAGGGTTCTTTCACTCTATCTCTAAGGATATGGTAATAACCGCCCTCTCTAAGCACGGACTCTCAGATTCTAGTGCCAGTGAGATCGTCAGGCTATGTATGATGCAGGCGTCACCCGAACTGGCCCTAGAGTCAATCCGAAACCTTGGCATCTTTACGGCTTATAATAGGACAGAACTCAAGGCAGCGATCTCTGAGCTAAAGCCAGTGTTGGAGTGGGACAATCCAGTTATCGATCAATACCGACATATGATCACCAAAATGATCATGGGACTAGGGGCATCTATCCAGCCAAATGGTTGGTTTTTGCCTCAAGGGGCTCCAACCAGTCCGATCCTGTCTAATCTGGTATGTAAGATTGTCGATATACGACTGACTGCAATGGCCAAGGCTTTTGGGGCGTTCTATACGCGCTACGCTGATGATATCACATTCTCCTGGCCTGCTTTTACGAAGGGTAAAGTGATTGATAGTCTTAAGCGGTGTTCAGCTGAAGTGTTCTCTGAGTACGGAATGGCATACCATCCAAAGAAGATCCGCGTAGTTGGGCCAGGTGGCTCGCAAGACATTGTTGGATTCGTGATCAACTCTGGCAAGCCAACGGTTAGTCAGAAGTTCCGGAAGCGAATGAGAGCAGAGGTTTGTGCTCAACAGAAATCTAGAATTGCGACCCCACAGAGCATCATCAATCGACTGATCGGACAGGCTGGGTACATTCAGCCACTGCACCCTAAGGAAGCACTTTGGATTAAGGAGCAGGTAGAGGACTTACAATACAAGACCAATAGAAAAGTGCGGATTAGCAATGCCACGGAAACCATCGAATCGACAACTACGACAAGCAACAGAAAAGTCTCAACAGTCAATTAGCCCAGATCAGGTATTTACACCAGGCGATCAGGTGCTAGTGAGTATACCGCACGGACCGGGGGAAACCTCAAAAGTGTGGGGCTACGTGTTGAAGTCTAAGCTGGTCAAAGGTAAGGTTCCAATAGTGGTTGATGCTGTTGTGGTTATCAACAGAGACCTGAGATTTCAACCTGAGTCTTGTGTATTAGTTGATAAAAATAATATTATTTGTCACATACCTGTTGATAGTTCCGGCGCAACACTGAGCATTCAGGTCATCGAGGGTGAGATCATAAGCATTAGGAGAATTGATGGACAGAAGTCCCCAATCATTCTTGAACTGGATGAAGACGGCGATCAGCAGTTGTACTCTGTGACTCATCAGCGCGAGCAGCGAATTTAATTTTTAGTGTTGGTTACCCATGGGATCTAAGAGGAACCCTCAAGGTCGGTCCCATGAGTAACCCGCTTTTACCCAAAACTGGGTATGGATGAGCTCCTCCCCTTGGGGCGCAGGGCGAATCCTTATTGAATCTTTTCTGAACTGGCTTTGGGCACAATGGCTCTCCCCGAGGGTGCCCGAACGTCCAACACTATGGGCGTTTCTTGCAACCGCACTTGATGAGTCGAGAGATAAACGAGCCTGGTCGCAGACCAGGCTTGGTATTGCAGTTTATTTGTTTTTTATCAATATCTGGCTAAGGTCTTCAAGGCTTTCTTTGGCCCAATCGGCCAGAGTCTAACGTAACCGCCGTAAAACGCACAGTGCGACTGATACAGGGTGGGCACGTAACCGTCAGCGGCGGACAGCTTCGACGCCTCCCCTAACTCCGCTGGCCTAGCACTGACTACCTACGGGCCCACCCCGTATACTGCAGATTTTAGTTTTTTTTTGTTAGACTTGGCTTGTAATTGTGAGGTCACCCCTCACAGTTCGTCGGCTGTGCCGACGTCGATTATAACTACCTACAAGGAAGTGGGTACGATCTTTTGCTTACCGATTAGAAGATAATAGCACCGTATTTAAAGAATAAACAATGTTGGGGGAAGCCCAAGGCGCTGCGGACCCTGCTTCTGCGCCGCCCATTTTTTATTCATTTAAATAAGGCACTATTATAATCTAATCGTCTTCGCAAAATTGCTAGTCTTTAGGTTTTTACTACGAATTGGCTCAACATCATCCCGATGTCGTCAGCCACCACTGACGTTTTCTGATAGATGTTCAGGGTAACCATGAACCGAGGAGATGCTCGGAGTTATCCTGAAAATCTCTAACTCAATTTCGGATATACTCAAAGCCCAAGGGCTATGTATTTCTATCCGATACGAGTTAGAGATTTTTCAGGAAACTCCTCGGATCTCCTCCGCTTGCAATTCACAGTACCTTTCAAGAATTTGGCTAAAGCGCAGACTATCGTCTGCTTTGATCAATGGATGAACGTAATAACCCGGCGCGGTACTCCATGACAGGCGCCTGGGCCTCAACCGGTCGTCGATGGGTCCTACTTTGGGCTGATCGAAGTCCAAACGCTCACCTACAGGATCTCACCCGTCCAGGACCCATCGACGACCGGTTGCTGCCAGGGCGCCTGTCAGGTTCATGCAAATTCTAAGTAACTTTAAATAATTTGGCCAAGCGCAGACCGAAGTCTGCTTTGATATATAAGTTGATTACAGTGAGTATGCGGTCGCAGAGCACGCGGAGCTCCGGCTCCACGTCGCACTCTTGCCACTGCTCTCTCCGAATCCCTCCGTGGCTGCGTTACGACGACGGCCCCGGAGCTCCGCGTGCTCCTTCGCAAATTATTGTTCTTTGGAAAGATTTGGCAAGCGCAGGTATCTACCTGCTTTGATTATTGGTCTCATGCACAGGCATGAGTGAGGTGTAATTCCCGGCCGCTTTACCTGGCCGTACGCAAGAGCGTGCTGCTTCTGGCTAGAATTCCACGCATATCTTTTGTACTTTTCATGACTTGGATGAAGCCTTAGGGCTTCCGTACCGACTTTGTCGGTGGTTAATTGTAAGACCGCTAGCCTCATAGAGTGGGGGCTACTCGAGCAGGTGGATCCCCCGGGTGCACCCGCCGCTAATCACGTCCAGCCAGCGTATTCTCGCCGCGAGTACGTGATAACTGCGGAGCACCTCACGGATCCGCCTGCTCGAGTCTTCGCAAGTTGATCTGTACTTTTCTCCTCTTGGCTTGGCCTAACAAGCCTGTCGATGCTCTCGTGTCGACATTTAAAGCAACTGACCGTCACTGATTACGTGACGTCGGGGTTGGCTCGCCCACCCTCTGTACAAGACGCCCATACCTGCGTGGGTGCACCTGGCTCAGCCGCCTTCCCGGCCAGGCCAGCTGCCCTCACCCTGGTATTGACATTCTTGTACAACGGGTCGGGCCCGCCATCCCTTCGCAAGAGTTAATAATATGAACAAAACAATCTATGAAGTATTTTCAGATGGATCAGCAAGCACTCATGGCTGTAAAGCCGGAGGATGGGCAGCTGTAATCCTAAAAGACGGAAGGCTAAAGAAGATTGTGTACGGAGCTACTTCTGACACTACCATTGGTAAGATGGAGATGCAGGCGCTGACCGAGGCATTCGCTTTCATCAGGGAACTGCCTGGTGCGTTTGACGCACACATAAAAGCCTTATCAGACAGTCAGTACATAGTGAATTGTGCTGTTGGCAGATATAAACGATCGGCTAATAAGCCTGAATGGCGCATCTTTGACGCTGCCTCTAAAGGACTAAGCGTAGAGATCGACTGGGTCGGAAGAAATCAAATTCCAGAGCAGGCTCAGTGCGACGAACTTGCTGGAGCCTGTCGACTTAAAGTGGAAAATTCAAAAAATCACACTCCCATTAGATATAAACAATGAAAATCAAGAGCATCAATCATGCTGGCTTAAGGGCCAAACTATGGACAGTAAGAAGGCGCTATGCGTATTATATCCAAGGCTGCGCCAGCGATTTCCTTATCGGCAAGAATCACTCAGAGATCAACAGTGACACTGTGTCAATCAAGGTTGCTACGGAAATCCTAAAAGAACAACTTGAAAAGATCGCCCCGCAGCGAATCAAGTTCCTACGAAAAAGGATCATCAACGATGAACTGGAGGCCACCAGAATCCACGATGCCTTAACCAACCTAAGCCTCAAGCGACAAGACAAAAGAAACCTTGCAAAGAGAAAGGCATCAGCCTTGGCGCAGAACGCTTACTACAACTAATATGTTAAAAACCTATCAAGCTCAATACAAGGATGAGTGGTACCAGTTCTTATGCGTCAGTGGTTTTCATATGAACCCTGAGCGGCTAGGGAACATTAGAGGCGTACCGAGTATGAGAGTTCCTAGTTGCAAGGAGAAACTATAGATGGCTTATGATTATCTACAGAGTATAGAGGAAAAGCAGACGCTTCCTGAGCCAAAGATCTGTAATCACACACACCAAGAGCAGACCAACAGTGGATACCTAATCTGCTCTAGCTGTGGAAGATTAGACCCAGATAATGACCAAGATAAAGAGCAATAAAATAAACACCTACAAGAGAGACCACACGGTCAATGTAAGTATAATAAAAAAAAATCTATGAGTAATTTTAGGATCCTGTTAACGGCTGATTGCCACATCGGTAAAAATCAATACGGCTCATTTGAGCGCACCCAAGACTTTGCAGCAGTGCTTCCACAGATAGTACAGATAGCAAAGACTGAGGCTGTCGATCTTGTGGTGGTAGCCGGAGACTTGGCTGACGCTTATCACATTGGTGCCTTCTCCAGTAAGGCGATTCGCATTTTTGCTGACGACATGAATGAGGCTGGTATTCCAATGCTTATCATCGAGGGAAACCACGAGGCGCCCAAACTAGGACAGGAAAATAGAGCGGTTGCTCGAATTGACAGTCTTACTGATAAAGTTTTTCGCCCTTCAATGGCAACACTCTTTACTCACTTCAACGGTAAAGAGATTCGACTGGCAGCCGCCGACTGGATGCCTGCCACCAAACTACCAGACTTTTTGGACAGTCTTCCTTCGAGCCTTGATATACTTATCCTTCACCAAAGCTGTGAGGGGTTCCTGCCAAAGGTGGGACACACAGAGCTAAAGAAAGCCCAGCTGCTCAACAAAGCCAGAGTCATTGGGATTGGGGACCTACACATATCGAAGACACAGACACTAAGCGATGGGTCCATCATCATCTCCCCAGGAAGCACAGAGCTGTGTGCTAGTGATGAGTCTACAGATAAGAGCGTAACGATCGTAGACATTGGAGATAAAATTTCTATCAGACAGGTGAAATTGGACACTAGAATGGTTGTCAAGTTTCGCATCTCTGAAGAAGCTTCTCTGACTGACGTTGATAGTCAACTCAGGGTCTTCGTGGATAGCAATCCATTGGTGTTCCTTGAGTACAGCAGTTCCATCAGACCGCTTGTGGAACTCAAACTTGTGGAGTGGGAAAACTTAGGTCTAACCCTGATCCAGTCAGATATGATTGTAGAGATTAATCTAAACGATAGATTTGTAGCTACCAAAGACAGTGCAAATGCAGAGATGGAGTCAATTATCGCAGAGAGACTGAAAGATCATCCACTCGAGCAAGATGCCAGCATTGCTCTGTGGAAATCCCCAAGCGCTGCTGAAGAAATTATTCAAAAACTAGAAAGTCAGATACGACAACAATCACTATGAAAAAAGCACTAGCCAAATCCTGGGTCACGGCCCTCCGTAGCGGCAAATTCAAACAAGCAACAGGCGTACTAAAAACCACGGCAGACGCTCCATGCCACTGCTGCCTTGGCGTTCTCTTGGAAGTATGCACCCAACAAAAGACATTCCAGGATCATCATAAAGAGATGAACTACGAACTAGAGAACAATACATTGCTCAATGACGACATACTCGAGTTAGTAGGCCTTAGCAGTGACAATCAGTTCTTTCTTATCACCCATAATGATGGCGAAACCGATCCTTATACAAACAAAAATTGGCAAAAGTGGAGCTTCAATAGAATTGCCACCTGGATCGAGAAGAAGTTTGTAACCTCAACCAAGACAAAATCCAAGTAATGCACAAGACTAACATTGGCATCTTTAAGATTGCCCAAACCCGCGTCAACTGGCCAGCCGTTGCTGAATGGCTGACCTTCATCGGAGTCCAACTGCCCCTCGACGTAATCGGCCAGATTGGCACAGATGACGCCATGGACTTCATCGACCTACAAATGGGAGCCGGAGCGGGCGAAGGATGTCCGCCCGCTGTCGGAACTGATGCCTCCGCTCTCGTCGCTCTCTGCGGCAAGCGCTGCTACGCCAGCTTCGAGGTCGGGCTCAACCCCAACGTCTCGAAGATCCGCACCGATCATGCCGAGTATATCACTAATGTACTCAAGAGTGGACATGGGTCTGTTTTGGAACATGCCACTTGGAGCTTTGCCATCGAGAACGTCAGCCGGGTCTTCACTGGTGAGATGAACCGTCATCGTGCCGGTGTTGCAATCAGTGAAGCGAGCATGCGCTATATCCGGTTTGACGACATTGGATTCACGATGCCGTCATCGCTAGAATTAACGCCCGAAGAAAGGGCGGCATTGCTGGAGGTGCGCGATGGCCTTGGTGGTGATCCAAACGATCTCGAGGGAATTGCAAGCCTTGTCGATCAAGAGTTAAATTTTCTGCAAACAGTTCTTTCTGAGTCTCAATTAGAGAAGGCAAAAGAGGGAGCCCGCAAAGTGGTCGCGTCGTCTATTTTTGCATCCGCATTCGCCAGTATGCAGAAGTGGAATCTCGACCTCTGTAATATCTGGAAGATCGAGGAGATGACCGACTTCACCAAGAAGAAGCAACTCACCAGCATGTTCCGCCGGATCATCGGGATGGGTGTTTCTACTGGCGGTGTTTGGACTTTAAACGCTCGTGCCCTTCGTCACATCCTGGCGCTTCGAGGCTCTGTCCACGCCGAGGAGGAGATCTTTCACGTCTTCTCTAGGATTGCGGATATCATGATAGCCGACGAGCCATTGCTCTTCGGGGACTTCGTGAGAACTGAAGAGGGCTGGGTTCCTAAGTACCTTAAGGTCTAATATCTATTCAGCATCATGAAAGCTAAAAAACTTCATCTAATAAATTACTGTCAACATCGTGATCTAACGGTGGAGTTTGATCCTGACGCCGGTCTCGTTGGGATCGTTGGAGAGATGGGCGCCGGTAAGAGCAATGTTGTTGGCGCCATCGCAGCAGCCATCTCCGGAAACTTTGACCGCAACAAAAAATCTCGCCTAGTAACTCTAGGCGAGAAGGTTGGCAGCATTGACTTTAATATAGAGATTGAGCCTGGAGTTAACTACAACGTCTTCAGGAGCCTGAATACGTCTAAGGCCACGGTCGTTACTCCTGACGACGAAATCTCTGGAGCGGACTCTGTAACCCAGTTCTTACTTGATCGACTGCAGGTGGATCAGAGTGTTCTACAGAATATTGTATTTGTGAGACAGACCGAGATTTCTGAAATCCTATTTTGCCCTCCTAGTGAGCGAGATCGAATGGCAAGCAAGTTCTTTGGGTTAGAGAAAGCCGTGGCACTTGAGAAGGACATCTCAACTCGAATTAATGGGATCAACCTGATTACCCTTCCAGAGTCGGTGGCAAAGATTCGACAGAAGATCGGGCTTGCCCTTGATCGAGAGGCTATTTGGTCAGAAGAACTCAAGAGAATCGGAACCCCTGACACTGAAGAGCTCAAGTTACTTGAGACAACTCTAACACTCTATCTAGCTAATAACAAAGAGAGCGATGATCGAAAAGAATACGTAAGACACAGAGACGAGTTAAGGGCCAAGATTAAAACTCTCAACTCAACCTCTCTGAAGGACTCTATAGACGCAATCCCAATTGACCGACTCAGGAGCAAGCTGAGTGAGGAACAGCGCAAGGCTGATCTGTATGCTCGAAGAGCAACCCTCAGTAAGGAGAAAGCTCGATTTATTTCTGAGATAGAAAAGATCGGCTTGTCGCCAGTATTTGCTCAGGAGATCCAGGATCTGGAAATAGACATAGATCGAATCTCCAGACAGGAGTCAGTCAATGAATCAGCTGTAACTCTTCGACAGCAGATGCTTGCAAAGATGAGCGCAGGCATAGCTCCAATCTGCGATACCTGCAATTCTCAGCTCTTACCAACGGGCTTACGTGACATGCAGAGTTTGGTGGATAATGATACATCAAAGAAAAAAGACACAGCGCGTCTGGCTTCACTCAGAGGCTCTCTATTACTGATGCGTCAGCGCCTTCTAGAATGGGAGAAAAGATCCTCGACGCCAAAGACCAGACTTCAAGAGGCGATCGACGAAGAGACATCCCTGGGTGAAGACCAGGGACCTGGAGACCCAGAAAAGTGGAAAGGCATGATTGATACCTATAACGGCATGACCAAGAAACTAGCCAGCGACCAGGAAGAACTCGAGGATCTGCAGAAAACCCTTGATGGGCTTTTAGAGCCTGACAGAAGTAATCAACAGGTTCCTGAGGACTTCGATCCTAGTGCGGCTCAGCTTAGGTCTCTTCAGATTCAGGCCCATATTCGCAACACTCAAAAGGCTCAAGAGGAGCTAGTGATCGCTAAGACGGAACTAGAACTTCTCAATCAGAGCTTAGAGCGCGCCATAGCCATTGAGACTGAGAATTCAATACAGTCTGCCCTAAAGGTTAGTCTGATTCGTATTCGTCAGCAGTTTCATCCCGATGGGGCTCCCAGAGAGTTGATTGGTCGAAGGATTGAAAGAATGGAGCACAAGATCAATGAGTTGCTCTGCGCCTTCGATGCCAAGTTTACAGTATCAGCTAGTGGCGGATTTAGTTTTCTCGCTCACTTTAATAATAAAGCCGGGTCTATTGAGGCCGCCGAGCTGAGTGGTGGTGAAAAAATTATGCTTTCCATCTGCTTCAGAATTGCCTGTATTCAGACGTTCAGCAGTTCTGTTGGATTGATGGTCCTAGACGAGCCCACAGTGTGGTTGTCTAAGGCCGGAGTTGCTTCTTTTAAGAGGGTGTTGGATCGTATGAAGTCAATGTCTAAGGAATTAGGCTTTCAGTTTCTTATTATCACACACAGCGATGAGTTACTTGAATGCTTTGATCAAATCATAAACCTAGATGACCACAACAATAAACCTATGTAAAAATGGATGGGCAGAAAGAACACGAAAAGAAGAAAACAACCGTCGCGTTCGCATGGCTCTGTCAGAGAACATTTTAAGCTCAGACGAGTATCGAATGCTGTGCTTTCCGGCAGAGGGCTGGCTCTTTGAGCTGAGTCTGATGGATCGATTTGCTAGCGCCAAGTTCTCAATTACGGGACTGGAGTATAGCAAGAAGTTCTTTGATAAGTTCTACGCCACAGGAAATAGCATCAAGAAGGCAATTATAGATCAAGGAGACAGCACAGAGATCATTATTCCTGATCAACCATGCAGCCTTGAAAAGTACGCAAGAACGTTCTCTGATAAGCCTTTCAATTTGATCTATGCTGACTGGATGGGAACCTGGGGCCTCACAAAGAAAAACGAGGTTGAACTCATCATGCAGAATCGTATGATTGTATCAGGTGGACATCTGCTGATTACAATCAGCATGTGGAGGGGCGGTCGAGGACCATGTCACGAAGAGATTGCGGATCAAGTAGTTAGACACATGGAGTTTCCTTCCCAGAAGGAGCCATTTCTTGTTGATAATAGTACTATTGAGTTTATCAAGTTGTCCAAGCATGGTAAGGAAAAAACATTTGGCGTTACACAGGTTATCAAGGATCTAGCTTCTGCCCATGGGCAAATGGCGACCCTTCAACAGGTATATTGTTACAAGGAGCCTAATGTTAAAAAGACAAAGACGGCCCCATGTAAGACGTATATGCCGATGATAAGTATGCTTTTTCAAATTGATGAAGTGTAACGCACGAATCCTCAGAACAAGTCATGCCTACGGCAACATTGTCATGGATGCCCATAGCCCCTCGGACCTACTCAGCAATAGCTCCTACACTGCAGAAGGTCACACACACAAGAAAGAAAATTGTAACTATAATCTCAAAGACTTTGACAAGGTCGTAGACGTAGACAGTAAGCCTTGGATCGTAACCTACACAGGAAAGAAGTATTGCCTTACCGATCCAGATCCAGGCAGTATTGACGTTGAGACAATTGCTCACTCACTAAGCTTACTTTGCCGGTTTGCTGGGATGACTCGAGAGTTCTATAGTGTTGGAGATCACTCACTCCATGTGTGCGACCTACTCAAGGACATTTACCCCGACGACTACAGGCTGCAACTTCACGGACTAATTCACGACTTCACTGAAGGCCTGGGTCTAATGGATTGTATCCGACCACTCAAGGAGTTACTGCCGGTCTATCAGGACCTAGAGGCTAAAACTAAAACTGCAATCTATGCAGCCTTTGACCTGCTCATGCCTACTGATCAACAGGAGGTACAGGTCAAGTGGGCAGACAACACCATGTTGGCGACCGAAGGACGAGATCTCTTGAACGATGGAGGCTACCAGTTAATTATCATTGAGCAGCCTCGAGCTGAAATTGTCAGGCCAAGACATCAGACCTTTGTTGAACAAGAGATAATTGCTCAGTACCTGAGACTACGAGCTTTAGTATGAAGACGGTAGGATTCACTGGAACACAGAAAGGATTTACCGACGCGCAACGGGACACCTTTGAATGTTTGATTAAATCGATCAAGGTCTCACAGTTCCATTCTGGTGACTGCATTGGTTGTGACGAGCAGGCTTTTAAGATCGTACAGAAGGCGCATCCTAATGTCTGGATGGTAGTTCATCCACCGATCAAGCGACAGAAGAGGGCATTCTATAAACCCAGGCCGAACAGTGGTAAGATCCGTGAACCCCTAGACGGTCTTGTGCGTAATCACAATATTGTAGAGGAAACTAACTTGCTGATAGCCACTCCTGGGGAGATGACGGAGAAACTTAGATCTGGTACTTGGGCGACAATCCGATGGGCCATAAAGAAACATAAGACAGCGGTGATTGTTTTTCCTGATGGAACGACTGAGTTAAAAAAAACCTATGAAGATCGACGACGCCTTTAATATCACAATGAAGACACTGCAGACGCTAAGTAATAGCGGTCACGACGTGATCTATGATTCGCTACAGATGACTGATCAAGAAATTTATGAACTTGAATTTGATGATCGTCCACGAATTCATCCTCTAAAGTGGACACTGGTCAGTATTAGCACCACAGACCAGGCTCAACTTGCTGCCGTGCAGCAAGCAGAAAAAGAGCTAGAGGAACTAGGAATCTTCTTTGATAAAAAAGGCTCCTGGGAGGGAGACCCCACATGTCTGGCTTCTACGCGTGACTGGGAAATTGATTGGTCCTTTGGTGTAACAGATGCCGATGAGTCTGGCCCTAAAATCATCGAACTTCCGTGCTTTGATATTAAGATTCAGCTGTATGCCGATGGTCTCAGTGGAGAGATCTCCTCGAACCTAAAAGAGAGCAAAGAGGACGCCGAGTGCGATGGAGCACTCCAGCACTACAACACGGCCATTCAGACCGTCCTCAATTTGATCCTGGCCCACGCCATTGCCGGTGTAGACATCCAGTCAGCAGCCTATCTTGAAGGAATTGATAGCACAGTATTTCACATACAAGATCACTTAGAAGGCAATGAGTGAGCCAATCCAGCTGACCTCCGAAAAGGGGACCTTAAGGATATCAAGAGCCCTGCCAGAACTGACGAGCGTCCTGAGCTTCAGGCACACATTTGAGAAGCCTGGGGATACAGTTACATTCCGAGACAGGAAGACCGGAAAGGAAAAGACTATCGTCAAGCGTGGCAAGATCACCAGTCAGATCGAGCCGCTCTACATCGTTGGATCTGATAATTGTCTTTATACTCACGATGGATGCCTCTCCATGGTAATAGATACGTTGGTCAAACTAGGATTTCAGTATGAGTACGAGAGACTGAATCCGCAATGGCCAACGTACATAATTAATCGCGATGTCGTTAAAGGTCTATATCCAAACCAACGAGAAGGCATCGTAAGGTTACTCCTCTCTGTTGGCGGAGGCATGCTGGAGGCAGCAACCTCTATGGGCAAGACTAGGGTTATTGCAGCCTTGGTCAGAGCTTACCCAAATGAAAAGATCGTTATCATGACGCACCGACAATCTGTTGTTCGGGGTCTGGTAGCTAATCTAAATGACCTCCTCAAGGAGGACAAAATCGACGTGGGCATCTGTCAGGGTCCCAATCAGCGCCACACTAGAGTTACCGTCTCAACCATTGGCAGTGCCCATCATCTGGACGCTGGAGAGTGTCGAATATTTATCGCAGATGAGGTTCATCGCTTTGCCTCAGAGTCTGCCGCAGATACAGTTCTAAGTTTTACCAGGGCAGTAAAGTACGGAGTATCAGCAACTATCTCAGGAAAGTTTGCTGGAACAACTAAGTTTCTCGAGAGCCTCTTTGGGCCAATCGTCTTTAAGGTAACTGACCAGGAGCTTGAGAGTGACGGCAAGGTTCCTCCAATTGACGCCTACTTCCTGTCTAATCCAGAGGGGCCAAGCGTAGACTTTCTTAATGGACCAACCCAAAAGAAGAGAGGTATCTGGGAGAATCTTCAAAGGAACATGTTGATCAAACAAGTTATTGACCTAGCCCCAACAGACCAGCAGCTCCTGGTATTTGTGGAGACAAAGAAGCATCTTGATCAGATCGTACGTTTGTGCCCTGAGCTGGAGATCTGTCACGCTGATCTGGGCGCCAAGGCCAGAAAGAGCATTGAGGAAAGGTTCACCTCTGGACAGGCTAAGCGAATCATTAGCACAGACTGTCTCTCAGAGGGAGTTGACCCCAGAGCCCTGATGATCATGATCGACGCTTCAGCAGTAAGAGGCGATTCTAGTCTAGTTCAAAAACGAGGAAGACTTCGCCGTCCAGGCAAAGCTAAAGGGGTCTTGATCAACTTCATGGATGAGTTTTCCGAAGTTTTTAATGCCAGAGCAGAAAAGAGAATCAAGGACCACAAATCCAGAGGAGACACTGTCATTGAGATGGCCACCCCAGAGCAGATAAAATTCTTGGGTAGCTCTATTGATCCAGAGTAAATAAGGAGAGATCAGGGCAGACCTATTGGAAACATCCCAAACAAAGCAATTCTTATTCACTACTCGTTCTACTTAGGACGTCTCGCGTGCCGCTCGAACATCCAAAGTAGAACGATGTGTTCTTAATAACTTTGGTTTGAGCTTTGTCGCAGCAGTCGCTTTGCTCCTGTCTTGCGCCGCAGGCTCAAACAAAGAACGCATGATGTGTGCGCGTCTGAAAAACCATTCGCGAAGGTAATTCAGTGTTCTGTGATCGTCAAATTGATATTCAAATTATTTTTGAAACAAGGTCATTTTACTCTGGAGAGGGTCTGTTAAGTTGACTTGACAAAAAATTGATAAAAAACAAATCAATGGCTAATAAAGAAATTAAGGGCAAGAGATGGGAATTGGTTCGGGACCTGTATCCTCCAAAGCTGGACAGTAAGAAGAAACAATTAGAGGAGGGTCGTGGTTATGCAAGATATCCAATCAAACGATTCGCTGAAAGTTGCTCAGCCTGTAATCGAACAGGAAGGATCATTGGAATCAACGGAAAATATAAACCATGCCCACGCTGTATAGATAACTAAATTACCGCAAGACTAATCCATTTCTGACCGTGAAATTTATACCCCAAAACCCCTAGACGTCCTTGGAAGACGAGCCCTATTATTCACAGTCCACATGCCAGAGAACACCGAATCTAAGGAGCGAAAGCTCATCACAATTGAGACAGCGCTAAAGGCTAGATATCAATCAAGAAGAAGGATTACCCAACCATCTTATGTATCAGGCCCCAAGAATGACCTCAACTTTCAGAGGGCCGCTGATAAGGTACTGGATCTGGGAGCAGACCCAGAGCAGTTTGTTGACGCCCTGTTCAACAGTTGGGCTGGAGAGCACCCACCCTCTCCTGCTAACCTAGCCTCTCCCCAAGCAGTTGAGGCCTTTGAGAAGCTTGAGGTTGAAGAGAGGTGTCCTCCTGAGCTCGAGTTTGAGGCTCAGAAGCGCTACCTGACTAACTACGTCAAGAGAGCCAAGCTGACCAAGGACGAGGTTTTTCTTGCTCCTTGGACAAATCTGAGGTCTTACTTCAGATGCCTCTTCTGCTCAGACCAGATCCGTGATGATGTACTTTTCATGTATGGCAAAGTAGGCAGGGCTCAGATCGAGGAGGACACCTCACTAAAAAAGTACCTAGAAAAACTGTGTCCCAAGAACCTAGATCGGTTTTTAGAGCCTCCTTGCTATCACATTCCTGAGGCAGTTGACGAGGAGCTACCAGCGGCCACAAGTGTAGAAAATTCTTGGGAGAACCAGCCTGAACCGGTAAGACTATGTCGCTAAAAGCCAGCGGATATTACGATAAAAAATATCAGGAGTGCATGGTTGCCCATGTTCTCCGGTCCAAGAGAATGATTGAGGCTATGATAGCCGGTCAGATATCTCCGAACGACTTTGACCTGAATATTCATAAATCCATTATTACAGCGGCTATAGAAGTTCTGCAGACAATGGGCAGTACTGAGATAGTTCCTCTTACGGCTCTGATGGTGCCTCTTCGCTTGATGATCACAGCTGACATCGTTAAAATCGATGAGGTTCCTGCTCTTAAGGTTGCTCTGGCCAACATGTATAGTATGGAGCTGGCTCCTAACTATTACGAGAAGGGGCTTAGAGAGTTCCTCAAGCAGCAACGAGTTCTTCGCGCTTATAATACGGCAAGTATTGGAGACATCGACGCACTGCAGGCCAACCTAGAGAACGCTATTGCAAGCTCTAGTTTTGGGATTGGGGTTACCCACAGGCCTCTACTTGATGTTCAATTGGGTGAGCCGGAAATTCCGGTTCCCTGCGGAATATCCAGCATCGACCAAAGAATGAAGGGCGGGCTTGGCCTTAAGCGGTCTATGCTTATTTGCGCCTTTACCGGGATGGGTAAAACAGCCCTGGCCATCAACTTTGCACTGGCGTCTGCCTTGCAGGGGTTTCCTTCTCGCATCGTCCAGACAGAGCTACCTAAAGAGGAGATGAATCAACGCATGCTGTCTTGTGCTGCCAGGTACAGTTACGACCTGGTTCAATTTAGCGATGCAGACGAGGATGACATCTTAGGTCTTGGAACTGAATTCGATCCTGGAATTAGTAGAGATCAGATTCGACGCAACATCCAGGAAAGGTTGGCTCGAATCCCTGCTCGTCTCCTTGGTAACTACGGCCTATACGACTTCTCAGAGAAGACTTGTACGATCCAATTGATTGCCGATGAACTACATCGAGACCAAGATCTTAACCCGGAGAATCCGCCTAGGGTTCTCGACGTTGACTGGCTGGAGTGTATCGATCTTCCGCCAACCAATAATCGAGAAAAGCAAATCCAATCTATTAAGATTCAAGACCTTAGGCATAAACTTGAGAAAACCAGTGAGCTGTTCACTAGACTATGCGTCAATGAAAACGTCGCTGGCCGAATGTACACTCAATCCGACTTTGCGGCTGAAGGCAAATCAGTAGTAAAGATGTCCAACAAGAGTGAGGGTAAGGGCGCCTCCAGACGCTACTCGTGGTTCTTGGGCGCAGGTGCCTCAAACGATGAGTTGAAAAGAAATATTTTAACAATTACAGCCGGTAAGGCCAGAAATGGTCGGCTCTTCAGTACGAAAATTAAGAGGGCTCTCCATGAGCAGCGCTTTGAAGATATGGCCGCTCATGAAGAATGGGTGGAGATCGACAATGTAATGCGAGAGCTTGATGGCAATCAGTTTGCCCCAATAATAAACTCAACACTATGAACTTGAATACAACAGCATTCACACATGAACAGGCACAAGCGATCGCTTTAGTAGCACACGCCGGTCAACTCAGAAGAGATGGCGTCACACCTTACGCTAATCATCTACAAGCGGTGGTTGGCAAACTAGAGGGTAACGATGCCAAGTGCGTTGCGTGGCTACATGATGTTCTTGAGGATACGGCTCTAACTGAGCAGGATCTCTGCGACAAAGAGGTGCCTGAGCATATAATTGCGGCCATCAAGTTGCTGACTAAGAAGTCCAATCAGTCCTACGAGGACTATCTCAAGGGTATTACAGAATCTACTCTGGCAATCACTGTCAAGATGTCCGATATGATGCACAATCTGAGTGATACTCCGACTAATAAGCAAAAGGAAAGGTATGAAAAGGGTCTAAAGTTCTTTTGGGATTTTTTGGCATCGTCAATTTAAATGTTAAGCCTAACAAAAGTTCGAAGACGATTTCCTGAGGCTCGTCCGGGATATGGTCGCAATGGCTTAGAGTTTACAATTAACTGTCCAGAGTTTCATCGTAAGGGCGGCATTTACAAAATGCAGATCAATGCAGAAACTGGTGTTTATCATTGTCATGATTGCGGAAACTCTGGTAGTGCCGTACATAGGTGGTTTGATGGCCCAGAGGACATGATCGAAGCATTGGCGATCGAACGTGACCAAGACATGGCCACGCACCTCGCCCAGTCGGTACAGGAACGCAGGGGTAACTTTGTGAGGCGTGGCGGAGCCGTCTGGGAAGACGACGTTCCGTCACCAGGTCACCTCATTCCATTCAGGGAACTTCCCGACGACCATCCCGCAGTACGTTACTTAGCTAATCGAAAATATAACATTGAAGAAATTCGAGAGTTTGATCGAGGTCAGCAACTGTTTTATTGCGACAAGCAGGCACGGCCATTTCGATGTGGAACGACCAAAGGTAGGCTTATCTTCCCCATCTACATGAGTGATAATCTTAAGGGGTGGCAGGCCCGAAAAATCGACAGAACGACGATAAGCGAAGGCATTGTCACTCGAACTGTTTGGGATGGTGACTACTGGCATGAGACAAAGAAGAACAGTGATAACAAGTGGGCTGACCACGACGTTCCAAAGTACTTAACATGTCCCTTGATGGCTAGATCTGACGTTCTTTTCGGCTATGATCAGGCCAGAAGGGGGGATGAGCTAGTGGTCATTGTCGAGGGCCCACTAGATCAGATACGAGTTGGATACCCAAGTGTGGGAACGCTTGGAGCGGCAACTCAACACCAGCTTCAGCTGATTCAGCTATACTGGAAGACAGCAGTAATTTTGAGAGATCCCGAAATCAATCCTGAATCAGACAAATTCCAGAGAATACTAGCAAGCCTGCCCACAATGAGAACGTGTCACCTGGCCCTGCCAGAAAATAAGGACCCCGGAGACACTGAGTGTGAAGTGATCTGGGAGGAAATAATTAAAGAGATGAACAACTGTGACTATGATCTTCCCTCAGAACTAAATCCCGAAGCTAATTAATCAATAATAGACCATGAAAATAGAAGCAGAAAATCAACATCTTGACGCCCTTGTCTACGATATCGTTAAAGCTCATCACCTGACCGGTGGAGCAAACAAGGGGCAGATTATAGTCGGCGTCGAAAGCGCCATCGGCAAAGTGCCCAGCAAGAACATTGACTATACAATCAACTGGTGGATCAAAGAGAATGGCGTTAAGGTTGATTCTAACAGGATGTATCATCACATTGATTTTGATACCGAAGTGCCACTGCCGTGACCTGTCCCAGTTCGGCCCCACTCCACGTAATTCATGCACACTCCGTGAATTCAGTACTAGATGGAGCGGGGACGGTCGATGAGTATATTACCCACGTAAAAGACCACGGCCTTAACTTCCTGTCCCTTACCGAGCACGGCTATAATATTGGCTGGTATGAACTGGTCACTAAATGCGAGAAGGCAAACATCAAGCCATGCTGTGCCTGTGAGATCTATCTCATGCCAAGAGAGGATACTGTCTTTATACGCAAACCATTTAAGTTTTATCATCTGACCCTCCTGGCTCAGAATGAAATTGGATTTGCCAATCTAAGGAGAATCAGTAACCTGTCATGGGGACCTGGAAGAGTAACCACAGCCTATGGGCATAGTAAGCCCCGAGCAACCTTTGAAGATCTTGAGATCTATAATGAAGGAATTATCTGCGGCGCTGGCTGTATCGAGGGGCCGGTAGCCAAACATGTGATTCGTAATGAGCCTGATGAGGCCAAGAAAAATATGGCCCTACTCAAAGCTATCTTCAAAGATAGACTGTTCATCGAGGTGATGCCGAATATAGTTAATCAGGACTTTGAGGAGGAAGTTATCGAGGTTGAAAACATTTGCGGGAAAAAGTATATCCTAGGAGTAAGTGACACTGTGATGACCTCAAAGGGAAGAATCACAATCGTAGAGGCAATGAAGCAGAATATCACTGAGATCTCTGACCCCCTTCCACTGAGATCTAATTCTGAGGAGTTCTTGGACGAGCAGGAAAGGGAGATTAGACACGCTCCAGAGATGGGTTGTATTAGACCACCTGAGGTCGCGATGTCTGATTATCAGACCGTATGCCCTGAAAATGAACACGAAGACTAAGCGAGATGAAACTACCAATAGCACCACTAAGTAAAGAAGAAGTAAGAGAGGAAGTGCAGCAGAATGGAAGGATTATCTATGCGGTAAAGATGACCTTAGAGGACTTAATAGATGCCTGTCACAATGATGATTACCGTTATGGAATTGACGCCTTGGAGTCGTTGATCTGTGGTAAGATGGTTCCCTATGGAAATTGGCTGAAGGACATAAAGATTTCACTGATTGAGGTGAATTACAAACAACAGCTGATTCTTCAGGTGGATGCTTATGCAGGGGATGTGATAGAGGAGCTTAAGGGCGAGGCGGATTGAGTTCTGCGTTGCGTCGAACAATACAGAATGAGAGTTAAGAGCTACACCGTTAAGAAGCAGGCCTTTCTAGGAAAGGAGTGCACTCCTCGTCACATGGATGGTGACATTCAGAAGGAGGGAAATATTGCCATGATGGCATTTGCTGAAAAGCTTAAGATCCCGTTGCTGCTCACGCTAGACAGTCACTTCGTAAGGCCAGAGCATAAGTTCAGGCAAGACATCGCACTGATGTCTCAGCAGTTTCCATGGAAATTTAGTGGTAGCTACCACATTCAAACTCCAGATGAGGCATGGGCTAATTGGGTTCAGAGTCACGGCTGCGGTATCAAGTCTGAGTCCCAGTTCTGCGAGGCCCTGGAGAATAACCAGGCGGTCGTTGACATGATCGAGCCGGTGACATTCAAGAGGGAGTTTCATATCAGAGAGCCAGATCTGCCGATCAGTATTAGTTCGCGTGATATGCCACGGAATGAAAAACTGAGAATGTTTATCATGACACTAATCCTTAAGTGTGGACGGATTCCCAGCGATGAACGGCGCCCAGCCTATATCACTCGACTTAATGACGAGCTTGAGGTCATTGCCAACAATCCCACGGTCAACTTCCTTCCGTACTTCGTCATCCTGTATGACATCTGTGAGTTCGCTCGAGAGAACGAAATTATGATGGGACCCGGTCGAGGCAGTGCTGCAGGATCTCTTCTTGCGTATCTACTCAAGATCACACACTTAGATCCTATTGAGTTCGGGCTGTCCTTTGCTCGATTCCTGTCACTTGGACGTATCAATCGTGGGAAGTTTCCAGATATCGATCTGGACTTTGGCGATCCAAAGAAGATCACTGATTGGCTATCACAAAAGTATCAAGGCGCCTTTGCGCGAATCAGCACCACAGGAACCATGAAGCTGAAAGGTGCCATAAGGGACGTAAGCCGAGCCCTCTTGGATACCAAGACCAACAAGTGCAACTCCGACAGAGTTGATATGGTGTGCGAAACTCTTCCTAAGGCTCAGCCCCCTAAGCTGGACTCTAAGAAGTTTCTCTACGGATACCAAGACGAACAAGGCGGTCACCTTGGTCAGTATGACATCAGCCATGAACTCAAAAGGTTCCTCGATGACTATCCAGCCGTCAAGGAGGGGCTAGATAGTGTGCTTGATATTCCTAGGTCTATGGGTAAGCATGCCAGCGCATACTGCCTATCAGACATTGACATTGCAGATGCCATTCCAATGTGCAATCTCAAGGATGAGGTATGCACACAGTTCACGATGAAGCCCATGGAAAGCCTAGGCTTCCTCAAGATCGACTTGCTGGGTGTAAATACTTTGAATGATATTCAGGGGGCATTGTCCTTAATCAAGAAAAGAACGGGACTAAATATCGACCCATACAACTTCGATCACATTCCAATTGATGATCCAGAGGTCTTTCAGGATTTTAGCGAGGGACGCACAGAGACCACTTTTCAGTTTAATACCTCGATCTCAACTAGTCTCTGCAGAAAGATTAAGCCCAAGGTCCTGCTCGACTTGTCTGCGATCACCGCTAATGGCCGTCCTGGAACAATGGAGGCATTGATGGAAGACGGACAGACGACGCTGATCAATGCCTGGGTTGACCGGCGAAATGGCAACAAGAGGGTAGAGTACTTGCACCCCGATCTGGTGGATATCCTTGAGGAGACTCAGGGCATCTTTACCTATCAGGAGCAAATGATGAGCGCCTTTCAGAAGTGCTGTGGCTTCTCAGAAGAACGATCTGACGTCGTTAGAGAGGTCATCGGTAAGAAAGACAAGGAGACAATGGACACTTTGATCCCTGAGATCAGGGAGATCCTTTGTAATCGTGGATGGGAGCCAGAGAGGTCAGCGGCATTTATCAGCGCCTGTCAGGCGGCTGCCGGATACTCTTTCAACAAGAGTCATAGCGCTTCCTACGCATACCTTGGCTATATCTGTGGATGGCTCAAGCATCATTATCCACTAGAGTGGTGGACATCCGTTCTGAGTAATTCTAGTCCTGATGATCTCAGAGACAGCGCTCACCTCTGCAAGGACTTCGTTGTTCCTCCTGATATCAATGACTCGGAGATGGAATTCTACATTATTGATTCCCGAAGAGAGAAGATCGTTTACCCGCTGGGAATGATTCGATCGGTAAAGGCTGCTGGACTGGAGATCGTCGCCAAGAGACCTTACACATCTCTCGCCGACTTTTACGCCAGAGTCAATCATAGGGTCGTCAATCGTGGGGTTGTTGGTTGGCTGATTTGGGCCGGGGCCTTTGACAAATTATACCGACTTAGAGACGTCTCAGGACGTAATCAGATTTATCGGGACTACCTCAAGCTTCGCCCTGAGATCAAAGAGAAGGACTATCCGGAGGACCTGACTCCGCTGCAGATTCTAATCAGGCAGAACGAGGCTCTGCCTCTTAACTCGGCTCCGTTTAGTGACTTGATCAGGTCTGAGACCGGAAGGGAGATTGATACCCTAGAGAGGGCAATGTCAAAGCTTCCCGGTCAAACAGTCCATATCGCTGGAGCTCTAACTGACTTTCATGCCTTTGTTCCCAAAAAGAACAAGAAGAATGAAATGATGTGCTTCCTTTACTTTGCTGATAAGTCGTCTACCGTCAAGGTGACAATGTTCAACAAGGCCTATGAGAAATACAAACAGCATCTGACAAAAGGAAACGTATTGGAAGTTATAGGAAAAGTTAATCGCTACAATGATGAAACAGGCCTTGTAGCCGATAAGCTAGTTGCATACGGAGTCACATTCCCTGATGAAAGCGAGGTGGTCATTTAATGACTTAACAGAACTTTCTTCCGACACAAATGCAGTGAGTAACTTAACTAAATATAGAATAAACAATACCAAATGTCACTAGACGTCAACGAAGAAGACAACAACAATTATGAAGGAAGCTTTCACTACGGAGTTTTCAAAGACAATGTCAGAGTCCGACAGACTCTTAAAGACGGAGTAACCAGGCTGTGCGTCATGCCAGCATTCGGCGATCCCGGAGATCCAATGAGCTGGATTCCGTACCGCAATGCAGATAGCAATCAGGACAGCAACGGCAATCATCTCTTCACTGCGTGGATTCGCCGATATTACGCCTACCAGTTTGTGGGCGCCAAGGGAAACCAGGGTCATTTCCTGGCTCCTAAAACCTTCGACTCCAATGCGATTGATCCAATCGCTCGAATGCTCGAGGTCGCCAAGAGAGATCGTCGGTACTACGAGATTCTAGGCCTTGGTGAGGACGGAAAGAAAAGTCCTGATCCTGATGCGTTCATGAGTGTGCTCTTGCAGGGCGCTGATGAACTGTATGCGGTAAATGCAGTGTGCCTTAATCCGGCCCGAGAAGAAGACGAGGGAGTCTCCTGCATCTACACCCTCCGTAAGACAATGGTGAATGGTAAATTCGACGTAAAGGAGACCGGCCTGCTTCATCAGCTTAACCTCAAGAACCGTGGAGTAGACGGCACTGTCGATCCTTCGGACTTTGCCAATTACTACTACTGGGGCGACATCACGGACATCGCAAAGCTGATTCCAATCAATGTCCTAAAGGTTCAGGTCAAGGGTGTATCTGGAAAGAAAAGCTTTCCGTACTTCAATGCAACCCCTGACGATAAGGCTCAGCCCATCACGGGCACTCGCAAGATGCTTGAGAGCAGATACTTCTTGGATGACTCCTTTAATTCAGATGTTGATCCGGCTGATACTATTGAGCGACTAGTGGATATCTTTCGGGATTTTCCTGATCTTATTAAGAAGTCCTTCGAGAATCAGTTCCCTGGAATTGATAACCTGCTTCGTCAGACTGGAATTATCTCTAGCTCCAAGGTTCACACTCCAAGTAGCAGGTATGAAAGCGAAGAGGTGGACGATCTAAGTCCAGCCAATTCAACATACCGTCCAGGTGAGTCTGCCTCTAAAAAGGTAGTCACTCCCAGTAAAGTTGATGATCTCCCAGCCCCCACTGGTCGATCCTTCAGCCCAAAGCTGACTGAGAAGGTTTACGCCCCTACGGCTACCGAGAGCCTTCCCGCTCCAATGATCAAGGAATCCAAGGCCCCTAAAGCCCCAGTCAAAACTCAGGCCGGAAACTCGGCCGCTCTAAATGAAGAAGCTATGAAGGTACTCAAGGAACTTGACGACCTTGACCTCGACAGAGTGTCCTAAGATAAAAGAATGCGGGGTTGTTCCACATGGAACAACCCCGATTTTCTCTAAATATGGCAAGACCTAAAAAGAAAGTTGAATTGGTTTCAGGGGATATATCCATTGGAGATCTCAGCGGGCTGAGTGCAATGGAAAGATTCAGACTGATTAATGCAGATCGAATGGCAAAACAATTCCCAAAAAAACTACACGTCGCAGATCGAAAGTTTCTGATAATTCCAGACCTTGGTAATCAGTACGCACTGGGACGAATTGGATACTGCATGGGTAGGATCAATTATATCCTCGCCGCAGAAGGCGCTAGCAAGACCTCGCGTCTGCTACACCTCTGTCGCTTGGCAATGGACCAGGGAGGCCTGGCATCAATCGTTGAGGCAGAGGGAGAGATCGACGAAGATATCGTCAGTTACTACCTTGGCCCCCACACTGAAGAGTTCCTAAAGAACATTTATCATCCAGATACCTTGGAAGAGGGAATGGAGATGAGCCGCACAATCCTCAAGAGCTACAAAGAGGTCGACCCAGACAATGAGCTAGTCAAGGTTCTTGGCTACGACAGCGTTGGTGGATCAGTCATGAAGCGTGCCCTGGAAGATGACAGGGAGATTGGTGATAACCGAGTTGGTGGTAGTGGCCTATACATGAGTGAGGCCGTGGGAACCATCAAGCATTTCTGTAAATCTACTGGAACACTGTGGGTAGTCCTAGGTCAGCTTCGAGAGAAAATCGAGACTGGCTTCAGTGGTCCTCCCAAGGCCTACCTGGAAAAGGTTACAGGTAAGGGCGGAAGCGCCCTGAACTTCGAGAGTGCTTATTGGGAAATCCTGCAACGCCAAGGTACACTAAAAGACAGTGATGGAGCCAAGGATGGCTTCAGAACCAAGTCTACCTTTAAGAAGAACAAGCGTGGTATCCAATGGAGGGAGTATTTCTATGACATTGAATTCTATCAAAATCTGAGTGGTATCACTCCGACAATGAACATGCTCTCCTTAGGCTCTATCTGCGGACTCAGGTCTAAGAATTACGGCAGTCAAGGTAAGCGGTTTTGGTGCGATGATCTAAACATGACAGAAGCCGACCGGCTTCCGATCAAGGACATGTACCAGATGATCCATTCGCCGTGCAACATTGGTCTCTTCCAAGAGGCCCTTGGAATCCGGAAGGACATGGAGAAGATGGGAACAGACCCAGAAGATGATGTTCCTAATCCGGTAGACGACGTACAGTCGCCTTGCACTGCCAATCCAGATGTCGCTGAGTAACGACCTAAACAACACCAACTTACAGAAACGAGTCGCTGGAGCCCAAGAAAGGCTCCAGCGCCAATCTGTCACTAATAAGCTAAGAAAAGCATTTCGAGACCGAGATGGAGTGTGGCCAACAGTAGAAGATCAGTCTAGTGAAGAGCCAGATCCATTGATCAAACTCTGCTTCCAGGATCCTAAGTCACGGATTGGATTTGTCTTTGAGGCTATTAAGGCTCCGACCTTTAGTTCGCTCCTTAAGCGAGTCGGTTTTCGAAAGAAGATTGTCGAATTTGAGAGTGGGCTCGAGAGGGCCTGTGAGATCTATGGAGCAACAAGGTCGCTCGTTGGCTTGATTTTTGAGATCTCAGGAATTTACTATATTTACTCTGGTAATCCAGTTTTTGAAGAGAGTGACGTAGACTTCATGAGAATGACGCTGCCATCCGGCGAGCGTCGTTACATTTGTTCCTTGGATGGAGCAATTGATAGAATCTTTAACCTAATCTAATTACACACATGCAAATAACTACTATCATTGATGAAGAGCAGATGGTCAAAGATATCTTTGACTCCCTGCAAGAAGGCTGCGGAATCGGTTACTACGATCTGATTGCAGAGAGCCCAGGCGAGTTCGAATACACGTTCCGAGACCCTGAGACCAAGGAGGAACATGAGGTTGATCTCGAAATGGCCAAAGAGGGCTTCCGAGAGTTTGGTGCCGCTGTCAGTCGTGGAGAGCTCAGTGACTCACTTGATTTCTTCACAGATGACCTGACCCAGGTAGAGTTCTTTGACGAAATGGCTATCGATTATTTGATTCAGTTTATTATCAACGGTGAGGTAACACACCCATGACCAAGGTCGACACTAGAATTCTAATGAACTTTGTCAGAGACGTCGCTGGTGACTCTAAGCACGGAGAGCCAGAGGTAGAAGATCAGGGCTATATTCAGAACTGGGAAGCAGACGGGGGCTTAAAAGCCATCGATCAACTTCACAAGTATATCGATGAGGCTCGAGAGCTTTTACTTGAACTGGAACAGTGACTTCATTCGAAACAATCAGAGCTCGGATCAGCAGTATGTGCTCCCCAAGCCGACAGGTGCTACTGGAACCAATTCTGGCCAAGCTAGAGCAGCACCAAGACTGCCCTGCCTCGACTTCCCTTAAAAAGCATGGAGGGTACGTAGGAGGTCTGTGTGATCACATCAACTTTGTTTCAGACCTAGCTCATGAAATTAGCGCTGATGTGTTTGCAAAGGCAGTGCATGTTATAGCCAAAGATGACTCAACAGCTCTTGATGGATTGCTTGGGTCATCCCAGGCTGTTGCCACCATTGCACTGATACACGATCTGAATAAGATCTGCGATCTTGACGGGAATCTGTACTACGTTCCTAACATCCTTGTTGACGGAAAGCGAAGTGAGAAAAAGCCTTGGGTGATCAATAAGAACTATCGAGCCATACAAGCCTCTATAGACGCTCACCTGAATCACCTTACGCATCCTACGTTTAGCGTATTCTTGCAGCATCCATCTATTCAGTACCCCTCGGGTCTCACCAGCCTAACACTAGCTGAGTCTTGGTCACCCGGCCTCATAGCTAGTCTAACGAGCGATGAGATTCAGGCGATCATTTGGCACGGTGGTCTTTACGAGCGTGGATCTAAAGAGGGATTTTCTAATAGTGAATCTCTGCTTCAGATCATCATTCACGCTGCGGACATGATCGCCTCAAGGATCGGAGTGTAAATAGTCTTGCGGGATTAGGGGTTATCGTCTCTAATCCCGACATGACTAAACAAGAAGACGCAGTAAATGCCCTCGAGGACTATCTGAAGAGTGTACTGAAAGGGCCCTTCAGTGTAGATCACAGGACAGACCCATCAGAGGCCACAGTAATTAAGAGGGACGGTTGTGTAGACCTGGTACTGACTAAGCAAGGTGAGAAGTTTCATGGAACCACCTACGCCTTCATGGCACATGATGTTCTGAAACAGATTCAAGAAATCATCAAGGAGAGCCCAGTGGAAGTCGCTCAGCCTCTTGGTACACACATGAGGCCAGACGGAAGGTAATGAATGCGCCAGTAGACGATGAGCACAAGATAGAGATCGGAGACTACGTGGAAGTAGTCAACACCAATGATGAGTTTGAAGGTCTCATTGGGGTTGTAGAAGATTTTTATGACAGTGAGGGTAAAAGCTGTCAGTCTGATCGTAAGGGGGCGCTTTGTGCAATCCGGATCCCACTTCAAAGACAGGATCAGGTAATGATGCGCCTAGTCGGCGTAAATTTCATAACTCCTTATGTGCGACATGAGCTGAAAGCTAATGAGGAGCTCTGTCTGTTCACAAAGGACAAACTAGAGTGGTTCGACCCCAACGAACTGTAGTATGTAACTTGACAAATGGGAGCGTCAGCCCAATCTGACGGCAACAAGAGAACAACAAAAAAAAAGATAATGAATAATACTAACCTAACATACGACATCAACTCACAGGCCATCAGAGATCTTCGTCAGCTTCCTGGTGGAACATCACGGAGCGGCAAGAGTCATGGCAAGCGCCCCGCGATGAAACCGCAGCATAGTGCATGCCGAATCATCGTGATGCTGAATAACCACCACACTGGGACGCCCTTTGGCGCTGCTAATGCCGAGCTCGACGGATTGCTTCCTTCTGAGAGGGCTATCCTGACGGTTGGCATCTCCGGAATGAGACGCTCCGGTGAGCCAATCAGACGTATGGCCATCTATGGCTATCGCGACGGACGCGCACAAATGCGCTTTCCAGTAAATTTCGACCCTATCACCGGAGATCCGCAGTTTAGCGGTGATGGGCTCCCAAGAGAAGCAGAACTCGCTGCAGTCAACTGGATGCAGGGCGCTATGTTTAACACCGAACTTGTTGCTGGTACTTACGACTTCCAGGATCGGGTAATCTCAGAAGAAATGCCGCTTCGCCGAGAGTTTGCCTCAGAGCGTCGGACTGAGGCCTCAATCGATATGTTCAGTCGTCACTTCGGTCTCAAAGTGAAGTCAGCCGACTTCACTTTGCCAGAGGTCAATCCGCTCCTGACTCCCGGCCAGCTTCCTGCAAGTGTCAATCCAAGCTCCCTTCCCGTTCGAGAGATTCCGATGTCCCCCGTGAGTTACATTGCCCATGCAGTGGATCGGTTTGTTCTGGGACTACACAGTGCTGCAGGCGACGGTTTCAAGGAGCTCAAGCGTGCGTACATTAAGCAATTTGATATTGCTGATGACACTATTCATGCCACCCAAAGTGACCCTAACAATGGTTACTCTCGTCTGGCATCTATTTGCGCTGAGCAGACCGGTCTCGGGTGCGATGTCGAACTAAGCCAGCAACATAGCATCCTTAAGTTTGCTCATGCCTATCTGCAAGACCTCAACCTTGGTCCTGAAGCAACCCAAAGCGCTGGCCTGATCACTTATCAGGCTATTCGTATGCTTGAGAACTACTTTCTCAATCGCATGGAGAACGGAAAGGTGCTGATGTTTGCCCCTTCACAAAGCTGCGCCTTGGATGAGCAGCTCTTCAGTAAGCCGTCGAGCTACACAGTAAGTGGCTCACCAGTCTTGATCTGCAATGGCTACTCCAGTAGTGGCATGTTTCCGTATCTTGCTGGTGACCTGATTCCGACCGAGTATCGCGGCGGAGATCTAAGTTAGTTGATTAATTCGGGGCTGCGACCAATTCGGGTCGCAGCCCCTTTCTCTTTATTTATGTACCAACCAGTAAAATTAGTTAAAACCTGGACTCTCCTAAATGTGACTCCTCCAGAGAGTGGATCTGTCGGCTTCATCAGGAATGAAGTTGATGATGAGCAGATTAAAAATATTCCACCACAATTGAGAGTATCTATTGTCTCATCTCTTCTTGCGCTTCAGCTGATCTTAGAGTGCGAAGATCCTAAAGGAGAGATCCATCGGCTTGGGTGGCCAGATGAAGCTATCAGCGAAGAAAGTTTAGATGGTGATGAAATCTTACCCGAAATTAAGAGTAGCATAGAGCATCTTTCGGTCATCTGGAAGTTTGAGTACACTATAGCGAAACAAACAATTACAGACCTTAATGCTGCACTTTACTGCATCTCAAAGGTTCCCAATAATCAGATGGTCGGAGCCTTCTGCCCAAAGGAGTCTAAGGGTTTTGCACGAGCCGTTTCAATTGCTGGCGTGAATAACCCAGCATCTATTGTAAGCAAAATAGCCAATCCTAGGCCCTCATCCTTTGAGGAGATTTTCAAGCAAATCCTGGCTAAGAAAGGCCTTGTGCTTAACGGCGAAGAACAGCAGCCTATAGTGGAGATCGACTTTGAATAAGATCTACGCAGCGCAAGATAACGGAGTATCAGGATCGTTAGCCGTTCTATATCCTGATGGTAATATCTTTTATAAAGCGACCCCAGTCCAGAAGAGCCTGAATTATACCAAGGTTAAGGCTTTCATCAATCGCCTGGATTACGATGAGTACGCGAAAATGCTGCAGTCCCAGATTCTAGATAGGAATCTGCCAAGCATTCTTTTGCTTGAGCGTCCCATGATCATGCCAGGGAGGTGGAAGGCATCGGTCTCCGCCATTCGCTGTGATGAGGCTCAGCGTAGCGTTCTAGAGCGACTGAGAGTTCCGTTTAGATATATCGACTCCAAAGAGTGGCAACGAGACAGTAAGAACACCAAGGGGATATTACCCTCTGGACTTGAGGGAGATGAACTCAAGACTGCATCAAAGCAAATTGGTCAGCAGTTGTTTCCTTCAGCCAATATCAAGAAGGACGCTGATGCTCTTCTTATGGCTGAGTTTGCTAGAAGAAATAATCTATGAAACATGATATGAAAGTAGAGAACAAGGAGTTAAGGAGCGCTGTGTTTGATCGGCTCAAATCACAAGGTCTACAGGAATGTCTCCTTGTTGACTATAATGGTAGTGGTGACAGTGGCTCACTAGAAGCGCCTAATGAAGCGGGTGTCACAGACGAGCAACTGTCTGCTCCACTAGGGACATTTCAGGTCTTAGAGGCGTATCGGTACGATAAGTTGACTAGGTCCCCAGTATACACCTCCCGAGTGCTGAGCCTATGGGAGGCGATTGAAGAGATCTGCTATAGTATCCTGTCTAATGAACATTCTGGATGGGAGATCAACGAAGGTTCCTCTGGAGAGTTCAAGTTCAATATTACAGACCAAACTATTTCCCTGACTCATAATGAATATTATACCGAAACCATAACCTCAACTCGCGAGTTCTAATGTCAAAACCTTGGATTCACGCTTCATCAGACGCAAAGCTATGGGGCATTAAGCCAGAAGATACCCTGCCAATTCATGATCTCATGGATTCATCAAAGTCAGCTGTAGGGTCTAATCTTCATCGGGCGTTAACTCATAATGCTTGGTTCATTGGCACCATATTGGAAAAGATTTTTGGAACATATATTACTGCGCAGAATGGCCGAATTATTCAAGTGAGAGATGTTGGCGAACGCCATGTCCTCCAGGACTTCGGAAACAAGTTCATCCCAACTGCGGAGGACTGGATCACGACAATGCAGGTTCAGCCATGGCAACTAGGTCGAGGATGCCCACCGTCATTCAGACCACTAGAGGCCTTTCACGGAACGTCAGAGAAGCAGAGCTTTCGGGTAGTCGACTAAAAATAATGAAGGTGTACACAATTATCCCGGTAAATTTTGAATACAATGATGAAACCTACGACGCTATCGGATTTCAGCTCCCAGTAAAAAATGCCTATCGAAGTCTAAAGTCCGCTCAGGAAGAGTTTGATCGGCTTACTAAGAAGTTCAATAAGAAGTTCAAATATATGCTTAACGGCAAGTCGACTTCGTTTGTTATTCAGGAAGTCGAAATAGCCGATAATGATGCCTCGACATACGACGCTCTGAGGCAGGTTGTGGGGGAAGCTAGGATTGAAATGTATAAAGCTGGAAAGGAATACTTTCAGGATCAAGCCAAGGCACTCTTTAGTAAATGGCCGCAATTGGAGGGGTTCTCCATAAGTGCTTATACTCCATACTTTGCAGACGGTGATGAGTGCGTCTATGGAGTTGGCGATGCGCGCATCAAGCTGAAAGGCTTTACGCCTGATGATGAAGATTGTAAGGATGGGTACACCACTCACTGGGGTTATCAAGAAGACCTTCCCAAGGACGCCATCACAATCCAAGATGCGGTCGAGCGCGTGATTGAGTCCATTGATGCCGAAATCTTCAAGGAGCTTTTTGGAGACCACATCCGTATTACAGTCACCCGAAAGGGAATCGACGTTAGTGACTACGAGCACTACTGAGGCCCATGGCCACAGTTGATCCGTTTGTTGTCTGTAGATACATAACGGAATATGACTAACGACACTAGCAGTACTTTAATGAGATCGCATCTGTGATCAAAAGAAAAACCCCTAGGATTGTTCAAATGAGCAGCATCATAACCATATCAACCGTAAAGAAGAGAGCATTGTATTTTGGTAGCCTGCGTGAGTGGAAACCCACTCAGGTATCAAAGGCCTTCCTTGATCGTTACGCCGCACAGTGTGACGCCCTACTAAAGTCAATGGTCGAGTCTCATCCATCAAAGGGAAAGACACTACTGTGAGTAATATACAAAAGGCCGATAAGGAATTTCAAGGGACCCATGATAGCCACGAGCACGAGCTCGACTGCCATAAATGACCGAGAAGGTCTTCTTTTATCATTACAACAAACTTGCCTCAGCTAAAGCTGGTAAACCGCAACTATCAGTTCACTACGACAAGAAGTGTCAGGTCGTAGACGGACTAGTCTGTGCGGTGCCAACCTTCAGCCACATCAATAAGAGGCAGCCAAAAGTAGTAATGAAGGGTAGGGGTGTCGTCACAGTAACTAATGGCATCGCCCACGTCTCCTCATCCAGTAATTTGCGACCTCAAAGAATTAAATAATATGTCAAAACTAGTCGCCCTCGCTGGGAGAAGGAACAGCGGTAAGACTACCGCTGCAGATTTCTTGGTGAGCTTGGGGTACAAAAAAGAATCTTTTGCTTCTCCAGTGAAGTCCATGCTTAGGGCTATTGGGGTTCCGTACTGCTCATTGTATGGAACCAACGAGCAGAAGCACGAGGTCCTTCGTTTGTTCAATATGTCAGGTAGATCCTTGATGCAGATAGCAGGAACTGAGTTCGGTCGAAATATGATCCATCCAGACATCTGGGTGCGCACCTTCTTCGAGCGACACCTTCCACCTCTCACCGTGATTGATGACCTTAGGTTTAAAAATGAGTTGGATGCAGTCAAGGCCAAGGGGGGACTTGTGATTGGGATCATACGTCCAGATTCTCAGAACCTTGACGATGCCCACTCGTCTGAGACTGGGATTGATGATCTCAAAACTGATCTGACGATCATCAATAATGGAACTGTTTGGGATATGACCGAGAAGATCAAGAATCTACTAGGCGATGTCTGAGCTATGCGTGCTGGAGTCTTACAACTCTGAGAAGTCCAAAGAGGCAACTAAAGTTAGATTAGAATACTTTGACTCTTACCAGGATGGTGTCAACGAGGCTATCAAGTGGGCCAAGAGTAATTCGTGCAGGTGCTTTTTAATCAGTGAGAAGCTTGCCAAGAGCATCTACAAAGGCGTCGCCATAGTAGAGCTCAAGCAGAAAAATAAAACACCCGAAAAGGGAAAGAACAAATGAGCACTAAAACCATCACTACACTTCAATCCGTCACCGCCGCAGACCTTAACGCTGCTGCACAGAGTATTCCTTTGAATCCAAATGCTAAGGCTACCAAGGAGCTCAAAGACCACGTTGCTGGTGTTGTCCGTGAAATTGCCAAGCGCAGAGGCACAATTACTGCTGAGCAGAACCGCCAGAAGAAAGAAGAACTCTTGGCTTCTTATCGCCAGTCTGTCAATTATGATGTCCTCAGTCAGAGACTGGTGAAAGCTGAAATGGCCAAGCGCGAAGATGGACTTCGATTCAGTGCCGCTATGGAGGCCCTTAAGGTCAAGTTTGCCGCGTCCTCTGAGAAACTCGACGATGCTGTCAGAGGGGCCAAAGGCGAGCTCCTCAAGATGGGTCTCTCTCCGAATGGATGCTTACTGGAGCCTGTATTCGTCGAGGACAACAAACGAGGACACTACGACCCGCTACCGATTGGTAGAAGTGGCGGACACTGGGAGGTGAATGGCTCCAAGGTCACTCAGACTCAGGTTGATCGCATCAACCAGATCAAGGAGGTAATCAAGGCAGTCGGTGCTTCCGCTCAGACATTAACGTCCACAGAGGCTCTGACCATGCGTCTCATGATGTCTTCAACTGTCGGCGAATTGATCGCTATCGTTAACGCTGTCGCTGGTGAAGATGTGTTCCAGATGGGCTTGATTCCTGGCACCAATATCCTGTCGATTTCCGAAGAGTAATATTTTGACTTAGTTGAGTTGAGGTCCGACCCCTCCAATTAGTCCTAATTTATAAACCTTTAGTATTTTAATATTTGCGACATTATCAGAACGCGCTCTCAGTACAACACTCAGTAAAACTATTATACAATGAAGGCTATTATCTACTTCAAGAACACAAAGATTGAGCTGGAGGGAGACGCCGATAATGTGACCGAAGCTGTCAAAAAGATCATGGAGCCTCAAGAGGAAGCCTCTCCGTTCCTTGAAACAATCAAGCCGACTGGGCACACAATCGACTTCCCTACCTGGCCCAATCATCCTTGGACTTATCGTCCAGGCCCGCCGGAGGAAAACTACAACGACTAATGAGCAATCAAGAAGAACAAGTAATGGCGGTTCCACGGGCCCTTGTAGATAAGCTAGGGCTTCATCAGGGATTTAATGCAATGAGAGTGGGGGCATTCAAGGGTCTAATAAAGGAGGAGAATTTTCGATTCATACCCAGGAGCGAGGCCGAGACAGACGAAACGCATCTTCAGCTTATTCCCTATGTCATCGTCATGAAGAAACACAGTGTCCTGACATATCAGAGAACCAAACTCTCTGGAGAGCAAAGGCTCATCGGAAAGCATAGCATTGGTTTTGGAGGCCACATCAATAGTGACGATGTGACATTCCAGAGGGGCCTTATCCGAGAAATCTTTGAAGAAGAACTCAAAGGTCTGAATGTTATCGAAGATTGCCCTTCGTTTAGAGGGCTAATCCTGGACGACTCAAGTGCCGTTGGTAGGGTTCACCTTGGGATTGTCTATGTCATTGAGATCGGTGATGAGCATAAGCCGATTAACTCTGATGATCCAAATATCCGACTTCTCGACTTCGTCAGCCTCGACAGATTAGATTCGATGGTCACTTATCCTGAGATCTATCCATTTGAGGAGTGGTCCAAGATCCTATTGCGCTCTTCAGACGACCTGGTGAGGATTGACACGGTCTTTGGTCAGGTATAATATTCCAGTGTATGAAAAGTTATATCTCAATTCTTGTCGCCCTGTGCTTGTCGCTGTCCTCATGTGCCACTTTGACACTTAGTCAGAAAGGCTCTCTCTCCAGGGCTGGTCAGATCTCTCTGAATCTGGCCCAAGCCGTAGCAAATACTGCTATTCAGATTGTTATCGCTAAAGCCACAAATGATTCTGATCTGATCAAGAAGGGCAATCTCCTAGATTCAGCCGCCGCTGGGCTCCGAACCCTAGACACCAAATCTGGGGGTCTGATTACGCCTCAGCTGGTCTCGAATGCTATTCTTCAATTTACGGATCCAAGCAAATCTCACTGGGGAGATATGGCCAAATCGATCTCTAAAGAAGTTACCGAGTCTAGTCTTCCAAGAGCAGAGGCCATTGAGTTGGCGGCGAGTGCTCTAAATTCTATTGCCAGAGATACAAGAATTCCAACACAACCGTAACTTATGAATCTGATTCCTCCACTCATCCGTAACAAAGCGATCCAATTCTTTGTTAGTAAAACCGGAAGCGCCGCCCTTCCATTTCTCAGTGTGGGAGTTGGCATCGCTGTTGCTAAGCTCTGCCATTACTTCCCAGGAGTGGAGGCCCTCATCGACCAGAAGGCCGTTGTTGCCGTGATCTGGGGGATTATCATGGCGGGAGCAAACTACGCTACAAATCACTGGCTGACAAAAGACGCCAAAGTGATTCAGGAATCCTTGGTCAAATTGGGAGCTAAACTAGATCTAGACGGCTGGGTCGGTGACGATACCGTAAAAGCCTTTGAGATGAAGACAGGGATCGAAGTTCGAAAGACAGTTGCCGTTGAGCCTAAAGACAACAGCGGTTCTTAGTCTCTGCCTTGCACTCTTCGGATGTGCAGGCATGATTCCAGTCATACATGTCAGCACTCTACCCGAGCAGATTGCGGAGAACATTCGAAAGAATGATCCCCCAAAGCAGGAGCTATATGATCTGTATCATTTACCTCACTCTGCTAAGCCGGTAATCTCTGTCTCTGTTGAGTCGGTAAGCGACCAAAGAAAATCATTGTCAGGGGTGGAGGGTTGGGTGTATATCAAGGGGACTTGGTAATATAATTCTATGAATCTACGACAACTCAACCCTGAAGATCTAAAGGTTCGCCAGAGATTTCTAAAATCTTGTAATTTTGATTGTGGAAAAATAGACGGAGTATACGGCCCTTGGACACAAAAGGCTGAGGATGCCTATCAGGAGTCCAATACACACATCGATCAAGTCAAGAGCGTGCAGACGTTCCTTAACAAACACGGCGCCAAGCTAGACGTGGATGGAGTTTACGGAGAGGCCACCCGAGCCGCTGAGCAAAAGTATCAGGACCTCCTCAAGGATACCGACAGTAGTCCCCCCGCTGTCACAGTTGCTGGAGACGATAGATCAAAGATCATCCAGGTCGCCAAGTCCCTTATTGGAACTCGCGAGTTGACTGGAAGAAACGACGGAGTAACAGTTGATGCTATCCTTGACTCGTGCGGACTGAAGGGGACAAAAAACCCATACTGTGCCTGCTTCGTGGTTTACTGCGGAGACATGGCCCTAGGACGGAAGAGTAATCCGTATCCTCGAAGCGCCTGGTCTCCCGATATGGTTAAAAAGCCGACCTGGAAGCAGGGTCTCGGAGGCAAAACTCCACAGCCAGCAGACACATTCGGGCTATACTTTGCCAAGCAAGGTAGAGTTGCACATACCGGACTTATCTGTGAGTGGCCAGAAAAAGAGAAGTACTGTACAACCTTAGAGGGAAATACAGGTGCAACCGGATCTGTTGGAGAGGCTGACCGTAATGGTGATGGTGTGTATCTTAAGCGTCGTAATAAAACGGACATCTACGCTGTCCAAAACTGGATTGAATAATCATGGAATTGCCCTCTCGCTCTTCTGACGGAGATCTCGTCAGACAACACCTAATGAGTCTCGGTGCCAAAATTATGACACCGGAGGCAGTAAAGGATCATATGGCAACGGCCTTCGGTGGTGAAGTCGCCTCGTCAGTTCCTGCCGCATCCACAGCTGCACCTTTTATTCTGAGAGCTGATCCCCTAGTTATCAATCCAGGTAAAAAGTCCAAAAGCAAAGCCAGATCAGTGGTTACTGCAGACGGAGCACCTGGACCAACTCTTCTTGTCGAGTATATTGCCAAACTAGATAATGGGGTTCCAATCAGAATTCCAGAGTACGCACACTTAGTTAAAGTTGACGGAGAGACGCTGCTGCTTGGATTTCCAATCTCAAACAAGAGCCGTCTCAAGCCGCTGCGATCAGCGCAGATTGAGATTCAAACTAAAGACAAACAAATGAACTGCTACTGCACGGGTATCCATGTTGATATCCCTGAGTGGGGCATCAGTCTCAGCGTTTACCTAATCCTACCTAATGTATAATTCACCAACCCAAGACCCGTCACAATCACCACTAAGCTCGATGTCCTCGGCAGCTCTATCAGCTGATTACGATAGTAGAGATAGTCTGTTTGGTGGTGAAAACGAACAAACCTATTCGGGACCAGCTGCCTCCGTTCTCACGCCTCCGATTGATCCAGTATTAGAAGTCGATGATCAGGATGCTCAGTTTAAAACCGAGTCTCTACGGCCACTACTGTGAACAAGACCGGATCTATAACAGAGGGGTCACCTTGTGCATACTGCGGAAGACCAAGTTACCTCATCAGTAACGGAACTCCAATATGTGAAATGCACACTCAAAGATTAGAGCGGCCAGTCACTCAGCCACAGGCTATCGACAAAGTGGCCGAATTGCTGAGTACAACCGACAAATGATTCTGGACAGAAGCTAGTTCACTGGCTACCGTCCTGCTCCTATGGCTAACCTCGATATTTTCAATCAGAGCGACCTTACGACTCCCCGTGGAAGATTTGCTTCACCGTGGAGCGATCTGGCTCAACAGTATGCTCCGAGAACTTGGTTAGACGCCATCAAACTCGCCGAGTTTCTGTATATTAACAACTCAACATGGCGCAAGGCCAGTGAGCGAATTGTTGCCTATTTCATCACCAAGATAAAGCTCTCAGGTCAATCTGATGGAGAGCTCGAGAAGTTTCGTCCTCTCATAGAGAGAAAGTTTGGCATCCTAAATCATCTTCGGGAGATGGGAAATGACTATATGGCGACTGGAAACAGTATCGCTCAGATCATCCCCAGCTTCATCCGTGGACTTAAGTGCACGAATTGCAAGAGTAACGGACACGACACTTTGGTCAACATACTTAAGTGTGACTTCGAGTTTCGAATTGGCGACCTTAGCTTCTACACTACATGCAATAAGTGTAAGCGGACTTGTCGCCATATGGTTCATGATTATCCAGATCCGAACCCAGAAAACATTAAGCTGGTTCGTAGAGACGTAAAGTCCATTACGATCGAGCATAACCCTGAGCGCGGTATGAGCAACTACTGGATGGACATTGATAATCTGATAGCCTCAAGGATCAGAAACAACGACAAGTTTCTTATAGCCACTACGCCCTGGAGTATCATTCAGGCAATTGCTCGCAATCAGAGATACAAGCTAAATCCAGAATACACCTTTCATCTAAAGGAAAGCTCCATTGCTGGACTTAAGCTGTATGGCTGGGGAATTCCATCCATTCTCTCTGCCTTCAAGGATTTCTTCCGAGTTCAAATTCTCCGTCGTTATGATGAGACTTTGATGATGGATTATATTGTTCCCATTCGAATTATCAGCCCAGCTAGGGGTGGTGGCTCCTCGGATGGTAGCTCCATGATGGAGATGGCCAACATGAATTCGTTTCGTACCTCCATGGAGGGAGCGATCACAAACCATCGTCGTGATGGAGCTGATTGGAACATCTTTCCTTTCCCAGTAGAATACCAGCCAATCGGCGGTGAGGGTCAGTCGCTGTCTCCAAGAGAGATGATCGCTGGCGAAGAGGATCGCCTGCTCAATGCTCGTGGTATTCCTCCGCAGCTTTACAGAGGAGATCTTCTACTTCAAACTGCTCCAACCGCCGTTCGTTTGTTTGAACGTGGATGGCAGCCGCTGGTGGACGGACTGAGTGAAGCCGCTCAGTGGATGGTTACAGTCATCGCCAAGCAAATCAAGAGTGGTGATATTGAGTGCGAGATGTCTAGCGTCACGCTGGTAGATGACCTACAGAAGGAGAGCCTGCGTATACAGCTCATGCAGGCCCAGATCCTCAGCAAGGAGACTGGACTTGAGGGGATGAATATTGATCCCAAGAATGAGCGTAGGCGCATCATTGAAGAGCAGAAGTCTGATCAGAGATCACAGCAGAGGGCTCAGCAGGATCTCGAAATGGAAAACATGAACTTAGATACCCCAGAGGCCGATGCCCAGGGCAGTCCCGGTGGTGGATCTACCCCTATGGATATTCAAGGTCAGGGCGAATCTATGGCTCAACAGCTTCTAGATCCAAGTGTTCCAGAGACATCTCGTCGTCAGCAGCTTACGGCTCTACGACAGAGCAACTCAACACTGCATGCCGTAGTCATCAAGGAAATGGATAGACTTCGTAATCAGGCTGGAACGGCCGGTGCTGCAGCGGCCATGCCTCAGGTTATTCAGCTAGCCCAACAGGCTCAGCAGGAGGCTGGACCGGTTCCAACTCCGGATGCCGCTCAGGGTTCAGGTCAAGATATGTCTAAACAAGCATCACATAACATCATTACGCCAGACCTCAAGGATGGCGATCAACTAGTTGACAGCGCCGTTACCTTTAGTAAGACGGCCGGATATTTTCCGACAGAAATCCACATCACTCGAGCCGATGAATTCGGACTGATCAAATGGGGAGCTCAGAATCTCGGAATCTCTCTCGATCAAATGGGCGATATCCGTCGCACAGGAACTTTGACCAACACAGTAAAAGAGATCCTGGGTATGAAGCTAGTCTTCAACGCCAAGGAAACAACCTTCGAGTAAACAACCAAATACCATGCAAGCATTCATTAATATCAATACTCAGCGAGACAATGTAACGGGATCGCTCATCTTCGAACCAGCCAGAAATACTGACGGGGCCGACCATGAGATTGTCCGAAAGGCCTATGATCGTCTAGTTGAGGATCTTTCTAGTTATTATGCCCGCGTTAAGACTGTAACATCAGGCTCAGAAGCGGGCTCAGAAACCTCGACTAAGTCTGCAGATCAAAAGCCTGCTCGAGTTGAACCTCCAGCAGAACATCATGAGCCCACTGAAGTCTTTGCTTCTATCTTTGGCGCTCCAACTTCGAATGTGTCTGACAACCTAGTAGCTCAGGTTCAGATCGCTCCAGTTGTCGCTGAGGCCGCAGAGGTTCCTAAGCTTCCCATTGGAGGCGGATCATCTGCAGCTAATTCAAGAATTGAGAAGGCTAAGGCGTCAGCCAAGATCCCTACTGCCCCAGCAATCTCCGTTCAAGGAGCCAAGACCAACACGCCCGATCACCAGGCTATTTCGGTAAATCTTACAGGTCAATAATTCAGCTAAAGTTTAGTCTTTCGTAGAAGGGTGGGATCAGATATTCTCTTTCAAATGAATACTTCTGATCCCAACTTTTCTTTGGCATTGATATCTAAGGTTGCTAGCGCTAAATCCATCTCACTGAGTAAGGATGACGCTCCAGCCATTATCACTGGTTTTATAGAGTACCTCCAGAAAGAGGCTGGCTGCTCTGAAGGAGAAGCCCTCGGAACAATCCTGTGGTTTGCTGAGCTGGGCGGTATGCCCAAGACCGCCGCACCAGATACTGTGGTGGTAGCTCCAACTCCAGCCCCCGCTTCCGCTCCAGAGTCCGATCCGATTGAATTTAAGGATTCACCTTGGGGGAAGAAATTTATTGCGGAAGCTGACAGACGACAGGCTCAGATCAGTGCCGGAATGGAAGGTGCCGTCACTAAGGCGCTTGATCCAAAGGTTGTAATTAGTAAGTCCCTCGAGGGCTATCCACAGATCCAGGGTGTAGCTAATAAGATCATGGGTGGAGACTTTGGCGGTGGAATGTCTGATGCCTACAAAGGTCTCGCTAGCAATCCGACCGTCAGATCGTTGGCTCCATACGCACTTGCTGGAATTGGTTCATACCTTGCCAGCAGAGCTATGGGCGCAGACAAGTCAACAGCCGCCCTTACTGGACTAGCTGGTGGAGCTCTTCTCGGGTACGGCTACAATAACAGGGATCAACTTATACCAGCCGTGCGAGCTAAGCCGGTCCCTCCTAACGTCGACGACCGTGATGCCGCTGCTGCTGCTGCCGCTGCCGCTGCTACTGAAACCGCCATTGCTGATGCTAAGTCTTCCGCTAGTGTAGAGGCCGCTCGAGAACAGACTAGGGAAGCCAATCGGGTCGATCCGCCCTCTAGAAAGTAAATCGTCCATATGACCGGTGGCAGCGTCGTCAGCATTACGCCAGGTGACGGGTTCATTGCCCTCGATGTCGCTGACGAAAACGCCACCCAGACGACATTAAAGATTGCTCGTACAAACTACGTAACAAGAATTGGGGACTACATCTCCTGGAATGATAAGACTGCCTTTTGGCACTCACAGCAACTGCCTGAGAAAGAGGTCATGCTGCCGATCTTCATTCCAGAACTAATCCTTGAAATCAAATGAGTTTAGCCTTACTCAAGACAGCTATTGTGGAACAAGGAGTCCAGAGGCTTTCGCATTCCGGTATCCCTACGTATGGAGCCCAGAAAGGGCAGCCGCGCTGGAGGTATGCTGTGGTCGGAGAGGAGGAAGGAGACAAAATTCTAAGATTGTCCACTGGTGACAAGATCATGCAGTGGAAACTCAACAGCGCAGAGGATGCAACTCGCATCGAAGATCTCGCTGATAAGAAGCTAGAGGACGGACCAGTCCACGCCTCAGGTGCTGCTCAGGTTCACAAGAGCAGCCCATCGCTAATCCATGCCACCATGCAGGATGGCAGAGTGGGTTCCACCTTCAGTCTAACTAAGCAGCAGGGAGACAACTGGAAGATTCAGCACAAGCCAGGCAAAGAGCCACTTCAGAACACAGCGCTTCAGTTTGTACGGGCGTTCAAGGAGAAGACTGCAGCCCTTCAAGGTAGCAGTCAGCGTGCATATTCAGGTGTCCTGAGTAAGGTTGCCGAACTCAGTAAGGTGATGTCTGAGTGCCCAGTGTGCGGCAAGATCTTTGACACTGGAATGCTCAGCGACAACCCTGAGAAGGTCAGGGATAAGAAGTGCCCCAAGTGCAAGGGTGAATCCAAACTCGAGCGTACCCTTGACGAGAAGACAAAAGACATGGGTAAGGTCGCCATCATTGAAAAAATAGATGGGGAGTACGTACTCTGGACCAAAGACAGATCCAAGCGACTGGGGACACACAAGACTCGCCTCGGTGCGATCAAGCAGGAGTATGCGATTCAGAAATCTCAAGAGTCGGAGAGTAAGCTTGCCCACCTACTGGCTCACTACTCTCGAGCCGAGCATAAAGAATTGCGCCCACTGAGTTACGACGAACTGGTAACAGATCGCACGAGCGGTAGATGGAAAGACAAGCCAGAGATGGCCCAGCAGTATGTGGCAGACAGAAGGCGCTTCGAGAGTGCACTGCACAAGCGACTTGCTGCTAAGAACATGCCCATCGACAGAGGGCAATCCTTTCTGTATTCGACCATTGATGGCAAAGAAGGCTTTGGACAATCAGGTCAGTACAAACATGTAACTCCTCTAGATGAGGACACAATCAATCGGTCATTCTTTGACGTTGTCGGTGCCGGTAAGGGAAGAACCACCCTAGGACTAAAGGGACTTCAGCTTGCCCTAAAGAGGTGGGATGCAGCCAAAGCCTCAAATAGCCTTACAGAATCTGAGTATATGGGTATGAAGATTAAACCACGCATCGAAGTGATCACGCCAAAAACAATCATTCCAGAGAAGATCGAAAAGTTCATGACCAACAAACCAGCTCAGAAAACTGGCAGCCTTAATTCTTTTATATCCAAGCTGGCGAATGACTCGGAAAAGCGATTCAAAAAGGTCATCACTAATCCGGATACAGGAAGAAAAAAAACTGTTGAGTATGGTCAGGCAGGGAAAGCTTCGGACGGAGGCGACCGCATTCGTCCAGGCACATCTAAGGGGGACGCCTACTGCGCTCGCAGCGCAAAGATCAAAGGGGATTGGGCGTCTGACCCCAATAGCCCAAACAGACTGTCCCGACGTAAATGGAAGTGCCGTGGATCAAAATCAGTTGTCAAATCTGCAAACGCAGATGCAGCAATTCCGGAGACGACGGAGCGACTAGAGACGGCTGGCGGCAAGGCCTCTGTTAAGGTGCGCAACTGGCTTAATACACAGCTCAAGGCGGGAAACAAAATTGAACGTTACACCGCCGCCCTTAAAAATATGGGCAAGAAAAATCTTGATCCAGAGATCGACAATGACCTAACGCAACTGCTGTTTGAGTCTGGCGTAGAAGATGCGCCGCTATCCTTTGAGGGCCAGGCTTACGACGATTTCTGGCAAGATTTTAATGAAGCCTATACCGCCCCTTTAGACGTTGCATCTTCCAGAGTAAAGGCATCACCATCAGGGGCGCAGAAGTTAAGCATATTCCACAAGAAAGCTAAACTCGACTCACCAAGGTGTAAGACTCCCAATCTCAACAAGTTAGCTGACTTTACCTTCGATGACTTTACTAGCCCACTTACTGACCCAAATCCAATCAAAGCCACAGCTACTGCTGCAGTGGTCGGAGCGGGTTTAGGAGCTGGAATGCATTACTTTCAAAAACTGAAGCGCATCCTGGCAGGAGAAGAGGAGCCAGATAACGAGCCAAGCCTCCTAAGTCACATTGGACGAGGAGCTGCCGCTGGCGCTGGAACCTCACTAGCGTGGAGAGGCGTTAATGAACTCCTTGGTGGACAGCGGCAGCGTTATTATGATCAGCCGGTAAAGAGAGCGTCTCTAAATCGATCGGAAATCATTGCCAGGATCATGAGTGATTATTCCCTTTCCGACCGCGAGCGGTCACTCCTGATTGCTATGGTTGAAGAGGCGTCCCAGAGTGGTCTCAGCCTGTCTCCTGCTACCCTCAGTAATGCTGGGCTCGGAGCCCTAGCTGGATGGATTGCGTCTAAGATGGGAGGCTTTGGAGGTACGGGTCAATTAGTTGGTGCTGGACTAGGAGCCGGTATTGGAGCAATGTTTACTAATCCCAGTTCCGCAGAATATTACAGAGGATACACCACCTACTAATGAACCCAAATAGATTTGATCGCGACCACGGAGACGAGGTTCCTGATTCCACTCCCCGAACCGACACTGCTAATAAAAAAGCAAAAATCCTTGAAACTGAGTCTGAAGCCATCTGGCACGATCTGAGTCATCGTCCGTCTTTTATCTGTTCCCCTCCTCTTGATTTCTTTATTATGCCACTATGAGTACTCTTTCCCTTTCCGAATCCCGTCAAGCAGTCCGCATTGGAGTAGCCCGCGCTATGAGTGAAGCCGGTTTTATTCCATCTGAGGCTGAAGTCAAACTGGCATCTTCCATCCTTAACAAGACGGCTGGTGTACTCGAATTCCTGGAGAAGGTCGTTACCACCGTTCCACCCTATGCTGTCCTGGCTAGTGCGGGTATTGGCGCCTATGCTGGGCATCTTCATCACGCCGCTGATAAAGCGTTCTCTGGAGAGGACGATCCTGAGATCAACACTATCAAGAAAAAGACTGACGCTTATCGCAAGATGACAGCTGATCTGGCTCAGACAGAAGCTGCTACGCAACCGATCGTCACATAATTATGTCAGAACCATATCAAGCAGAGATGTTTGAGGATTCAGCAGTTCTTTCACCAGAACTGATTAACGACCTCGCAGTCTTGACGGGAGGATCAGGGAATTTTGGGGCCGCACTGCCTAGCGCCGCTAAGACCGGGCAAGAACGATTCCTGGAGGAAAGATCCAGGTCTACAGAGAAGACTGGCTTTAAAATCATCAAGCCAACCATCCTGGTCATGGACCTTGCTACTGAAGCTGGAAGGCAACAGTACGAAAGTATCATTCAGGACGTGATGCCTCTGGCAATGGCCGATCCAAAAAGTTGGAGATTCAGTGAAGCCTCAAGTCCGGTAATCGCTGATCCATCCTCAGATGCAGGGTACAGGATTATCGTTACTATTCGATACTGGCAACAAGAAGAGTATAAAATTCCTGGAAATCACGGATTCACAGTGATTGACGCTGGTGCAAAGTCCACATAGAATAGAATAATGATCGAGAAACAAGCCGGTGGTATCTATGATAGTGTCGCTGATCCCGTAGTTAAGGCATTGAAACAGTACGGACCTGAAGCTCTGGCCATGGGCGGAGCTGGAGCTGGTCTGGCTTATCTTGCGTCAAGAGTTGCCCAACACAGGGCTGACGTTCGTAAGCGTGAGAGGGCAGAAGCTGGTAGTAGTGATATTTTAATTGTTAATATTCCTCAGGCGCAAAAAACAGCGGCGTTTAGCATGAATGCGCTTCGTGCTTTGGTCAATAATTACGGAAGACAAGCTCGTGCGGCGGTAACTCAAGCCGCCCGCCAGACAGGAATGGGAGTTCAGAGTGCCATTACCTCCGCCGGGCAGAATATCTATGGGGCTGGGCTTGCAACGGCAGGTGCAACGGCAAGGCATATGCAAAGAAATCCATACAAGTACTCACTCGGTGTAACCGCCGTGGCGGGCAATGAGATCGGTAATAAATACTTTGGAACTCCTGATTATATCGCTCAAGCGAATGATGCCGCCAAGGAGTACGAACGTAAGGCTTTAGATGCCGCCACGCATGTCGTGCAGAGTGCCCCTGAGACTTATAAGAACGTCAAGGAGTCCGTTGCTAAGGCTTTTGCACAACCTTCGAATCCGAAACCCGAGGGCAATCCGGGAGGAGTACTAATGGCACCAGCCCTGTGGCTCGGATCTTCCATCATAGGTTCTACGCTGGGATTCGGAGCGGTCAATGACTACCTCCGTAGCAAACAAAAGGTGGAAGAGGGCGCTAAGCTGGAAAGGGCAAAGGCTGAGTACTCACGCCTGCTAGGGCGATCACTAGTTGGACCAAAGACGGCTGCGATGGCTGAATGGCCGACAGTTGAGGGCTACGTCACTGGAGTAGCAGAACAATTTTGTGCAATGGACAAATCGGCTGTGCCGGACAACATCAGTCCAGCTGGATGGGTAATTGGAGGAACGGGAATGCTTGCCATGATTGCTGGCATCATAGGTCACAACTATGTTTACAATCGTGAGACCGCAGCGGACGAGGCGCTCAAAGATAGTCGCATCAAGCCGCCAAGATCTATCAGACTAGTTTCAACTCCAGTGCCAAACGAGGAGCCCCAGAAGCTGGCTAATGTCCAAGCTGAAGTTTTAGATTTCATCATCAAGGGCGCTGGTATCGTCGAGATAATTGAACAGGGCATAATTGGTCTAAAGGAGGACGATGACAAAGACCGAGATACCAAAAAGAACGAGTCAGCCAAAGCCCACTCTGAGCAGATCGATAGTAATACTATTATTATTCATACACCAAATGGAGATATTGAGGTGAATGCCAACGATCCCAGAGCTAGAGAGATTATGCTCAAGAAAAAGAAACAACTAACCAATGCCATGGCTGGAGCAGTAGCAATTTCGGAATAGTTTCTGTTGATGTAAGTAACTAACGCCGTTTTAATTCCCTCCCAAATGAGCTGCTATCACCCATCAAGTCAGCAGCCCACGGCCATCGTGGGATCGCTACCTGGTGCTTGGAATCGTAAAGTCGAATCCATTATGTAGTAGGTTAAGAAAAGCAGTTTGCTTCTTGACCCAATCAGCCCACCAGCTAGATTGGGTTTTTCTTTTTGGAGGAGCAAGTACTCCGTGTAATCTTTGAAATTTCAGCGGTCCAGCTATAATTAGTCCGACCGACGCCAATTAAATAACGTGCTGCTACAGCAAATTGACTGTAGCAGCTATTCATACGTGTACGAGCCAGCTAGCGACGGCACCTGATTTGGGGTCAGGAATAGCAGAGTGCAATCCTCTGGTACACGACCATTTTAATCGGAGTGTAGCTTAGCTTGGTAGAGCGCCTGGTTTGGGACCAGGAGGTCGCAGGTTCGAATCCTGTCACTCCGATCTTTTATTAGGTACTTACTTTCAAAGGGGGAGTCCTAGTTCAAGATCATCAATCCCTAATTTCATGCCGGAGTACCCAAGTAGTCAACGGGACCAGTTTTGTAAACTGACGACGAAAGTCTCCGCAGGTGCAAATCCTGTCTCCGGCTCCACTCAATAACCAATTCAAACATGAATCAAGAAAACGACCCCTCAATAGCATGGCAGCCACACGGGTCATTGAGAAGACTTAGAACTCACAGCATCAAGGTCTGTCAGCCAGGACCATGCTGTGTGCACAGCCCCAGCGACCATCACATGAAGGACTGGCCACAGAACTACCGAGATGACACTGGAGTAACAGAGAGAATTTGTGAGCACGGAGTGGGACATCCCGATCCAGATCAGCCCTGGCCTGATAATGACCACAGATGGGTTCACGGATGTGATCTCTGTTGCATACCTGGATGAATGCTTGTTAAAATATTCTTGCGCATATCTAGAGTGGCTAGAGCTAGGACGTCACAGCCTATTTATGCCAAAACAAACAAAATGAACCTCAAATACATAGCTATCGCAGCAGTAAATAGATTCCTCTCCGACAATAGAGGAATCAAAAACGAACTGCTTAAGCCTGCGGTCCTACGATCGATGGAGGCAATCATTGAAGATGCCTGCATGAAAACCATCAAGCTCAAGGATCTAGAGGCAGCAAGATCGGATCCAAATCAAACTGAGGCTATTGGAGCAGAGATATAAACAGTATGAGCCAATCGCTAGGCATTGGTAAGCCCATTACTGTCCCACAAGTAAGGGATGCAATTCATGTATCAATTGCTCCGATTGTCACTCTGGCCTGCCACCACTGAAAGTCGTCTCCATGGCGTCGCGGGGCATCCCGCTTAGGTGAATGGCGGGCCTAATTACCACTCCAAGTAATCATTATGGACAACCCATTAAAAGAAACTCTAGCCCGCCTGGATCAACTCCTAGACGACTGCCTCAATGCCAAGGATCAAACAACCCTCTGCATTGACTTCGGCATTATCTTAGGAACCTTAACAACGTTGATAGAGCTCAATGTCGTCAAAGCCAGTGTCGTCCAGAACTACAACGATCAGATAGAACATCTCATCGGACTTTATCACCTAGGAGTGATCCTGGAAAATGATGATTAAACGATTGCCTGTCAGCGGGCTCCAGTAGCTGAATACGGCCAACGTCGAGTTCGTTGGAGTCTTGCCCCGTACTCGACGGTGCACATTTTCAGACCCGCCGCGCCTCTGCTTGCATGCGTAATTCGGTGGGTTTTCTAACTGCGGAGTAGTGTCAAGGTAACACGCTCGTCTTGTAAGACAGAACTCCCCGTTTCAATTACGGCCTCCGCACTCAATTTTAGGAAGATAAATCAGACAAGCGATACTGACTCTGCTTTGAAACCAGATGGGGCCTCCGGGCCTGGGGTGCAACTCCTCTGTCTTCCGTTTTTTCAGTAATTTCTTCTCCCCAAAACAAGCCAACAAACTAGCAATGAAAACTAAAGTATCAAAAGATTCTAAGCCTGAAACCAAGTCCAGCCTGCCGAGGGGATTTGCCGATCGCAATAAGCTATTCAAGGCCGCCACTGCCGCCGAGAAGCGCGTAATGATTGCCAAGGACGTTCTTGCTCATCTCAAGAAAGGCAAAATCATGGCCTTACAAGGAAACTGGGCAGAGATCAGGGTGGCGGAGTGTCTCGATGGAAACGAACAGCTCTGCTCAGTAATCGCAAATAAGTATACCACCTGCGAGTGCTGTGCCTTGGGAGCGCTTATGATCGCAGAGATCGGCATCAACGATAAGTTGAAGGTCAAGGAGGCTTTCTATGATAGCGACTACTGTGTCGGTCTGTCTCACAAAAAAAACTGGCCAAAAAAACTAATCACGGAAAAAACGGACTTTAGGGGTTGTTCTTATCAGGGTGATCGACTGAGTAAGTACTTCAGCGAACAACAGCTCAGATGCATTGAGGCTGCCTTCGAAAGCGGCGGCGGCTACTACCCCATAAGTAGTATCAATAACTGCGCCGCAGCAAAAAATGTGAAGTCGTTCGCTGACCGGGTGATAAAGAAGTCTTGTGGATCCAGTAAGAAGTGGCACAGCTATTCTAATGGAAAAGAACATCTCGTTCTAGTAGCCATTATGAAAAATATTGTGAAGAACAAAGGCACTTTTGTACCTTAAGAATTTAGAATTGCTCAGTTAAGATATCAGCTCATGGGCCGTTTAATGCAGCAGGGGCCCTTGAAGTTGTGAGCATCACAGTACCGGAGAGTTACTGGAGCAAGCCTCACTTCAGTTAGTAATTTGCCTAAATAAGTTCTATCTTATGAGGCGATCATCATAAGAAGACAAATCCTTAGATCGCCAAGAGAAAACAAATACAATGAAAGAAACCCTACTAAATGTACTTAAAGCCTTGATGTCCCTGCTCAAAGCAGAGCCAAATCAAGTGGCTGAGCTAGCTAACGCTCAACAGGCCATTGCAAACGCCAAGGCTGAGACTGCTGCCGCCCTCGCAGAGGTCGCTAACGCACAGGGAAGAGTCTCTGTGAGCGCTATTGAAGCAGGTGCTGCCAAATCAGCACTGGCAGATGCACAGGCCGCTAACGTGCTCAATGACCCAGAGGTTGCTGCGCTCCTTGATGAGGTGTCATTGGCCCTTGCCGCGATCAGCCCAAGTGGCGGATTGGTTGTGACTAACGCTGCGACTCTGATTGCGACCACAGTTACTGACACTACGCCCACCTCAGTGGCTGGCAGTACGACTGAAGTGCTCGTCGAAACTCCCGTCGAAGTTTCCGAAGCCTAAAGTGAATTCCGCTGATAGACCGGAAAAAGTCTATCACTATTTTTTTATACTTGTTTGATAAACAAGCCCCATAGAGCTTGATGAGACTCAACACAATGATGTTCCTCAGGACTGTTTTCTATAACGGTTTTCTGGATATTCGAACGCCACCTCGCCAAGCAGGCACCGAAGGCGTTGGATGCGTTGAAGTAATGCTGTGCATGGAGGATACTAAAGGCGTGAGGCGTAAGCCTTAGACGAGCCTAAGTCACAAGGTCTCCACGTCGCTGTTCAGCCAGCTATGTTCGACGTTAACAACTAAAGCTGCTCGTGTGCCAGTAGTTTGTGTGTGGGTGCTGGCCCGTATAAGAAACACTCCTTTGTAGGTGAGCTTGAGAGTCCGTAGCCTATGAAGATAAAGCAACTCGTCCGCATCCCGGCCTGCGTAATGACCGGCTTCTTTATGGCCCGAATGTATAGGTCAACCCACTAGGAATTTACAGCAAATATAAATACCAAAAATAAATATGACCAAGCTTGATGAGCTGATTGCTAAAGTGCCACCGATGCCGTGGAGAAAGATTGAGGATGTTCCATATACGGACTACTATGCTCCCGGCGCTGTGTTCACCCAAGATGGAACTATCCGTATCCTGACCCCACACGGGTACTTTGGACAAAGAGGTCCTATCGCCGACCTGGTTCTCCATGCGCTCAAAATGTTACCGAGGATGAGGGAGGCGCTGGAGGAAATGACAGGTGCAATGCAGGCTATGTGGGAGGAGCTCCCGGATGACGCCACTGAGGAACAGGAGATGAGGTTTAACGGTCTCAGTGCTGCACAGCACGTTCTCGCCGAGGTCACCGCATGCCCGGAAGGCGTGGAGGTGGAGATCATTGATCACGATGATCTGGATCGAGAGCCGCAGTCTCACGGCCCGCTATGCGCCTCCCGAGCGTGCGGCGAATGCACCTGCGGGGAATTCGAGAGGATGGAGGCCATCGCAGACGAGATGGGGGTCGAGCTATGAGTTCATACACCGGCTTCTGCCAGCAAGCGAACGGCGCAGGAACAATCTGGATCGAGACCTTTAAGGCTCCTGATCTCGGCTCCGCCATCAAGAAGGCGCAGAAGCTCTGCGCTGAAGCGTGGTACGACAACAAGGAAGACATCCATGTGCTCGGCATTCTCGCGGGAGATGTCGAAGTGCTGCACTGGGAAGATCTCAACGAAAACTAAGAAAGGAACAGTAATGACCAATCACAACAAAAGCGGAGGAGGGGAAATGAGCCTGCTGCATGAGGCTGTTGAGTCCGGCGTATGCCCGAGCTGCGAGACCCCGCAGCCCGGCATCGCAGAGCAGTACAGCTACGGCGTCTATGCCGGAGTGATGTGCGAAGCCTGTGCGATCCGCCGGTTCAATGATGCCTGCGGCCACCGCCCTGAAGGACAGGGTGACTGGCGTGAGCTGGATGAGCCGTACTGGGAGGAGGGCGAATGAGCCTGATCCTAATCCGTAAAGGTGGACTGATCTACGCTCCGTTCGACGGTAGTCCAGACGGACCTCAACTGCTCTGCGATCACAACGAACACGGAGAAGCCGTAGTCCCAAGCGGACCGGGAGAGGACCTCGATATGTGCCTCTACTCGCTACGTAATTGCAGCGAGGAGGCAGGCGATCTCCCGGATGGGACAACAGTAGAACTGGATGGGGTAGTTCTCGGACACTTCGAGAGTTTCCACTTCATCCCAACCAAACAATAATATGACAACACCATCCACACCCAGAGCTGAGCACGAGAAGCGGTGTGCACAGATCGTGGATCAGCTCACGGCAATCATCATGGGCGATACTGGTTACGTAGGCCCCGAGAAGTTCAAGGCGCTGACCCTCCGGCTGGCAGAGCTGCTGGATGACGACAGCCCGGAAGTCCGGCTGCTCGAAGCAGTGGCGGACATCGCCTTCCTGGCGGGGGCGCAGCGGTATCACTCCGGGGACTCCCGCGAGGATGTCGCGCAGTTCATCGCATGGGCGAGGGAGTTCGAGCCCCGCCGGGAAGTCAGCACTGCGGGCGAGGAGACCTATGACGGCCAAGACTACATGACCGCGATCGAGGAGTTCTCGGTCTCGAAGTTCAAAGAGAAAGGTAAATGCGAATGACAACACCATCAACGACTACGATTGACCCGATGGAATACTACCGTAAATTCGGAAGCGACACCGGGATTGGACTGAGTGTGTCCGATAGCCTATGCAACAAAACAAACAAGCGACTGTGCAGCTTGCTTCAAACGCAAGTGCCAGACCGGGGTCGATACGCTTGTGCCTATCTCACTCCAGACGAGATGCGGGACTTGGCTAGTGAACTATTCAATCTGGCTTCGATTATTGAAACCGAAAACTTAGTTTTGGAGAATGTGAAGCCATCAAAGTGGAATCACATGATGGACGTGGCGTTTGGTGTGACAAACTCGCCGCATGAGAATTGGGAGGATGTCCCATACGACGACATTATTGCTGCGTTGGAGAGTCGAGTTCAGAATCTTAAGCATTATAGGGATCAAGGAACTGAGCCATTTGGCTTTTGCGACACCATTGAAGAGGAGGAGGGGAAATGAGCTGGTTTGTCGCAACGATAGCAGCCTGTCCGACCAACTTTACGACGCCCTTTACCGTGGCGATTGAGGGTCGGGATTTGGATCACGCCATAGATCGCCTCTATAAGCTCTACTCAAACGACATCTACTCTGGCCTCGGCCAGAACATGAGTGAGGCAATTCGGGAAACTAGCGACCCTGACGAGATGGAAAATGCACGAAAGCATCCGATGAAGTAGCAACAAAAGAACCAACCCCGGTGCGGGTCCGATCCCTGCACCAACCAAGAAGGATCAATAGACCAAATATGAAATGTATAATTGTGACACCCGCAGGGCGACAGCGTTACCTTGAACTTCTTTTTCAACATCTTATTGCGCAAAAAGATGACTTTGATGAATGGCACCTATGGATAAACACAGCTGTTCAGCCAGACATTGACTACTGCCGCAAGCTTGAGTCCGAAAATACCTGGATTAAATGTGTCATTGTTCCGTCTAGTAATTACACCTCTTTTAATATCTGCAACTTCTTTAAAACCTGTACAGATATCGACACAGTATATATCAGGCTCGATGATGATATAGTATGGTTAGAGCCAGGTTTCGTAAGCTCTATGAAAAGATTTCGGATTGCTAATCCCGATTTTTTCCTTGTGTATGGCAATATAATTAACAATGCAATCACATCTCACCTCCAGCAACGTTTCTTAAATATTACTCTTGATCAAGGAATTGCTGGATACGAGTGTATGGATGATGTCGGGTGGAAGAACCCTGCATTCTCGGAGCACTTGCACAGAAGTTTCATTAGAGACTGTAAACTGGGCAAACACGCGCAGTGGAAATTTTCACCTTGGGTGCTATTTTTTAATGAGCGTATGTCCATTAACTGCATCTCGTGGCTAGGATCTGAGTTCGCTAAGTTTGATGGGGCGGTTGGAATAGACGAAGAAGTGTGGTTATCGATCGACAAGCCGAAGCAGCTACAGAAGCTCAACTGTATACATGGAGGTGCACTCTGTGTCCATTTTAGCTTTTATACCCAACGTGCCCATCTAGATCAAACAAACATTCTCGATGAATACAGATCACTTATCTGACCTAGAACGGCTCGAAAAACTGTTAAATAGATACTATACTTTGACTCTCCCCGAAAGCTCAGCGTCACGCTGCTCACAAACCATTGCGGATGCACTGTCCCACGCGCCTTTGTATTTGATGACATGCTCATTTTGTATTATGGCGTTCATTCGTCC